GGCGCGCGGACGACGAGCTGTTTGGCTACCGCTACTGGACGCCGATCGCCAAGAACGCGACGGCGTACGTCGAAGCCAACGGTGACGAGCACGGCTTCACCGACCAGTGGGACGCCGGAGCGCCGGCGCTCGCCTTTCCCGGCGAGCGCCCCGTCAGGCCGGAGGACGAGCTGGACGACACCGCTGACGATCCCTTCGAGGTCTACGTCTGGCTGCCCGTCGAGCCGTTCACCATCACCGGTTACCGCTTCACACAGCCGTGAGGGCGGGGAGAGAAGGAGAGGAAAGGAGAGGAGAGGAGAGGAAAGGAGAGAAGTGAAGACGACAGCGCTCAGCGGGAACGGGGAACGACTGCTGACGACCGGTCAGGTAGCTCAGCTCTTCGGAGTCAGCGCGGTGACGGTAACGAGGTGGGCCGTAGCCGGAAAAATCAGCGGCACGCGCACACCTGGCGGTCACCGCCGGTTTCGCGAGTCCGAGGTAAGAGCGCTGCGCACCGCGCGCTGGGAGGCGCGACCGTGAACGTTCACCCGGATGACCTGTCCAACTGGTGTCGTGTCGACGTGTGTAGTGAGTGTCACGACGAGTGGTGTCAGCACGACTGTCACGTAGAGGTCCTAGCGGTACCGGCGGAGGTGAGACGAGTCAACTGGCTGCGGTTTGTGCTGCTGTACGTGTGTCTCATAGCCGTGACTATGGTAGCTTACAGGCTCGTCGACTACGCGGTGACGGACACGTTCGAGCTACCGGCACAGCTAGTAACGCTCGTGCTGCTGGTGTTCTACGTCTTTCCCGTGCTAGAGCGCTGGTTTTACCGGGTGGCAGAGAGACAGAGAGGAAGACACGGTGAGTGAGCAGTTTAGTTCGACAGACGTCGAATCGATGATAGGTCCGACTTATCACGTAACACACGCTTGTAGTACGACGGACACGTCACCGGAGCTGCGGACCGAGTGGGCAGCTCGCAGACTGAGCGACGGTGTCACGATCGTAGCCTCGTCTGATGACCAGGCGCGTGAGTTCGTCGCCGCTAGTGAGCGAAGTCAGCGCTGGGTTGTGTCTCACCGCCTAGTCTCTGAGTGGGAGGAGAACGAGAAGTGAGAGCAGCCGCGGTGGCACCGGCGCTGGTCGAGGTCGAGGTGCTCGGTCCGTTGGGTGGTAGTGATGACACTTGCCTGTACTGTCCCTGCCGCTCGGAGGTCTCGTACTGCGGACGCTACGTTTCCGGTCCGCTGGCCGAGGGCGAGTGGGCCGACGCCGAGTGCTGCGACGAGTGCGTCCGCGTCGAGAGCCAGACGGGCTGTCCGTCCTGCGGCTGCCGCTTCGGTCAGGGCTGTAAGCTGTGCGCCGAGAACGGACCGTACGCGTGATTACTCAGCGTCAGCTGCTGCGGTCCAAGCTGCTGCACCTGCTCGCGACGGAGAGACCGTGGGCTCGCCGGCTGCGTCGCCGGCGAGAGAGCGCTGGGCGACGCTGGCTGTCACGAGGGAGCTTTGACTAGGTACAGCGCGAGACAAACGCGAGACAAAACACACCACAAGCACGACACGAGAGGACGAGTGTGTGAGAAAGTTCTGGATCTTCATCTGGATCTGTGCGGGGCTGGCCCTGATCACCTGGCTGAAGTCGGGTCCCGGCTTTGCGATCTTCGACTTTCTAGAGAACCCAGGGAGCGTCGTTCCCAACGTTGAGTTCGACGGCAAGTGAGGTGAGACGGTGAGCTCTACCGTCAAGATCAAGGTCGTCGCCACCACCGTCGTCCTGGCTAGCGTGGGCGCGGTGTGGTACGCGACGTTCGGTGACGGCAGCCTACCCGTCCGGCCGGGAACGACGCCGTCACCCGCCGGTGACGACAACTACGTCCTGTCGGTGACGTGGCAACCGTCGGTCCTGAACACACGTAACCCGGTGCTGATCACCGTCTACGTGGACGGGGTCGCGCTGCCGCGCCGGGTCCGGCACCTGTCTCCCTACGGAGAGACCATGACGGCGGTTCACGGAGCGCGCGTCAAGCTGACGGCGACGACCGGTCACCGCGAGGTGACGAGGCTGGACTGCGTGATACTGCGCAACGGCACCGCGGTGCCGCACGGCGGTCACGACGTAGTCAACGGTCCTGGACTGGTGACGTGCACCGCGTAGCTGTACTCGCGCTGTTGCAGCGGTGTGTTACAGTTTAATCATCATACATAGTAAAGCTAGGGAAAAGAGAGGGAGACGTATGTGGCAGCTAGGTAAGACACGAGGTCTCGTGCTCGTCGCGGTCGGCGTCGTCACGGCGCTCGCGCTCGGTGGATGCGCGTGGTTTGACTCGGAGGTTGATACGTTTCTGAGCCTGATGAGAGGCAGGTCAGCGACGATAGTTACGTACAACGTCTTCGGAAACAAGATCGACTCGATTCACGGCACGGCGATCAACATCAGCCGTGATACAACGTTCGACTCGGTGAACAGCGACGGCACCACCAACAAGGACTCATCTGTCCTGCGGATCTCGGTCGGCAACGCGCACGTGCAGCACGTCGGCTCGACGCTGCTGCTGATCGAGGACGGCGTTATCAACGTAGGTGACCAGCTGCCGAAGACGGTGAGCGTTGAGAGCACCGAGCGCGCGACTCCGTTTCTGAACGACCTGCGTCAGCGGTTCCAGAACCTGTGGCAGGGACGCTCGCGAACCGTGATTGTTAGGTCACAGAACGGCTCACCGATTGCGATTTTCGCCGGTAACCAGGTCGAGTACTTCGCGACCGATGTGCCGAAGAGCACGTTGCTGCGCATCGACGGCAAGTACTTGCTGGTCTACCGCAGTGACTACACGATCTACGACAACGCGCTGTTGCGCTAAGAACTACGGACTAGTAGTTAGGAGTCATGACTAACCGTGAGAAAGCGCTCTACGACAGTCGTACTCGGCGCGCTCGCTACCTTGGTCGCGGCGACACTGGTGTCGGGGTGTCAGGACAACGAGGATCCCGACTACGCGCAGGTCTGTCTCGACGAACGTACCCGAAAACGTATCGAGGATGAGCGGTGTGACGACTCGACGACCGGCGGCACACGCTGGTTCTACGTTCCGCGCGGGACTGTGGTACCGCCCGTCGGTGACGACGTGGACACAAGCCGAGGTAGCTTCACTCGGCCGTCGTCGGGCAGCGTGCACACCGTCTCGCGCGGTGGCTTCGGCGGCCGAAGCGGTACCGGCGGCGGTTCGTAGGCTAGAGTAGAGTACGACTGATTCACGTTCACAGTCACCCGCAGCGCGAGGTCTGCGCCTCTCACGAGGTTCGGACCTCGCGTCGTATACGCGGTGATATGAGTATGATACAATAGTTGAAACGGTAAAAGATTAGGTGAGACGGAGCGAGGAGAGACGAGAGAACGTGATGACAACCAAGACTAAGATCAACACACGAGCTAGTGACAGGACCGACGTCGCGCGAGGAACGCTGTTCGGCGTCGCCTTCGGCGACGCGCTCGGCAAGCCGACGGAGTTCGTCACCAGCTACGAGAAGATCGTCAGAAGCGGTCTGGGAGTGCACTTACCGCTGCCGGAGGCCGTCGTGACGGACGACACCGAGATGACGATCGCCGTGGCGCGTGCCATCCAGGACTTCGACGACCCGTACGTCATCGACGTCGAGGCGCTGCGGGCGCGCTACGTCGAGTGGCGAGCCAACAACGTGTGGGGCCGGGCGGCCGGCGCCACGTGCCTGCGCGGCGCCGAGGCCACGGCTAAGCACCCGCGCTGGTCGTGGCAGGCGTGCACGAGCCCGTTCGCCAAGGGCTGCGGCGCCAACATGCGCGTGGCGGCGATCGGCCTGGTCCCCGAGTGGGACGCCGACGACGTCGCCAACGTGGCGCAGCTGTCCGCCGCGCTGACGCACGGGCACCCGACGGCGCTAGCCGCCGCCGAGCTGACGGCGCTGGCCGTCTGGTACCTGCGCACCGGGGTAACCAACCTAGAGCGGCTGCCGCACGCGCTGGTAGAACGCTGTCGCTCACAGCGGGGCGTCTACCGCAGTGAGTTTCTGGGACGCCTGGCGGACAGGTGGCGCTCCGGCGCCGACCGGCTCGAGACTAGGTACCAGCCGCGGACGGCGCGACGCGCGATGACGATCGGCTGGAACGAGTGTGAGGAGCAGCTGTCGCGCGTCACGCGCGAGCTGCGTCGGTCGGACCAGCACGGGGACGTCTCGCGCCTGATCGGCGCGGGCTGGGTCGCCGAGGAGGCGTTGGCGACGGCGCTGTACGCCGCGGTGCGTTACTCATATGAGCCGCGGTTCGCGCTGCAGCGCGCGGCGCAGACCTCGGGTGACTCGGACTCGCTGGCGGCGATCGCGGGCTCGTTCCTCGGAGCGGCCTACGGTGCTGAGGCGTGGCCCGACCACTGGTACGATCGGATTGAGTACGCCGACGAGCTGACTCGGCTGGCGAAGAGGTGGGACGACGCAGCGTGAGGTGGAGCAGGTGATCATAGGTGAGGTTCCGCGCGGCTGTCGCTGCGCCTGGCAGCCCGAGGCGCGGACGCACGGCGCGGACGTCGTCGTGCGCTGGCAGCGAATCGTCGTCGCTCCGCGGTGTCCGATCCACGCGCCGCAGCACGAGCGGGGACGCGAGACGAGAGAGGAACGGGGAGAGTGGAGTCGTGGTGGTCGTGGCTGTTGACGACGTGGGGCCTGACGGGAATGTGGCTGGCCGGCCGGGGGCTGAAGGTCGGCTGGCTGGTCGCTCTCACGCTGCAGGCGGCCTGGGTTACCTACGGTGTCGTCAAGCGTGAGTGGGGCTTCGTCTGCGGCGGCGCGGCGTACGCCGTCATTCACGCGGTCAACTACGTCAAGTGGTGTCGGCGAGAGCGTGAGAGACGGGCTGAGCTAGCCGGAGAGGAGTGAGGGTGAAACCAAGGATTATATTATGTGACGTAGACGGCACCGTCGCCGACTCGCGTAGGGGACAACCGGGGCGACGCGGGCCGTACGACTGGCACCGCGTCGGGGAGGACGAGCCGATTCAACCGATCGTCGACCTGGTTTGGTTGTTTTTCAGGCTAAACTGGGAGGTCTTCTTCATCTCAGGACGTGACGAGGTGTGTCGCGGCGAGACGCTGCGCTGGCTGCGCCGGCACTTCGGACACGCTTTTCCGGCGCAGGCGCTGCTGCTGCGGCCGCACGGTGACAACCGGCGAGACTCGGTCGTCAAGCGTGAGCTCTACGAGAACTTGATCGAGCCGTACTACGAGGTCGCGTACGTCCTGGACGACCGTAACCAGGTCGTCCAGGAGTGGCGGTCGCTCGGTCTGACGGTCCTACAGGTGGCTGACGGCGACTTCTGACTCGCCGAGGTTAACGCGGAGGCCCGGGTCTCACCCTCGGTGAGGTTTTGGGTCTCTCTGTCTGTGTTTAACACAGCTTAAACGATCTTGGTATGTTTAATGCTAGAAAAAAGACGAGTGAGGAGGACTTACTTGACTTAACTTGAAGGGGTGACTGAGGGTGAAGGTAAGAGTAAACGTGCTGATCGCGGTAACCGCCGTCGTGACGCTCATCGGCGGAACGACGCTGTGGGTCTACGTCGCGGCCGCGCCGGCGCGCTGGAGCGGCACCGGCTCGGGCGTGTGGTTCGTCGCGCTGGTGGTGCTGTACGCCGCGGGTTCGTGGCTGACGCCGTACCGGCGTCTACGTTTACGTCGACGCTGAAGCGAAGAGAGGTAGGAGAGACAGAGCGTGAGAGAGCTGGCCGAACACACCGCAAGCCCGACACACACGGGTAAGGTCGTCGTCTTGCTCGTAGTTATCGTCGCTATCATCGCGGGTGCGTGGTGGTACAAACACAGGGACGGCAAGTGACGGGTGAGAAAGAGACGGAGAGCGAGAGGTTGTGAAGACGTTCATCTCTGAGGAGGACTTTCAGCGGGTCACCGAGCTGCTCGGCCTGCCGGGTGAGACGCTGCGCTTCGCCGTCGGGCCGCGCGTCGAACCGTTTACAGGTGTTAACTCGTCGTGGCAGCTCGAGGCGACGATCGCGGTTCCGGGTGTATATGAAGATCACGAGAACGTTGAGCCCTACGAGGTGCGTGTCGTCTACGTACCGGTGCTACTACCCGGTGACCGGGAGCGCAACGAGACGCGTCGACGCGAGCTCGAGCGACTGTGGCAAGCCGGAAGTAAGCACGTGAAACGACAATAGTTAAGTTTTCTTGCAACGTTAAGCGCTCACCGACGGAGGGTGTTCGAAGTGCCTACCATCGTAGTCGTGTTTCTGCTCGTCGCGTTCTTCGTCCAGCTGTGGGCGATCGAGCTCCAGGGTCAGCCGACCGGCCTGGCGCTGTTCACGTCGGTCACCGCCAAGGTTTGCTTCGCGCTCGCGCTGGTGCTGTGGGCGCTAACGCCCGCCGTGCTCAGCTGACGAGACAGGGTGACACGTGTTGAGAGGTGAAGCGTGAGAGGTGAGACGACAGACGAGTACGCTCAGCGTGTCGGTGACAACTGGACGTACTTCGGTGGCCTGGCGGGTGACCCGGGAATCGTCAGCGACGCGGCGCGCTACTGGGGTGATAAGTACGTCCTCGACGCCGAACGTCTCGATGAGCTCGCTGAGGACGACGGCTGGGAGTGGCACGACGCGGGTTATCACGAGAAGGTCGGTTCGCTCGCCGGTGAGCTAAGATCGAGACGTGAGACCTAAGACGCGCGCTCAGCTGTTCGCCGAGTACGCCGTCCCCGCGGAGGTCAGCTGGCGCGGCGACCCGGTTCGCTGGGCGGAGGAGCGCGCGCGGGTCGAGATCTGGTCCAAGCAGCGTGAGATCCTGCGGGCCGTCACCGAGCACCCGCGAGTGGCGATTCGCTCGGCACACTCAACTGGCAAAACTTTTACCATGGGTTTGTTGACCTGCTGGTGGATCGACACTCACCCCGCCGGCGAGGCGCGAGTCATCACCACGGCGCCGACCTCCAAGCAGGTCGACGCCGTCCTGTGGAACGAGATCAACCAGCACCACTCGCGCCTCAAGCTCGCGGGCCGAACGAACCGGCGCGAGTGGTACATCGGTCAGTTTCTCGCCGCGCTCGGTCGCAAACCGCCGGATCACGTCGAGGCGGCCTTCCAGGGACTGCACGCGCGCTACCTACTGGTCCTACTTGATGAAGCATTTGGTGTGCCCAAGCACCTGTGGGACGAGGCGTCCACGCTGGCCTCGAACGAGAACGCGCGGATGGTCGCCGTCGGCAACCCGGACGGTGACGGAGAGTTTGAGCGGATCTGTCGGCCGGACTCCGGCTGGCACGTCATTCACATCTCTTACCGTGACACGCCGAACTTCACCGGTGAGCTCGTCTCGCCGCGCCTGCGTGAGATGCTGGTCAGCCGCGCCTGGGTCGAGACCTGCCGACTGAGCTGGGGGCAGGAGTCGGCCCTCTTCCAGTCAAAGTGCGAGGGCAACTTCCCGACGGTCGGCAACCCCTGGCAGGTCGTGCCGCTGGACTGGGCGAACGCGTGCCGCTTTCTGGAGCTGGCGGACGACCAGGCGACGCTGACGGAGGCCGGCGTCGACGTCGCGGCCGGCAACGACCGCACGGTGGTAACGATTCGCCGCGGTGATGTGATCCTACACATCCAGTCGTTCACCGACTCGGACCCGGTGCGGACCGTCGGGGCGATAGCGCTGACGCTGCGCGAGTGGAACGTCCAGTGCGTCAAGGTCGACTCGATCGGCGTCGGCTGGGGCGTCTACGGTCACCTGCGTAGCCTGTCTAGCAAGCACAGCTCACCGGGTGACGGACCGACGGCACACGACGCCTCGGTCGTGCCGATCAACGTCGGCACGAGCCCGACCTACGGCAACGGCGAGCGGTTCGTCAACCGGCGCGCCGAGATGTGGTGGGACGTCGGTCGCGAGCGTTGTCGCCAGCTCCGGTGGGACTTCTCGCGGCTGGAACGCGACGTCCAGGGAACGCTGATTCACGAGCTCACGCTGCCTCACTACCAGATCGTCGACGCGCAGGGCAAGCTCAAGGTCGAGCCTAAGAAAAAGATCATCGAGCGCCTCGGCGCCTCACCCGACGTAGCCGAGTCCGTGCTGCTAGCCTTCGTGCCCGCCAGCTGGACGGCCGAGCTCCAGGCCGGCGAGCTGCTGGCCGCTCCGAGCCTGCTGGAGTCCCTCAGCCCGGGCGCCCTGTCGTCGACTAGCGGCGCGGCCGTCGGCGGGCTCTCCGGCGGCTACGGCGGCCCGAACGGCGTCGCTGCCACCAGCGGCGGCAGTCCGTACGGCGACTGGACGGACGGCCGGCGCGGCTGGTAGGTTGGACATACACATACATATGATATAGTGACGTCAGCACGATCCGCTACGTGAGGAGAGACATATGATCATTGAGCTAGACACCGTCGCCGACGGGCACTACGGACCGACGGCGGAGCGAGCCGCGATCGTCATCACCGACGGTTACAACGTGGGCTGGGAGATTGTCACCGAACACGGACCTGGTGGGGGTCACCCTGTCATCCGCTACGAGGGTACCGCGGACGAGCTGCGTCGCATGGTGGCGGAGCACTACGGACCGGACACGGTGGATGACTACTTCGTGTTGTCGCCGGAGGCGCGCTGGGAGCGCGAGGCGCAGGTGCGCTACCTGATCCAGACGACTGGCGCCTACGGTGTCTACGGCGGTGCGCTGGACGCGCTGGTGAGGGCGATCGTCGACGCCTGGGAGACTGATGTCGCGAGTGTGCGGTCGACGCTGATCGAGGTCACCAAGCAGCGTAAGACGGACGCCGCAGCCGCTAAGGTGAAGTGGGCTGACGCTGCTCAGAGCACGTAGGTGACGCAGTGTCACGAACCTGACACAGTATCACGGCACAGCAGTGTGATAAGGAGTTGCTTCTTATCACACTGTTGTGTTATAATTATCGTAGAGGAAAAAACGAGAGTGAAGAGAGAAATAGTGACGAGAGAAGAGGAAAAAATCATGAACATGCGTAACGACCAGCCGCAGTTCGAGGTCGTTGAGCCGCCGTTCCACGAGTGCGGTCACTTTCACTGGAGCAACGAGGCTTGTCCGCAGGAGCCGTGCGGCAGCTGCCTGTGCTGCCGGCCAGGAGACGGTCCGGTCCAGATCTTCATCGACGGACCCAACTACGGCACCATCAACATGTAGGTCGAAACACCCTGAGTGATGAGAGAAGAGGAAAAATTATGAACATACGCAACGACCAGCCCCAGTTCGAGGTCGTGGAGAACTACGAGCCGCCGCGTACCTCATGCGAGGAGTACGGGCACGACTACGTCAACGACGACGGTAAGGTCGAGCGACGCTGCCGCGACTGCGGCGAGGAAATTGTGAGTGACTAGGTCGAAACACCCGCCCATTACCGGGTGTCCAGCCGTTAGGCGGCTGCCGACGAGACCCCAACGTGAGAGGTGACACTGTGACGATACGTAGGTGGTTCGCTGAGCTTCTCGCAGCGCTCGCACGCGTGAAGGTACCCGCAGACAAACAGTGAACAGGGAGAAGAGAGATGTTCTACGTAGCTTGCCGCAACACACAGCACGTTCACACGTCTAACGAGGACGCCGAGACGGGCGCTGAGCTGCTCTTTCCGGTGCCGCTGACCTGCGTTGACTGCGACCTGGCGGCGCACTGGGACGAGGCGATCGGCTGGTACCAGCACGACAACCCTGATGCGGCGGACTGTTTCTCAATCGCGCGCGACGACCGTGCGACGTCCTGTCATACAGGTGACAGCTGGCGGGTTGCGCTCGTTCACGACACTGTGATATGATAGTCGTAGAGGAAAATGAGAACGAGAGGATGATTGAAATGAACAAGCCGAACTTTGAATCGATCCCTGTGGGTGCTCCGTTGTCATCAAGCCTAGTTTTCAGCTGTGTGAAACACGGCGGAGAAACTTACGTCGACTACTATGACGTCGACAACCCACCGAGGTGTAACTGCGGTGACCTACTCGTTCGTGTTCGCAGCGAGAACGGCGTCATCGACAACGTAAGTGATGAGAACCTACCCTGTCCGAACGGTACTCTCGGGTGCTCGTCACTGCACATTTTCGACAACGACGACCCGTGTTCCACGTACTAGAGGCTGAAACGCCGTGAGGCGTCCGCGGGTGAGGCCCGCGCTGAAGATGGCCAGTGGAACATCACACAGAGAAGGAGAACAATGTGTCGAAGCGCTACCTGATCCAAGTCAACGTCGGCGGTACCGAGGACACCGGTCTGAACGGCCAGTGGGAGACGGTTCAGCACCCGGCCGGCGGCGACTGGCTGACCCGCTCACGGGAGACCGCGCTGCGGGACGCGGCGTTCCTGGTCAACCGGGGTGAGACCCGCCAGCTGCGGATCGCCGTCAGCCAACCGGTCTACTCGGTGACCTCGGACGTCGAGCACGGCGCCATCGCTGAGCACGCCGCGCAGCTCAAGATCGTACAGCTCAAGACCGCGGTGTCGGAGGGTTTCTACGGCCTGCGCGTCTCGGCGGACGCCGGCGAAACTTGGGAGACGGTGCAGCACGAGGGCGTCGGTGCCTGGCGGTGCCGCAGCTACGTGACGGCCGAGGCCGAGGCCAAGGAGCTGCTCGACGGCGCGCCCGCCGAGGCGCGGGTGCAGCTGGTTCGCAAGAACGGTGAGTTCGACTACACCTGGACTCGCGACTCGTTCGACTACGAGAGTGACGACGACGACGACGAGGACGAGTACGACGAGGACGATGAGCACGCTGAGGACAGCGCACACGACTAGTACACAGGTCGAAACGGACCGCCGGGAGGCAGGCCCGTCCAGCGGTCAGGCCGCTGCCGACGAGACCACACTTGTTGATACAATTAAGCGTAGAGGCGGGAAGTGAGGAGTGAAAGAGTGAAGATTACCCGTGAGAGGCTCAACAAAATCCTCGACGTCGTCGTTAACACGTTCGGCGTTGACGACAGTGACTACGATGACGTGGTGCGAGAGAACTACTCCGGCCGTGGGATGTACGACCGTGAGTGCGTCGGCTTCGTCGTGGCTCCGCGTGAACAGGCGGCCCTCGGCGCGGCGATTGCGTTAGCCTACGCCGACGAGCCTGAGGACTCACCCGAGCACGGCGGCGCCGCTCGGCTGCTAGCGAACGCGCGGGTCGACAGCGTGGCGTTTGACGTCATCGTGTACTTTCCAGGTGTGACGCTTGAGGAGACCGACGGTGCTGACTGACACTGTGTTGTATAGCGTTAGCCTGGTTGACATCGCGGACACCGCGCGCCGGGTGTACGGTGAGCGGACAGCTGAGATCTTCAATCGGCCGTTGCCGAAGCACGACTACCGGTTTCACGTTGAGTTCTCAGGAAGCGGTTGCGTTACGTTTGGTCGCGATGACACGGCGACGGACGTCGCCGTGTGGCTGGAGCGAGAGGGATACATACGTGCCGAAGCAGAACAAGCCCGCGCCGAAGCTAGGAGCGTTCCGGCGCGACCGCTCGGCGAGGTCGAACACGACGGGAACGTCGAAGAGCGGCTGGATCGCGGGTAAAATTACTCGTGCCCTGTGGGGCAAGCTGACGGGGTGGGATAACCCGGGACGCTAGTCGGTTGCACGTCATACATGATTATGATACGATAGTTTCACCGGGAACGGAGAGGGAGAGAAGCCCGAAGGAGCGCAAGGCCTGTACGTGGAAGCGAGCTGCGTACACCGTCCCGGTTCAAGGCGCGTTCGGCTAGCGGCTAGGCTACTGGGTTCTCAGCCCGGAGACGAGGGTTCGACTCCCTCACGCGCTGCGCGGTTGCATCACCTAAATAATCATGGTAAGATAAAACTCTTACCGACAACTGAATACTCCTGGTGAGGAGATGACGGTGGCAGCACTACGGCCGTGAAACGCAGGCCACCGTTGGCGTGAATGTGCGGCAGGGATCTCACCAGGAAAGCACAACGGAGGCAACTCCAGGTGGGTAGCAGCCCAACGCGGCGGTGCTCGTCACGGTGAGCCTCTCACGGGTTCGTAGCTCTAGCGGTAGAGCGCCGGTTCGGCAGACCGGAGGACGTGGGTTCGACTCCCACCGGATCCACCTAGCGCCTAGGCAGCCGCGCGTCGGCTGAGGCTCACGCTCCGCGAGGGGCGTTCCTAGGTGGGAGGGAAAGCCTGAACGACGCGCACGAGAGACCGGAAGGTGTCGAGGTTGGACTCCCGCTGAGCGGCAACCTACCTGGGTTCGACTCCCAGCGGTTTCACTCCGAGAGCCTGATCAGCTCGAGGGTGCAGTCGGGATCGCGACCTGACTGAGTAGTTAGGTGTATGGGGCACAGGGAAAGCCCGTAGGTGAGTACCAGGGACGGGATCGAAACCCGTGACTACACGCGACGACAACTTAATACAAAGAGCTGCTCTCGCGCGTTAAACCCGCTTTTCACGAGAGTGCCTTTCACGGGTAAGGACGGCTGTGATCCACACATGCATCTGGGGAGCTGTACCTGCGCGCGAGAGCCAGCTCCCGGGAGGGAGAGCGCGGCCTGTAAGCGCGCTCCCCTCCCGGTAAGAAAACAACTACACACGGGACCTTAGCTCAACGGAATGAGTCCGGCGTCTTGGCCGGGGGTAAGTGGGTTCGACTCCCACAGGTTCCACGAGGACGCGTTCTGCCTCGGTTTCTCGACCGACGAGCCTCCCCGTTCACGCGGAACGCGTCCGCTAAGCTAGAAGAGTGAGGAGTAAAGAGTGATGGGTGACAACGCGGAGAAGAGGACGTCGCAGGCGTTTCGACGAACTCCCGACTTCGAGGTCGACACGCGAACGACCGCGGGACTCGTGCGCTACGGCCTGTTTTACGCGGACCTGGCAGCGCTGGTCGCCGGCGGCTGCATGACGGATCACCTGCGCGACGAGCGCGTGGTTCGTGACGCGCACGACATCATCGCGGCGCTCGGCTCAGTTATGACCGCGTTTGAGCTGCTGAAGAGCCGAGCGATCACGCGCGAAGAAGGAGCGAAGAGTGACGGGTGAGGGGCTGCCGCGCGTCGGCCAGCGCTGGATCGACACGCGGTTCAACTGGCTCGTAAGTGACCGTAAGCACGTTTTTACGATCACGTCCGTCTGGAACACCGTCACAGGAGTCAAGTGTGGTGTCACGTGGCACGAGGTCGATGAGACTGACCGCGTGGTTCGTGACTTTGGTCCTGGAGTGATCTTCGTGAGTCACCTGCGAGACTGGTGTCAGCTGCTCGAGGACGCGCGAGCTTGACCAGGTAGAAAACCAGTTTGCACGACCGCTCAACGCGGCGTAGGATAGGATTATCACGAGCACGAGCGAGCACAGCTGAACACGTGGACGTAGCTCAACTGGTAGAGTGCCGGTCTCCAAAACCGGTGGCTGGGGGTTCGAGGCCCTCCGTCCGCGCGAGAAAGTGAGAGGCTCCCCTGCTGCGGGGTAGCGGTTGTGACCCTCGGGTCGTTGAGAACTACACAGTGAACGACGTAGAGAAACGTCGTAAAGGTCAGCACTACGCCGTAGTGCCCTGCGTCCGAACGGAGCTTGCCCAGAGTGGGTAGCAGCTGACCTTTACGTCATAAAGACGTCGTGAGAACGCAGGTCAAGCGCTGGTCACAAGGGGTTAGAGCGCGTTCTCACGACACCGGGTCGTGGGCCAACGGTAGGCCACCTGCTTTGGGAGCAGGTCATCGTGGGGGTTCGAATCCCTCCGACCCGACGGCAGCCAGCGAGAGCGGATACGCGGCCTCGGGGACGTGATCGCAAGTCACGTCGTCTTCCGACTGTGTGCTGGGGGCGAAACTCCGCTCACTACAGCTTCAAAGCTCGGTGAGTCCGATCCGGTGATCTTTATCGCGATGACTCCCGAGCCTCATACCTGAAAGCCACACCGAGACTTAACAGAGTAGGAGAAGTCGAGAGGGTGACGAAGCTCAACCAGATCATCGCGATCGAGAAGGGCGTCAAGGTCAAGGCGGCGTCCGACCTGACGGAGGCGTACCACAAGCTCCAGAAGGCGCCGCTGCTGTCCGGAATCGCGCGCAGCTACCGGCCGCGTGACGAGGAGGGAGAGCAGCTGCCCTCCGAGGCGACCCGCGTGCAGCTGCGCGTCGGCCAGGTGATCGGCGACGTTCGTGAGTCGCTGACGCGGCTGTTCGACGTCGTGGCCACCAAGGACGAGACGAACACTAAGGCACGCGCCGACGTGATCGTCGACGGCGTTGTACTAGCCAAGCAGGTTCCAGCTACCTACCTTCTCTTCCTGGAGAAGCAGCTGATCGACCTGGCGACGTTCGCACGCAAGCTGCCGACGCTGGATCCGGCCGAGGCGTGGTCGTTCAACCGGCAGGAGGGTGTTTACGCGACGCCGGCCTTCACGTCGACCCGCACTAAGAAGGTGCTGCGCAACCACGTCAAGGCCGAGGCCACGGACAAGCACCCGGCGCAGGTCGAGGTCTACTCCGAGGACGTCGTCGTCGGCTACTGGACGACTACCAAGTACTCGGGCGCGGTACCGGCCGCCGAGGTGAGCGAGCTGCTGGCGCGGATCACCAAGCTGGCCGAGGCCGTCAAGCGGGCGCGTGAGGAGGCCAACTCCGTCACCGTGACGGATGTGGCGCCCGGCCAGGCGTTGCTCGACTACCTGTTCCCGGCTCAGTAGGAAACACACGAACTCCCCGCGAGGGGTTGGAGCACAAGCTGAACCTCAGCTTGAACTTCACGATCGACCGACAAGTGCAGAGGCACCGGTCGATCAGCGTCAGTCTGAAGCTCTCGCTCCAGGCTTAAACTCCAGGCCAGCTCGACGAACCAACGAGCGTAGGTAACGGTAACCGAGGCGGGAGTTCAACTCTCCCCGCTGCCTCCAAATTCGTGGCAGCGTAGCTTAGCGGCAGAGCGCGGATCCGCTGAAACTGACCTACGCCGAACGTGTCGCCGAGCGCGGCTAGACCTCGATGTAGCGCAACAGCAGCGCGTCGGTCTTAAGAACCGAAGAGTGCCGGTGCAACTCCGGTCATCGAAAACATAATTGGGGCCGCGGTAGGGTAACCGCGGCCCCAGCCAAAAGCTTGTCTCTCAAGCTCAGAAGGTAGAGCGCCGGTGTGAAGTACCGGAGGCTGCCCGTTCGATCCGGGTGGGAGGCACGGAGGACAGCGCTGCGTAGGGGCTACGGCTCCGTAGGGGCGACGGTTCCAAGTGGTGTTGTCCTTCTCACGCGGTCGAGGTGTTGACGGTGACACACCTGGCTTCCACCCAGGGGTAGTGGGTTCGACTCCCGCTGACCGCACAAAAGTAATTCCGGGTTGCTTCGCTGGCTAGGCACCGTGACTTTGGATCACGAGTACACAGGTTCGATTCCTGTACCCGGAGCGGTGAATGCTAGGTAACACCGTCGCGCGGCGGTTCGTCCGGCCGGATGAAACGCGCGGCTTGAGAGCTGGCTGAACAGCTAGAGCGACTGAGGGACTGGGGATACGTTCCTAGGCCCCGTGAGAACCGTGAGTCGCACACATGCCCCCGAAGCTCAACCCGGTAGAGCACTCGCCCGGTACGCGAGAGGCTGTCGGTTCGAACCCGACCGGGGGCTCGCAGGAGGTTGCACGGCACGCGGCTGTAGCTCAGGTTTGGTAGAGCGTAACGTTGCCAACGTTAAGGTCACCGGTTCGAACCCGGTTAGCCGCTCAAGGAGGGAGGTGACTCGGTGGAAACTGTCATGGTCTTGAACGCCGACCTCGGTCCGCTGCACCGGGTCAGCCTCAGGCACGCGATTCGCATGCTGTGTCGCCGTGTCGCGGTGGTACACGAGTCCGTGCCGGACGCGCACCTCGGCGTCTTTCCGCTGCCGCGGGTACTGCGGCTGGTGACCTACGTGGTGACCAGGTGGCGCTACACGACGGGACCAGCGTGGTCGCGCGCCGGCGTCCTGAACCGCGACGGACGCAGGTGCGCCTACTGCTCCGGCGAGGCCAGCACGATCGATCACGTGACGCCGACCTCGCGCGGCGGCCGGAACACGTGGCAGAACACCGTAGCGGCCTGCGTGTCCTGTAACGCCCGCAAGGGTAACCGGACGCCCCAGGAGGCTCTGATGCCGCTGCGCGCGGCTCCCAGCGCACCGACCTGGGCGAGCTTAGGTCGACACTAGACTGCTAACCCGGTGCTATCGATGCCTATAGTACTACGGTGTCGGGTTAGCTCTTTCCGAGATCGTCTAACTGGTACGACGCCCGGCCCTGGACCGGGTAATCTAGGTTCGAGTCCTAGTCTCGGAGCGTGACAGTCACGCTGGTGATGCGCTGAGGGTAAGCGCGCCGCTCTTGTAAAGCGGAGACAGTCGGTTCGAGCCCGGCCACCAGCTCTCTAGAGACAGCCACGCCGGTGAGGCGCTGAGGGTAGCGTGCCCGCTTCGTACGCGGGAGGTAGCGGGTTCGATCCCCGTCACCGGCTCGTTAAGCGGTTGCACAGCGTACACAATCATGGTATGATAAACAAGTAAGGTTGAACGGGCTGGGCGCCGGTGCGCAGAGTTGCCTTGCAAGCAACTCGTCCGGAGTTCGACACTCCGTCGGTCCACGTAATACATGCCCGGGTAGCCCAACTGGTAGGAGGCAACAGGTTTAGGCCCTGTCCAGTGCACGTTCGAATCGTGTTCCGGGTACGGAGTCCGGCCGAGGGTACCTCGAAGGAGGATCCGGCAATTACGTGAACGGTGCTACGAACCCGTGAGCGTGACAGAGCCCTCGACACGCCGGTGTAGCTCAGCCTGGTCTAGAGCGCCTGCCCGTCAAGCAGGAGACCGGGGGTTCGAATCCCCTCACTGGCGCGCAAGTACAGCTGGAGAAGTGGCTGAGCGGTCGATAGCGCCGTCCTGCTAAGACGGTCCGGGTAACACCGGCGAGAGTTCGAATCTCTCCTTCTCCGCTCTGGGTGACGACGCAGCCGGTGACGCGGTCGTTCTGATAAGACGATGTTGCGTGGTTCGACTCCACGGTTACCTACAAAACGCAGTTGCATTACATCATTAGTCATGATATAGTTGACGTTAGAGGGAAACAGTGACTAGTGAAGAGGAAACAACGATGAAGAAGACTTGGAAGCCCGGTGACCCGAAGGCCTGCTCACTGTACTTGTGCTCGTCAGAGAACGTTGAGTACCTACGCGAGTTGACGCCGAGCGGTGACTCACCGAAGGTTCGCTGCGAGAACGGACACGTCACCAACGGTATTCCCGCCAAGGAGTACCGGAGCTGACGTAAGACAAGCCCCCATAGCTCAGCGGATAGAGTGTCCGGCTACGAACCGGAAGGCCGTAGGTTCAATTCCTACTGGGGGCACAGCCACGCTCTCTCGAGCGTGTTAGCGGGCACTAGCTCAACTTGGTGGAGCACCGGTCTCGGGGACCGGCGGTTGTGCGTTCGAATCGCACGTGCCCGACTTAGGAAGGTACCGGCCAACGGTGGCCGCCCGGTCTTGAAAACCGGTGGCAGGGAAAACCTGGGCGTTCGATTCGTCTACCTTCCGCGCACGCCGTCGTAGCTCAGAGGAAGAGCCACTGCCTTTTAAGCAGAGGGTCGGGATATCGTAATTCCCCGGCGGCACGTAAGTAGCTTGCCTCGGTAACTCAACGGACGAGAGTACCCGGCTTCTAACCGGACGGTTGCAGGTTCGACTCCTGCCCGAGGCACGTAAGACGTGATATAATTAACAGGTCCCACTAGCTCAACGGACAGAGCGCCTCGGTCCTAACGAGTAGGTTACAGGTTCGAATCCTGTGTGGGACACGTAAATAAGTATGCGCCGTTAGCTGAGGGGTTTTAGCACCTGGCTCTTAACCAGGGGACCGCGGTTCGAGACCGTGACGGCGTACTTGGGCGTTATTTACGGTCTATGTGACCCAAATACAGATGAAGTGTGTTACGTAGGACAGACGACACGTACCGCTGAAATTCGACTACGAGATCATATATGGCTCGCGCAGCACAATGACGACAGTTATCGATCACGTTGGATACGCTCACTTAACTGCAAAATAATCGTAATCGTACTTGAAGAAAACGATGACTGGACGCCTGAACAGCTCGATGCAGCTGAAGTTAAGTGGATCAACGTCTTACTAGAGTCGGGTGTTCGACTTACGAATCTTGCTCTTGGTGGACAGGGACAGGGCTTTCACGGTCACGGTCCCGAAACACGTGCTAAGATGAGTCGTACACACAAGGGTCGTATAATTGCGTGGGGAGATAAGATTTCAGAAGCATTTAAACGTCCTGAAGTTAAAGAACGCCTCGCTGAAGCGTCAAGAGCTGCGGCAGCACGTCGTAAAGCTGCGGGTATAAAAATGAGTGATGAAACACGAGCTAAAATTAGTGATAAACATCGAGGTCGTGTTTTTTCAGATGAACATAGAGCAAAACTTAGCGCTGCCGGTAAAGCACGGTGGGCGCGAATCAGAGCGGAGTAGAGGAGCTCGGTCGTCCTCGCTGGCCTCATAAGCCAGAGAACCCAGGTTCAAATCCTGGCTCCGCCACGTTAATAGGTTTCGGTAGCTCAGCGGAAGAGCGCCAGCACGACACGCTGGTAGGCGCTGGTTCGAGTCCAGCCCGGAGCACGTAAGCACGAGGCCTCATCGACTATGGGTTAGGTTTTGAGGTTTTCACCCTCAAGGAGCGGGTTCGAGTCCCGCTGAGGCTACGCAAGTACGCATTCCAGGATCGTACAAGGGCAGTACCTGTGACTGTTAATCACAAGATCGAAGTTCGAGTCTTCGTCCTGGAGCTTCGCGCCGCGGTTCCCCCGGTCGGGGAAGCACGTCTTATAAACGTGTCGCGGTGGGTTCAACTCCCACGCGGTGCACGTTAGAGCAACGCCCGGATAGCTTAGCGGTTAGAGCGCCTGGTTTACACCCAGGAAGCGCGGGTTCGACTCCCGAGCTGGGCACGGTGATCATGGTGTACCGGTCTGTGCACACTGGATTGTGGCTCCGGGGGTCTGGGTTCGAGTCCCAGTGGTCACCCCAAGGATACGCGCCGACGTCGGAGGGTCGGGCCTGGCTGTAACCCAGGTGCCTACGGGCTTAGGGGGTTCGAGTCCCTCGGTATCCACGTAAGTTTTGTCACCCGCGTAGTTCAGCGGAAAGAACGCTAAATTCCGAATTTAGAGGACGCTGGTTCGAGTCCAGCCGTGGGTACGCTCCGGTTGTCGACACGAGGGTTGACTGGAGAGGGTGAGCGACGGTTGTTAGTCGTCGCTCACCCATTGTTGGTCCTATGGCCGAGTCTGGTTAGGCACCAGTCTGCAAAACTGGGTACGCGGGTTCGACTCCCGCTGGGGCCTCTCGACGTCGTTCACTGTGTGTAACAGGGCGAGGGAGCGCTGGGTCTCAGCCGTCTCTCATAAGGACGGAACGCTCGGATCATCACCGAGACTCGCCACGTAAGGGCAGCCGGGAAGAACGAGGGCGACACCGTCACCGACGTGTGTCGCCCTCGTTGTGTTCGTGGCTAGACGTCCGGAGTGACTTCCTCCGGTGTACCCGCGACCACGCTGATCCGCTCGGCCAGGCCGGCCACCACGTTGACCTGCAGGTCACCGGTGAAGGTGTCACCGTTCGCGGTCACCGCGACGTGCACGTTCGCGGTACCCAGGACGCCGACGGCTGCGGCCACCGCGGTGCCGTCGCCGTTGTCCGTCAGGTTGATGACGCTCGTGTCGTCGACGCTGTAGACGGCGGTGATCGTGCCCGCCGGCGGCACCGTCGGGTTGCCCAGCTCGTCGGTCCACTGGATCGACAGCGGTACCTTCTTGTCAGCCATAAGATCCATGACTACGTCCACCCTTCCGGTCGGAGGCTGCGGAACGCCGCGGACGACCCTGTCCGCGGCGTCGGTGTCTGTCGGTGCGCCGAGGTGCCAGGTCAGTCCGTAGTGACGGCGTCCCTTGACGACCCAGCGCTCGATACGGAGGACGTCACCGAAGTCGGTGACGTGTCCGCTCAGGTCTGTCTTCACTAGCTAACGCTCCCTGTCCGGCGGCGCGCTTCGCTGGTCGGCGGCGACGCTCACACTGCAGACGTCGCTGGGCCGCTGAGGGGTCAACTGTAGCTCAGCGAGGTAAACTTCGAGGCGGTGGACGCGACCGGTGGGTTAAGCTAGTTCACGCCGAGGTTGCAAGCGCTCACACTAATATGATAGGATTAATAGCGTGAGGACAGCACGAGAACTTGAGGCCGAGTACGGTGACCAGCTGGGCCGCTGCGAGGAGTGCGGCCGCCTGCGACACGAGGACGAGCTGCTCGTCAAGGTGTCGCGCAACGCGGTCGTCTGCGACGAGTGTAACCGGACCGGTAAGTGAAGAGCGAGCGAGGGAGAGACAGAGTGAGCAAGACGACGATCAGACGCTCCGCCCTGGCGGTCGTCACCTGTCCACAGATGGACAGTCACGGTATCACCAAGGTCACCCTGCGGTACCGCGAGAGCGAGCCGCTGGTCTTCAGCGTGTCACTGTGGGTGATCTCAGACGCGCTACCTGAGCCCGAGCACCAGACGGTCGAGCTGCCGCGTGACGCGATCCTCGGCCTGCTGGATGACGGCGTCTACGGTGAGATCCTCGTGATCGGCCAGACCAGCGTCAAGGTCAGGGAGTCGGCGCGGCACCAGGTTTGCTTTAAGCTGCCGGCGCGCCCAGAGGACGACGGTGTGTGTGCGATGTTCATCATGGCGACCGCGTTAGTCCGCGAGTTTCTGGCGGACACGTACCGCGCGGTACCGGCGGAGAGCGAGGTCGCGCGAGTGGAGAAGTGTGTCGACGCGTTCATCGCGGAGGTGCTGAGCAGGTGAGACGTCACTACGGCGCCGGTGAGGCGGCCGCGCTGGTGACGCTGGTGCTGCTGGCTATCGGTTGTGTAGTCGGGTGCCTAGCCGAAGTGATCCGCGCGCTGCTCTAGGAGAGACACAACTAGTAGCACTGTGCGACACAAACACCGGTGAGGCCACACAGTGAGAGCTGTGTGGCCTCCTCGTGTCTCTGCCCTCTGCCCTCTGCCCTCTGCCCTCTGCCTTACACGCTTTTACGTCCGTCTGTTGTAGAGTGTCTCTATGTCGCTCACTCTCGCGCCGCCGGTTCTGAACGCGCTCTGCCTCGTGCTGCTGGTGCCAGCGGTCGCGCGCGTCACTCGGCTGGTGACGAGGGACAAGGTGCCGCTGCTCGCGTGGCCGCGGGACAGGTTCGTCTGTCGGTGGGGAGTCTGGGAGGACGCCAAGGCCGACGAGCGCGGCAAGTCGATCGACGGAAAGCGAACGAACTGGTTTATGTCGTCTCTGGCGTACCTGTGGGAGTGCGACTGGTGCGCCTCTGTCTGGGTCGCCGGCGGCCTGGTCTACCTGACGCTCAGGTGGCCCGAGGTGCTTGTGTGGGTGCTGCTGGGCCTGACGGCGTCGTACGCGGCGGGCTGGAACGCGCTCGCCGAGGCGCGCGCCGCCAGGGAGAGGGACGAGACCTGATGCCGGACCTGCACGACCTAGAGAACCGATTTACCTATCACGCGCCGCCGAGCGCGGACCACGTGGCCGCCTACCAGAAGGTCCGCGCCGCGGGGCTTACCCTGGCCTTGACCCTGGACGGGCTGGCGCACGAGAGCCGCGAGCTGTCCCTCGCGATCACTAGGGTCGAGGAAGCGGTGATGTGGGCGAACGCCGCGATCGCGCGGCACGGCCTCGTCGGCCGTGACACGCCGCCGTCACGCGGACGCGGCGGCGGCTGAGGGAGGAAGGGACTGTGACCGACCTGCCGCGCAACCGGACGCGCAGCGCGGTGACGCGTGCCGGTCGCGAGCCGCTGGTCGCCAGCGCACGGACGCTGCCGCGGACCCTCGCGGCGCTGAGTGACCAGGACCGCGAGGTGCTGGTCGCGGCGTCACAGGCGCTGTACGGCGGCTCGCGCGAGGCGTCATACGCCCTGCACTACAAGTCGTGGCAGGACGAGCTGTGGGAGTACTCGCGCTCGATCGGTGAGTTCGGCTCGGTAATGGACTGGTTTGCCTCCGGCTTCAGTCGTCACCACCTAGTGGCCGGCGTCCAGCGCTTCGATGACAAGCTACGTGAGCCCGAGGTCGTTACCGAGGGACCGGCCGCCGAGCTGGTCAACGACCTGACCAACAACGCGCGCGGCGGTCAGACACAGTACATGTACAAGTGGGGCCGACACCTCGGCATTCCGGGCGTCGGCTACTTCGTGGCGGAGGACAACGTCGCCGACGGCGGACGTCGCGTCTACGACGTCAAGTCCGCCAAGCAGGTTCGCCGCTCGACGAGGCCGCTCTACGGAGCGCGGGGTGAGATCCTAAAGAACGTCGAGGGTGAGCCGCTAGTTGGCTTCGACGTCCTGTACGAGCCGAACAGGTGGCGATCACTGGGTCCGTCGAGCCTGGTCGGTCGCATCTTTCGACCGGACGATGAGTACGACTACGAGGTCAACAGCTGGTCGCGTCACGCGCTGACGACGCTGCGCGAGATCGACCTGTACAATCGTCACATCGTGGCGACGCTGCTGTCACGCCTGGTCTTCAACGGCATTCTGTTCATTCCGGAGGAAGTCACCTTTCCGGTCAACCCCCAGTTCAAGGACGCACCGGACCCGTTCATCGCGGAGCTGCTGGCCATCGCCTCTCGCGGAATCCGAGACCCGGGCAGCCCGGCCAGCGCGATTCCGCTGCCGCTGCGCGTCAAGTCCGAGTTCATCGAGAAGTTCAAGCACTTCATTATCGCAACGGGTGTCGACCCGAAGGTCATCCAGGCGCGCACCGCTGCGATCACTCGCCTGGCGCGTCAGGTACCCGCGCCGCCCGAGGCGATGGAGGGCAAGTCGAACCTAAACCACTGGAACGCGTGGGTTGACTCGGCGGACAACGTCAAGTACTACTTCGGTCCGACGCTGGAGATCCTGGTCGGTGGTCTGACCGAGCTGTTTCTGTGGCCGATGCTGCGCGCCGCCGGCGAGAGCGAGTACACTCCCGACGGCAAGGGACGCTACGTCGTCTGGTACGACGCGACGGACCTGATCGCGCAGCCCGACAACTCGGCCAACGCGGAGGCCGCGCGCAGCCGCAACGCGATCTCCGACGACGCGTACTTGAAGGTCGTCGGCCTCGACGAGGGTGACAAACCGGACGACTCCCAGCTCAAGCGACAGATCCTGACGAGCCTGGCGAGCGCGGGCCTGCCGATCCCCGACTCGTTCTACCAGCTGTTCCCAGACGAGAAGCCGCCGGAGCAGGCTGCACAGGCCGCCGGCGCGCTCGCCGAGGCGCAGACCAAGGGACAGGCAGCCGCGCAGCCGGCGCAGACACAGCTAGCGCAGCCTGCAGAGACGGACACAGACCAGGCAGTCGGCGCGCCGAACGGTGCCGCTGGCCCGTCGCCGAACGGCGCGCCGGTTGCCGGACCAACAAAGAGTACAAAGAGTACAAAGAGCGCAAACAGTGCAGAACGTGAGGCTGTCAAGTCCTCCAGGGGAGGATAAGTGCGCCGGGTCGTAGGTCTGACTAGGGAGCAGCTCGAGCTGCGCGAGCGGGTGCTAGAGAGCCTGGTCGCCAAGGCGCTGCGGCAGACGGTCCGCTCGCTGAGCCTGCGTCCGCTGACCGCGGCCGGCGAGCCACCGACGATCTCTACCACGGCGGCTTCGACCGGTCACGTGACAGCGACGTTGCCGCCGCTGGAGCTGGCCGCGCTGCCGACGACGTGGTCCAGCTACGTCACCGGTGAGCTGTACCCGTTCCTGGTTGAGACGTACCTGGAGGCAGCCGAGCTGACCGCTCAAGCGGCCGAGCAGGCCGCCGGAGTCACGCTGGAGCGCCTGACGACCGGCGCCGCCGAGGCGTACCTGGCCGGCGCCAAGAACCGGCTGGTGGGGATCGGAGACGACCTGTGGAACGTCGTCCGCGACCAGCTCGCCGAGGGCTACGCCGCCGGCGAGTCGGTTCACCAGCTGGCCGCGCGGGTTCGCTGGACGGCGGACGTTACCGAGCCGTGCGGGCTGACGATCGCGCGCTCCGAGGTGATTCCCGCGGCCAACGCGGCGTCGGTGGAGCAGCTCCAGCTCGCCTTCACGGACGACGAGTGCTCCAAGGAGTGGTTGAGTACTGCTGATGAGAGGACACGTAAGGCTCACCGGAAAGCGGACGGTCAGCGGGTCGGGATTCACCAGGCCTTCGACGTCGACGACGAGCCGCTGCCGTATCCCGGCTGGCCGCTCGGTAGCCCGGAAAATACCATCCAGTGTCGCTGCAGTCTAGCGTTCGTGTTTGTGGATGACGCCGACGAAGACGACGAAGAACTGCTTTTATCGGACGCGGAGTTCGAGAGGCAACACTCACGCGACGCCGACGGCCGCTTCGTCGACGCGGAAGATTTTTCCGCGCTGACGGGACGCGCGGTATTTAACACGATTTCAGACGCACCGAGGAGCGTCGACGACGCTACATCATATTACAAGGGCGAGGGTTACAGGGAGCTCAACCCCGCACTGCGTGGTGAGCGTGACTTCGACAGCGAGGTCGGCGAGCGACGCGCGCGTCAACTGCTTAGGGCGTTGGACGCACGACCGCTGGATCGTGAGGTCGGCGCCTGGCGCGGAATCGGCAACGGTCCGCGGGCGTTCGGTTCACGCTGGAGTGACACAGCGTCGCTGGAGGGCGTCGAGTGGGTTGATAAGTCACTCGGTTCGACGACTTTGGATGAGAGCGTAACGAAGCAGTTCGCCAGCGGCGGTCCTTACGCGTTTGACCAGGGTGTTAAGATGCGACTTCTTCTTAAACCAGGCGTCGGGGCGATGCGCATCAGTACGTGGGTTGACGAGGCTGAGGTGTTAATCGGTGCTACTGAGGGACTTAACTATCGCGTAGTTAGAGACTACGGCGTCGAGAACAACGTAAGACTTCTCGACGTGGAGGTGACTCCACGTGACTGATGTGCTTGAGCGTTTCGTTATCGATTACGTACTTATCGGTGAAGAAGACACCGATAACTTGACCGCCGCGACGTGGACCGACGCGGACGAGCGCAAGCGTAAGCGCGATTCACACGGTCGCTTCGCTAAGAAGGTGGAAAGTCCGCTCAGCGTGAGCGGACCGAGAAGGTCGAAGAAGCTTAAGGAAGTCCTGGCCGCGGACACCGGCGACTCTGACGACCTTGATCCGGAACTGGCCGCGGACCTCAGAAGCGCTTTCACCGGTAAGTTTCACAACCTACGCACCGAGGTGAGTGAGGTCAGACCCGGTAAGCAGGTCGGCACCGTCAAGGTGGCGGGTTCGGTCTTCGACGACACCGGTGACGAGGTCGGTCTGTTTACGCGGCTCATTCGTCGACGTAAGAACGGTGAGCTCGAGGCCGAGCACGTCTCACTGCAGCTCGACCAGGACGTCCAGGGGCAGGGCTTCGCGCACGCCTTCAACCGTGAGCTGTTCGACTGGTACCGTGAGAACGAGATCAAGCGAGTCGTCCTGCTAGCGGACATCGACGTCGGTGGTTACGCGTGGGCGCGCGCCGGCTACGACTGGAAGCCCGACGACGTGGACGGCCTGCTCGAGATACAGTACCGGATCCACGAGGCACGTCTGACGGACAGCGAGATCTTGAACAGGGTTCCGCCGGAGCGCCGGGAGGAGCAACGGCTGCTGGCGCGCGAGCTGTTTCGCGACCTCGACGGCACGGTTACCGAGGACACCGATCCGGACGACGAACTGCCGGACATCATCGAGATGTGGCCGACGCCGTATGAGCTGTCGCAGCTCGGCCGCTGGCCGGGCGCGGGTAGGGACGACTGGTGGATCGGAAAGTCGATTATGATGGACTCGAACTGGTGGGGGGTGCTGTACCTTGACGACGTCGACGCGTAGACAGAAGCTGCGTGCTCTGTCAGAGGCTCACGACTCTTGGGTTCAGCGTCACCTGGCGGACGTCGCGGACGTCTTTGAGCCGCGAAGCGGTAGGTCCGACTACAACCTGCACAACGTCGACCTGGACGCCGACGGCCAGGCGGAGGACGAGCTCGCCGGCGAGCTCGCGGAGATCTTCGCCGGCGAGAGTGTCACAGACATGACACAACAGTCACATCATGATGAATATAATAGTGACGTGATTACGGCAGGACAGTGGGTCGAGAAGGCGCACCCGCGTGACGAGGACGGTAAGTTTACCGACGGCGGCCTCGGCGTCGGACAGAAACTGCTCGGAAAACCGTTACATATCAACACCGCGGTGATCTACAAGCACAAGTACGCCGACGGCGCGGTCGTGGCCGAGAAGCCGGCTACAGGTCAGAGCGTCAGGCAGCGGCTGACGTGGGACGCGACAAAGAAGAAGTTCGTCCTGCAGCACGACCTAGCCGGTGACTGGAAGACGGTCAGCGAGTACGGCAAGGGTGCTGCTTACCAGAAGTTCTCCAAGGAGACCGGCTGGCTGACGCCGACGAGTTCCGAGAAGGCCGCGAGCCCGGTGAGCCTCAAGTCGCTCGCGGCGACTGAGCTGCTGACACCGACGATCGCCGCTAAGCCGAGCTCGACGACGTCAACCGTCGGTCAGCCGGTGAAGATCAACACCGTCGTGGTCTACAAGACCAAGTACGGACACGGCGCCGTCGTCGCGTACCGCCAGACGGCGCCCGGACAGCTCGACAGGCTGGTGTGGAGCGAGAACCTCAAGAAGTTCGTCGTGCAGCGTAAGCTAGGTGACGGAGACTGGAACAACGTTCACCTATACGGCAAGGGTGAGACGTACTCACAGCTCTCGAAGCAGGACGGTTGGTACGCGCCGGAAAAGGGTGACACCGCCACGGGCACGCCGGGTTTCACCGGCTTCGTCAGCGCGCCGTCGAAGCTGACGACTCCGGCCGTGACGTCGACTACCGGTGCGTCGACCGGTAGCACACCGGTGAAGACGGTGACGCCCAAGGTACCGACGACGCAGAAGTTCGACGCCGCGCAGCTGCAGGCGCTGCACGAGACGCCACCGACGCTTGATGTGGACGAGATAAAAGGCCTATACCTTAACTTTAAATACCTCGGTGGCGGCGCTGCAGTAACGCTGAACTCACAGTCCAGCAAGATCTTTAAGGCACTTCACAAAGCCGTCGAGAATCACAACAAGAACTCAGTGACGACCAAGAAGCTGAACCTGCTGCAGGCGGTCAGGCTGATCGACGAGCGTTCGACGTACGGCGGTGAGAACAAGCATCTCTATGAGCAGAAGCTCGTCGCGTGGTTGCAGACGCCGTCCGGCAAGACGACGGCGACTAACACGCTGCTCGGTGACGCGGCGCCGAAGAAGCCGCCGGCGCCGAAGAAGCCGGGAACCGGAGTCAAGCACTGGAGCGAGACCGGGACGCCGCGGACCGACGTCACGAACTTTGATGACATTAAACACATCGACGCGCTCATGATGCAGGCTGAGATCCTCAAAAGTGAACCTTGGACCGACACGCAGCAGAAGAGCCTGAAGGCGTACAGCGGTAAGGGGTACATAAAGATCAATGAGAGCTTACGCTACGGCGCCGGCACTAGCTCTCACGCCAAGCACATCCAGGACGCGATGCGTCCGCTGCCGCGCAGCCTCAAGGTGTACCGCTCGACGGTCAATAAGCAGTTTCCGGGTCTCGATCACTCCTCGAGCTTCGCTCAGCTCAAGGAGTTCGAGGGTAAGACCATCACAGACAAGGGCTTCATGTCGACGTCGTTAGAGTCACCACAGTTCGGCTTAGTGTTGCTCGAGATCGAGGTGCCGGAGGGTACGCCCGCGGCGTACATCGCTTCGGTCAGCCACTACCCGAGCGAGCGTGAGCTGCTGCTGGCGGCGGGCCTCAACTACCGCGTCGTTAGCGTCACACAGAATGGCTCCAGAGCAGTAGTGAAACTACGGGTGATACCGTGATGACAACGACGCCGCTGACCGCGCTGGCGGATGACGAGAGCGTTGAGTTCGAGCTCGTCGAGGACGAGGTCGGCTTCACGTACGACGAGGCGTACGCGGTGCTCACCCAGGGCTCGCGCGCCACACCGTTGGTCGCCAGCGTGACGGAGGAGTTTCGCTGGGTCGAAGAGGCTCACCCGCGCGACTCCGACGGACGCTTCGACGAGAAGCCGAGTGCCGGGCTGGGCAGGGAATCGTTCAACTGGTTGACGCCGCGTGACGCCGACGAGATGCACCGCGAGATGACCGCCGACGAGCCGTGGGACCTCGACCAGGAAGAGGCGCTTACGATCTACACGGGCAGCGGCTACGGACCGGTCAACAACCGACTTCGCGCGGTGGACAGCGGAGAGGACATCTCGGATCGTGCTGACGTCGAGCACTGGAACGAGGTAACGAGAAACATAGGCTCTGCCATGCGACCGCTACCGTACAACGTTAAGGCGGTGCGCGGGGTCTACAGCGACGCGTTCGGTGTGCTGTCGATCACAGAGTTGAGAGACTACGTCGGTAAGCGGTTCCGCGAGCCTGGTTTTCTGTCAACGTCGACGGCCGAGAACTACGTTGACAGCCCGCGCGGCGGCTGGGCACGCCTCGAGCTCGACGTGCCGGAGGACACGCCGGCGGCGTACCTCGGTAGCACCGTCGGCTTGCGCGGCGAGTACGAGCTGCTGCTCGACTCGGGCACCGAGTTCGTGATCGAGAACGTTGAGCTGCTGGACAACGGGGGCGCGATCGTGAAGGCTCGGGTGGTGTTGTGATGTCCGCCTTGTCTGACTTGCGAAACGCGCTGTTCATTCCAGTAGGTGACGACAGTGACAGCGGGGACGCCGGCGGTGAGAAGCTCGTGATCGCAGCCGTTGGTGACGACTGGAACGAGAAGGAACACCCGCGTGACACCGGGGGAAAGTTCACCGAGAAGGGCCTCGGCGTCACTGGCGGACTGAAGCTGAAGCCGCTGCACGTCAACACCGCGGTGATCTACAAGCACAAGTACGCGGATCAAACTGTCGTCGCGGTCAAGCAAGAGGATAAGAGCGTACCACAGCGTCTGATCTGGGACGCTAGTAAGAAGAAGTTCGTCCAGCAGGCACAGCTGCCCACGGGTACGTGGGTGACAGGCGCTGAGTACGGTAAGGGTGAAGCCTACAAAAAATTCTCAAAGGAGACAGGTTGGTTCGAACCCGGTAACTCGAAACCGGCGACGGTAACAGCTCCCGCAGCCAAAACGACGCCGTCAGCAACGCCGGCAGCAGCGCCAGTCGCTAAGTCTGACGTCGCGCAGGTTAGTGCTGGCCAGCAACCAACCAAAATCAACACAAACGTCATCTACAAGCAGAAGTACGCAAACGGCGCGGTAGTCGCTGAAAAGATCTCACCTGCTGATCCGACGACAAAGCACCGCTTGTTATGGGATGAAAAACAAAAAAAGTTCGTCGAACAGATCAACAACGGTCCTAACTGGCAAACTATCGGTACGTACGGCAAAGATGCTGCCTATCAGAAGTTTTCGAAGCAGACCGGTTGGCTAACACCAGGTACCAAGCAGGTAGACGCTCCAGCTACCGCGCTTGTGTCTGTGCCTGCACCTGCGCCTGTGCCTACAGCACTTAAGTCTCCAGCGGTAACGTTAGCGACGATTCCAGTGAACGCGCCGCACGGCTACAAGCACCACGTTGACGCGACGACGAAGGTCGGCTTCGTCGGAGACATCGGGCAGCCGAAGATCGGCGTTAAATCGTTTAAGAAGACAACAGACGCGAAAATGAGAGAAATTCAGGCCAAGTCGAAGTCCTCGTGGACGTCCGCGCAGGAGAACGCCGCCGAGGTCTACACGCAGCCTGGCTACTCGTCCAGCGGGGGCTACCAGGCAATGAACGCGGTGCTGCGCGGCGACGAGGGTCGCATGAAGCTGTTTAATGACAGCCAGCTCGAGAGGGCCGTCGAGAACTCACAGTTGTTGCAGGAGGCTATGTCCCCCCTGGCTGAAAGCGTCAGGCTGTACCGCGGAACCGGCGCGCAGGCGTTCGGCTTTCCCGACACAAAGGTGTTGACGGCTGACCTTAAGAAGCTCGAGGGTCACATCATTCAAGATCGTGGGTTCGTGTCCACGAGCGTCATCAATCACCCACCGAGCATCCAGTGGGACTACGCGAAGAAACCAATCAAGGTCATTGTTCGGGCACCGGAGGGAACTCCCGCGGTTTACCTGACATCGGTGCTGCCGTACCAGGGACAGAACGAACTGGTCCTCGGCGCCGGCACGAGCTTCCACATCAGCGAGGTTCGCGTCGCGACCGGCGCGGACAAGGCGTCATACGGCGACTTCGTAGACCAGGTCGTCGTCCTCGACGTCGTGCCGACGGCGAGCAAGCTGGAACCGAAGTCGCTGGCCGGAACGACGCCGAGCGCGCCGGTGATGAACACACCGAGTGCACCGAGCGCGCCGAGCTCTCTCGTCACGGCGACACAGACGGACGTAAGCTCAGCGATCGCAGGCTTCACTGTCGGTACTCCGGCGGCTGAGCTGAGCGCCTTCTACGCGAAGCTCACGCAGAGCCAGTACGACGCGCTCACTTCCGAGGAGAAGAACCGGCTCTCGTACCTAGCCGGAGTGGAGAGCGCACACGGTAACCCGACGCCGCTAGCCAAGCTCGACGCGCTGAAGCTCGGAGCTACGGCGGCACCGAGCGCTTCCGCCGACCTGAGCGCGAAGATCGCAAGCTTGCCGAAGGGCTGGCCAACCAGCGACCTCAACGACTTCTACGCCGGAGTTACGCAGGACCAGTTCAACTCGCTGACCGCGGTCGAGAAGCTGAAGCTCGAGGAGATCGCAACTACAGAGAACGCGTACAGCAATCCTCTGCCGCTCGCGAAGCTCGACGCGCTGCACGCTAAGGCTGTGACGCCGAGCTCGGTCTCGACGCCGCTGAAGTCACAGGGCCAGCCGGCCGGCGTGCCGCTGAAGCTCAACACCAACGTCATTTACAAGCTCAAGTACCAGCACGCGACCGTCGTGGCTGTTAAGCCGCTGCCCGGAGGTTTCGTCTTCGACGCGCAGCGGCTGGTGTGGAACCAGGACACTAAGAAGTTCGTGCTGCAGAACCGCGACGCCGCTAACGGCAACTGGTTAAACGCGGGCTTCAGCTACACCAAGAAGGACGCCTACGCGACGTTCTCACAAGAGACCGGCTGGCAGACGCCTGAGCCGGGAGCCAGCGCGTTCGGCACGGGTACTTTTGGTTCAGGACCAGTTCCAAAGGTCTCCGGCACCCCGACGCCGGTGAGCGTCGCACCCACCGCGCCGGCCGCGGTCAAGGTGTCCAAGTTCAACACGGCCGAGCTGCAGAAGCTGCACGGAAACATCCCTGCGAGCTGGACGTCCGGCGACCAGAACAACTTCTTAGCGAAGTTCAAGAGCAACGGCGTTAAACCTAGCTCTTTACCGGAGGACATCTTTCGAGCTCTTCACGAAACGATCAACACCGGCTACACTGGAGACAACGGCGCGCCGCTCAACCTACTGCAGGCACTCAAGATCATCGATAACGCGTCTGAGTTCATGGGTGAGACTAAGCAGCACAGCTTCTACGAGAAGAAGATCGTCGACTGGCTGCTGACCGTGTCCGGAGCGAACACGGCTACCAAGATCGTAAATAAGGAGCCGAAAGACGTCGTCGCCGCTAAGCTCGCCGAGGTCAAGTCCGCAGCCAGCGTCGGTAAGCCGAAGACCAACGTCACGTCGTTCAAGCAGGTCAACAATGTGCAGGCTATCGCAACACAGCACGCGCTGGTTCCGTGGACGGCAGCGCAGAGAGACTCGCTAAAAGCCTACACCACGTACTACGACTACATCAACGGTCTGCTGCGCGACACGAAGGGTGTATACTCACTAGGCGATACGGAGAAGCTCAAGTACGCACAACACGCCGTTAACATGCAGGCCGCGATGCGCCCCTGGCCGGAGAGCATAACGGTGGTTCGCGGCACCAACGCTAACCAGTTTCCGGGTCTCAACTTACACGACGTCAACAAGGTCAAGGACTTCGAGGGAAAGACGATTACCGACAAGGGCTTCTTCTCAGCGTCAGTGACGACGCCGTTTTCCGGCAACGTCCAGATCTCGCTAGAGGTACCGGAGGGTACGCCGGCCGCGTACGTCGAGGAGATCACCAACGTGTTCGGCGAGCACGAGCTGATACTCGCGGCGGGCCTCAAGTACAAGGTCCTGTCGGTCGACGTGAAGTACGGTACAGCTTATGTGATAATGAGGGTGGTGCCGTGAGCGCGCTGACTGACCCGACTAGCGTCGTCTTCGAGCTGGTAGACGAGACGCCTGGCAGCGGGCTGAGCCTAGACGAGGCGTACGCCTTCCTGGCGGGCGCGGACACGAGCGTCTTCGGAGTGCCGAAGATCACCATTGCGGCGAGCGACCACTGGAAAGATCAGACACGCGCGCCGAGGGGAACCGAGGACGGCGGTCAGTGGGTCGATGACTCGTCTTCGGCGGCCGCTGAGATCGCTAAAAAGGTTGAAGTCGGTTCGACGTCGGCGGATCGTGGAAACTACTTTTTTGAACCTAAGGCTGACGTCGTCACTGCTGTGCGTGCGCTGATCGGTGACAACGTTGACGTAACGATTGACTTTGCGGGTCAAGAGTTTACGACGACCGGCAAGCTTACCGACGTCGGCACCACAACGCATAACTACCAGGGCGTAAAGATCATAAATGACACAGGTGAAAAGTTCGTACCGTGGGGTATGATAACTACGCTAGAGAAAAACACCGACACAGCCGTGAGAGACGAAGCAAACGGTGAGTCTCCCTGGCACGAAGCTTTCGCCGATCGTGCCAGAAGCGCGGTGACGGGACGCGACGCTCTCAACGCGACGTCGTACATCTCTGAGGACGCGCCGCTCACGCAGCACTGGGCGCTCGGCGCGTATGAAGCTGACGGCTACATACCGATCAACTCAGGACTACGCGGCGGAAACCTCAACGGCACCGTCGAACAGAACCGAGGTGACGAGGGCGGTGGCATCACTCAAACTTCGGTAGAGGAGAACGTCAAACAGCTTGATCGACTGTTCAAGAGACACCGTACGACACGTGACATTGTCGTTCACCGTGGGATACGCTCGCTTGACAGTTTTAACACAGATCTTGACGTAAGCCTCGAGGGTCTCGAGTGGAGTGATCCGGCGTACTTTTCGACGTCGGCTGACAAGTCACGTGCGCGGGTGTTCAGCGCCGACGGAGGTGCCCTGCTGCGTATCTTCGTGCCAAGGGGAACGAAGGCTCTTAACCTCGGCTACGGAGAGAGTGAGATACTTCTGGCGCGAGACCAGCGCTTTCGCGTAGTCTCTGACAACGGAGTCGTCGACGGTGTTCGACAGCTCGACGTGGAGGTGATCTCACAGTGACACGCTCACGGCTAGCTGAAGACCTAGTAATAGATGTTGTTTCACAGCCGTTTCTAGCTGAGTGGAAACCTAGCGAGCCTAATAAAGACACTGACAACGACTCTGAGGTCACCGTTGCGGCCGCTGAGGTTCACACCGGTGCTATGATTGCGCTGCTACCGTCGCGCGCCGACGCGCACCGGCTGGCGCTGGACGGCTACGAGGAGCTGGACCAGCTGCACGTGACGCTGGTCTACCTCGGCCAGGCGGCCGACTTCGACGAGCAGGCGCGTGACGACATCATCGACACCGTCTGGACGTACACCAGTCGGCCGGTCGAGGCGCGGGCGTTCGCCGTCAACGTCTTTAACCCGGACGGTGATGAGCCGTGCTTGGTGCTCGGCGTCGGTGACAGTGACGACGGCTTACTGACGAGGCTGCACGACCTCCTCTACGCGGCGGTGCGCAGCCTGGAAGACGTCGAGGTCGCTGAGAATCACACGCCGTGGGTGCCGCACGTCACGCTCGCGTACGACGACGTCACCCAGCTGCTGACCCTGGTGCCGCGGGCGCTCGAGCGCGTCGGACCGGTGATGTTCGACAGGGTACGGGTGGCCTTCGGCGGCGAGAACACGGACGTTCCGCTCGGTGAGGTACTGACGGCTGCCGATGATCACTGGCAGGACCAGCCACGTGTTCCGAGCGGTGAGAACGCCGGACAGTGGACGGACGCGCCGGTGAGCGCGAAGAAGGTCGTCTCCGCGGTCATCTACAAGAAGCACGCGGACGGAAAGCTGGTCGCGCAGCAGGAAACTCGCCGGCTGCGCTGGAGCGCGGGTGACAAGAAGTTCGTCGAGGAAAAGAGAAGCGAGAGCGGCGAGTGGGCTGAAAACCGTAAGCTGACTAAGACCGCGGCGTACGCAGAGATGAAGAACGGCGTGTGGTACGCGCCTACCGCTGCCTCAGGTAAACAGGTACCTAAGTTAACTGTGCCAAACACTGAGGTACCAAAAGTCAAGACACCAGAGAATAAGACACCAGAGGTCACACCGAAGGTTACCTCGACGACGTCGGTGAAGAGTCAGTCCAGCAAATCCGCCGTAACTAAGCAGATCGATGAGCTCACCGAGAAGATCAGTGACTTGACCGCACAAAGTAAGCCGTGGCGTGAGATCTCACAGGCCTTGACACACAAGGCGGGTAAGGGTGGAGTCTTAACTGAGAGCGACTTGGACAAGTCGTTCGCGGCACAGGACGCGCTGGCTGAGATCACCGCGGAGGCCAAGAGGTACGCCGACCAGAAGCTGGCGCTGCTCGTTGAACGTGACGGCGCGCCGTGGGGAGGTGACGCTCTGGACACACCGAGCGCTAAGCCTAAAGCGCGAAGTCAACCGGGAATCGACCTCAAAGCCGTAGGCAAGATACGTGACAACTACGTCATCAACGACCGACAGACCGTCGCACACAACGAGTCGATTCGCAGCGGTGATCCGACGCCCGCGGCCAAGGCGTGGCGCACTCGTGTCGACAAGCTGGTCAGCTCGTCTAGGGTCACCAACGACTCGGTCGTCTACCGCGGCGCGGTGCTGCCACCTGAGCTGATTATGAAGCTTCGCCCCGGAGCGCGCCTCACCGACCCGGGAATCATCTCGACGGACGAGGACAGGGGAACGGCGGACTTCTACGCGGACACGCGTGCGTCCTACATCCCTGGTATGATCAAAACGATGTTTCACGTCAATGTGCCAGCGGGAACGCCCGGGGCCGACGTCGGCTACGGTGAGTTCGTTTTCGGCTCAGACTCGACGTTTAACATCTTAAAGACCGAGTACGTGAACGGTGAGGTGCAGGTCTACGCTGAGCTGAGTCCGTCACCTGTGAAGGGAAAAAAGAAGTGAGCCTGGACAGAGACGTAGACGACGCTGAAACAATCACAGCGGCGGAGAAAAACGTGTGGACTAGTGACGACTTAGTCTTCGTCGGCGAAGACGAGCTCGTCGACTACGACGGTGACAGTGACTATGACGGTGACAGTGACTACGACAGCGACTACGAAGACGGTGAAGAGTAGCAGTTTCACCGCTTGGTGATAGCGTAGTCGTCAACACCGGGAGGTGTCCAGAGTGCCGTGGAAGGTCCGTAAGTCGGGTGACAAGTACTGCGTCGTGAAGAAGGCCGACGGCGAGACCGTCGCGTGTCACGAGACACAGGCGCAGGCCCGAGCGCAGCTGCGCGCGCTGTACGCCGCCGAGCCGAACGCTTCGGTGCGAGAGGGCGCAGCAGCGCCAGAGAGCACCACACCGGAGAGCACTGGATCGCTGGACGCGCGAGAGCTCAACCTGGTCATTCGCGCCGCGCGCGAGCGTGACGTCAACATCCCAGGACCCGGTGGCCACGACCTGCTGAAGTACTGGACGCGCGGACCCGGCGCGATCAAGATCCGCTGGGGGACAGACGGCTCGTTCGACAGGTGCGTCCGCAACCTCGGCAAGTACGTCAGAAACCCGCAGGGCCTGTGCGCCGAGTACCACAAGGCTGCCACGGGCGAGTGGCCCGCCGAGAAGGGCGTTCCGAGCTCCGGTGAGCTCGTTGAGCTCAGCGACGTCGTCGCTGAGCTGGTAGCAAGCAGCATCCTGGAGCCTAGTATGAGCACGAGCACGAGCACAGCCTTCGCTGCGACACCCAATGACGACGCCGCTGAGGCCAACCTGGAGACGCCGGACGCCGGCAACCTGAACGCCGCGGCGCGCCGGATCGCAGCCGAGCGCGGCTGGGCGCTGCCGGACGGCTCGTACCCGATCCGCGACCAGGAGCACCACGGACTGGCCGACCTGGACAAGGCGATCCGCGCCGTCGGACGCGGCTCGGCACCGCACGACAAGATTCGACGACACATCATCAAGCGGGCGCGTGCCCTCGAGGCGAGTGACCGGATTCCCGGTAACTGGTCGGCGAGCGGTAAGCGCGAGGAGGCCGCGGCGCTGGTGTACCCGTTCAGCGTCGAGGCTCAGGTGAGCGCAACGAGCGACACGCTCGAGGAGTTTCACGGCACGCACGACCAGAGTAGCCACGGAAACCCGAGCGCCGCGGAGCTGAAGAAGCTCGGTGGGCTGAAGAACGTCACGAAGGCTGACCTCGCTGAGACGATCAAGAGCCTCGGCAGCGGCGGCAAGCCGACCAGCTCTCGCAAGATCAATCCGAGGTCAGGCAGCGCCGAGTATGAGCGCGGCGTCGGCCAGCGGACCTCGAACTACTATGACGAGGACGACGTCGACGAGGACGAGGCGGACCGGCGCTCCGTGGCGCCTGGTAACACCTCAGCGCCGAGAGTTGACTCGACGCGAAAGATTGTGACCGCGGCGGCAGGTAAGAAGAAGTGTCCTTCCGGCCAGCACAAGATGTCGGACGGCTCCTGCATGTCTGACGACGAGATGTCAAGCGACGGTGATAAGTCGAAGTCACCTACGACGGAGTACGCCGACGAGCCCTGGGAGGGTACGCTGGTCGTCGAGGGTGCCGAGTCCGGTGACGGTCGCATCTTCGCGCTCGGAAGCCTGGACTGGGCGCAGCTGCCGCTGCCGCTGCTCTACCAGCCGGCGAACACGGGTGGGCACTCGGGCTCGTTCACCGTCGGTGAGATCGCGCACGCCGCGCGCCGCGGCAACCAGGTCTACGGCTGGGGCCACGTCTTCGGCACGGCGCTCGGCGGCGAGCACGGTGACGGAATTCGCAACACGATGAAGGTCGGCGGAGTCTCCGTCGACGTTGACAAGGTCAAGGACGCCGACGTCGAGCTAGTCTTCAACGACGACGAGGCTGAGCCCGGCGCGGGCGGCAACCCGTTCGCCAAGCCCGAGACGACGATCTTCCACCGGGGCCGGATTCGCGGCGCCACGCTGGTCGCTTTCCCCGCGTTCGTCGAGGCCAAGCTGCGCTTTACCGGCGCGCTGGCCGAGATCAGCCAGGGCGAGGGAGTCGTCGAGGCAGCCAAGTTCGAGGACTGCGGCTGCGGTGGTCAGCGAACCGACGTCGACGTTGCGGACGACGTTCTCGTGGCTCACGGAACACACAACCAGAAGAGTCACGGTAACTCAGTTGATGGAGGAGGACTCGAGGACCTAAATCCTTCGATAAAGGGTCCCTCGAGCGTGGCAGGGTTCGTCGACTCTCGTGGCGTACGCTTCATAGCCCACGAACACGTGTACGTAAGCCCAGACGTCGAGCGTAACGTGCCGGCTGAACAGCGTGGCTTGCCGTGGGTCATCCAAGAGATTCACGATGACGGTACAGTTACCGTGTTTCGCCAAGGTAAGAACAACTTTGACGAGACTAAGAGAATCTCGCAGAAAGAGGTAATGCGTAAGAAAGACTACGAGAGGCAACCGACCGTCGCGTCGGTACACGACTGCGGCTGTGAAACCGACGAGACGGCGATAGTCGTCGCGTCCGCTGAGGATGACTCGACACACACGATCACGATTCCGAACGTGCCGTCGGCGCACTGGTTCAGCGAGCCGACGGACGTCGAGCTGTCCGGGGCGCTAACCATAACGGACGAGGGTCGGCTCTACGGCCTGGTCGCGCCGGCGAACGTCACGCACCGCAGCGTCAAGACCAAGGTACCGCGCAACGTCGACTTCTCACGGTTTCACAAGGCCGAGACGATCGTTCGCGGAGGCGGTCGCGTGGTGACCGGAGTCATCACAGCCAACTGTGGGCACGCGCTGACGCAGAACTACGGCACGCTGGACCAGCGGCGTGAGCACTACGACAACTCGTGCTCGGTGCTCGCCAACGTGCGCGTCGGCTACACGCGCGGCGGCGACATCTGGGTGGCGGGAGCGCTGAATCCCGGCGCGGATCCGGCGCAGGTGGCGCAGGCGCTGGGCTGTAGCCTGTCGCTGGACGTGCAACCGCACCCGGACCGGCCGGGAGTTCGCGAGTTCATCGCGGCTCACGTGGTACCGGTTCCCGGCTTTCCGCTGGCACGCTCGCGGCCGTCAGCCTCGTACAGCGACGGCGTCCTGTCCGCGGCGGCGCTGCCCATCGAGTACGTCGGTCAGCACGTACGTCCGGCACGCCCGGACGCTCACGCGGCGCTGGAGTTCGTGATGCTAGCCAAGGCTAGCTTGGCGCGTCAGCTCGGAATCGACCCGCTGGGACGCAAGCGTGAGCTAGCTAGCCGGCTCGGCGTCGATCCAGCGACCAGCAAGCGTGAGCTGGCTAGGCAGCTCGAACTAGTCTGAGAGATAAAGACAGAAACGGAGAAGCTGATGTGTGGTTGCGGACGTAAGCGTGCGGACCAGGTAACCAGCGTCCAGGCCGCGCAGGACGCCGAGGCGGCACGCGCCTCGCTGGCGCGGGCTGAGGCGGACGCCGTCCGGGAGGCCGAGACGTACGTCCAGTCGGCCATAGCGGCGGCCGAGAACTCACGCTATCGCTGAGTCGCGGCGGCGCCTGTTTGCTCAAGCGACACGGTAACAAGTAGTATTCCGAATCAAACGGATCTTAACGGGCCAGGTTAGAACCGGACATCACGAGAGGGTTGTGTTCTGTGTCCGAAAACCTGAGCCTTCCTGAGGACATCACAACCCTCAGTGCGAAGCAGCTGAACGAGTTCGAGACCGCCGCGCGCAAGCGCGCCAAGCAGCTCTACGAGAGCCAGGCGACAGACTTCTCCGTCGCCGTCCAAGAGGCCGACGAGATGGCCGAGCTCGCCGAAGGAATCGAGCGAGTCCAGGCTGAGAAGACGCGCCGGGCGACCGAAGCCGGTGAGCGTAAGGCTGAGGCCAGCGCCAAGCTGGCCGAGCTAGTCACCGGCGGTGACGCCGAGGCCGACGACGACGAGGTTCCCGCCGAGGAACCTGAGCCCGAGGCCAAGCCCGAGCCGACGCCCGTGGCTGCCGCCAACGAGCCGCGCAAGACCGGCGGCGCTACGACAAACCCGCGCCCGGCCGGTAAGTTTAAGAACCCGTCGCTAGCGGACGCGCAGCGCCAGGCGCCGAGCACGTCCGAGCCGCGTCCCGAGACGGTTATGACGGCGTCCGCCGACATTCCCGGCTTCGGCGCCGGCCAGAAGCTGTCCGGCATGGAGCAGCTGGTCTCGGCGATGCACACCCGGGCGCGCACGCTGCCCGTGACCAGCTGGGGCAACGACGCGCCGCGCGTGCCGATCGCCTCGCTGCTGCGCGAGCACCGCTTTACGCTCGGACCGGACTCGTCGCTCGCCGAGTTCAACGAGGTCATGACAGCCGCGGCCAACCCGGACATCCTGGTCGCCGCGGGCGGCTGGTGCGCGCCGAGCGAGATCTCGTACGACTTTTTCAACATCGCCTGCAACGCGGGTCGCATCGACCTGCCGACAATCGGCATCAACCGGGGCGGCATCCGCTGGCCGGTCTCGCCGTCGTTCGCCGACGTCGTCCTCGGCGGCGCGCTGTGGACGTGGACCGAGACGCAGGACGTGGCGGCCGTCACCGGCACCGGCCAGTCGGGCACCAAGACCTGTGGCCGTGTGCCGTGTGCGACCTTCGACGAGGAGCGCCTGCGCTGTGACGGCATCTGCCTGACGGTTGGCAACCTGACGGAGGACGCCTTCCCCGAGCTGATCGCGAATCACACCGACCTGGTGATGAAGTCTCACGATCACAAGATGAACCGGTTGTACATCGACGCGATTCGGACGTTGTCGGCGGGCTTCCTGGCGACAAATACCGCGGCGGATGGCGTCGTCGCGCCTGTTCTCGGTTCGCTGGAGCTTCAGGCGACCGACTATCGTGACCGCTACGCGATGTGCGAGGACGCGCTCATCGAGGTTATCGCACCGCGCTGGCTGCGGGGAGTCATGCGTTCGGACCTGCGGCGTCGCATGGGTGCTTCGACGGATATGCTCGCGTACACCGACGCGCAGCTCATGACGTTGTTCGACGCAGCCAACATCCGTATTCAGTGGGTTGACGATTACCAGGTTCGCACTGCGGGCTTCCCAGGCGTTCCAACCACAATTCCGACCGTGTGGCCGACGACCGTCGAGTTCCTGATGTACGCGCCGGGCACCGTCGTTCTCGGCCGTGGCATGCGGCTCGACCTCGGCATCATCCGCGACTCGGTCCTCAACGCGACGAACGACCACACCGCGGAGTGGATGGAAGAGTGCTGGCTGATCTTCCAGCCGGGGCACGAGGTTCGCCGCTTGACGGTTACCATCTGTCCGTCCGGCCAGACCGGTGCCGCGGACATCGCTTGCGTCGACGCCGGAGCGTAGCTGAGTGTCAGCGTACGAGATCAAAACTGTTACCGTCACTACCACCTCACAGGTGGTAGTGACGGCGGACAGCGACGTTGATCGACGAGTTCACTTTGTTTCGGGTAGTCCCGGTGCGGTGAACTGGAGCTTCGACGGCGTGAACAGCGCGAAAATTAGCTTTTCTAGTCCAAGCGTAGGACTAGGCGTATCACTTGTACTTCCCGCCGATGAAGAGCTTCAGGGTTGGATCGATCAAAACCAAAATCCCGCAGCCGTCGGTCTAGTCGTCACTAAAGCTTAGAGGGAGAGGAGGACAGCCGGATGGTAAGCCAGCGTGACTGGGTGTCACCGCCGGTCTTTCAGCCTCTCCAGTACCGGCTAGCCGACGTCGTCGACGGTCCGCACCCGTACCGGGGACACCAGAAGCTCGGCGTCCAGTTCACTCCTGAGGCCTGCACGCTGCCGCTGCAGACCTCGACGGCGTGCCTGACCGGCATCGGCAGCGCCAAGCAGACGACGGGCTCGATTCCGAACCGGGCGGCGGACTCGTTCGCGGTTTACACGTGGCTGGACTGCTCCCCGGTCGGCGTCGAGGACGGCGTCAACGGCCTGATTCGCCGGACGCTGGAGGCGCACAACCGCAACGCTCCGACGATCGTCGAGCGGGTCTTCTGGACAGGCGGCGACTTCAACACGTCGCAGCACCTGGCCGAGGACACCGCTATCACCGAGGTCGTCGGCGGCTCGACGGTCAACCTGCAGACCGCGGCGACGGTCCTGGTTACCGGCTCGGTCGACGTCGTCGAGGCGATCGGTCGCCTCGAGCAGGCGATGGCTGAGTGCTACGGCGGCACGCCGCTGATTCACGTGCCGCGCGGCGCCACGGCTCACCTGGCGGCCAACCACCTGGTGACGGCCAAGGGTTCCCGGCTCGTGACGACGAACGGCTCGATCGTGGTTCCCGCGCCCGGCTACACGGGCAGCTCACCGGCCGGAGTCGCGCCGGCGGCCGGAGTCTACTGGTTCTACGCGACGGGCTCCGTCAAGCTGCTCCAGTCCGAGCCGACGCCGATCGCAGCGAGCCCGCGCGAGTTCATCACGCGCAGCGTCAACGACGCCACGTACATCATCGAGCAACGCTTCACCCTGGCGTGGGACTGCTGTCACTTCGCGGTGCCGGTCAGCCTCGGTGGAACTATCTCGGGACAATTTGACTCTGCACGTGGATTGACTTTGGTGGCGCCGTGAGTGTTTTCTTTACTTTTGACACTGCAGTAAGCACCACTGCTGTAAAATATATCGATTCTGCTGATTTTGATCGAGTTGTAAACTTACGTTCATTTACATTTAGCACTGCTGAGCACGTTTATATCGGCTTTAGCTCATCTGATGTTGATTTCCGGCTACCTGACGGTGGACCAGGTACTGAAGCTTCTGATAGTCCTGCGGTAAATATTGTTCTTCCAGCGGGACAAGAACTTTGGGCTAAGTCATCAACGGGTGAACCAAGCTTAATAGCTTTTGTTGGTGGATCACCGGGTTAGGTAGGAGGATGTTGTGGTAGCACAGTGTGGGGCCGCTGCCCAGGGCACCGTCCTACGTCTGGTCAAGCTGGACGTGTGTGGCAGCCCCGTCACCGGCGCGTCCAGCGCGGTGGTAGTCACCGAGGGGTACATCAGCGTCGAGTCCGAGCCGCAGTATGAGGACGGCGACGAGATTCGCACCAAGAAGGCAAACGGCCGGCTGTGCATCAACGTCAAGGGCCCGAACGCCTACGTTAACTCGACGGTGAATATCAACCTCTGCGTCCTCGACCCGGACGCCTCGGTCATCATCTTCGGCTCGCGGCTGCTGCTCGCCTCGGCCGTCACCGGAACCGGTGCGGCGTACGGCTACAACAACCCCGAGGCGCACTTCTCGCTGGAGACGTGGCAGCCGCTGGCGGGACCGGGCTCGTGCGACCCGACGACGGGCGCGCAGCGCTACGTCTACTGGGCGTGGCCGCACGTCTGGAACGCGAAGGTTGGCTCGTTCACCATCGAGAACGGTCCGCTCGAGCTGTCCGCCGAGGCCGAGACCAAGTACCCGTCCGCGCTGTGGGGCGACGGGCCAGGAACGGGAACCTCGTGGCTGCCGGGAGCGATCGACACGACTGACTACGTAGACGACTACCTGTGGAACATCACGACGACCGCGCCGCCGACTCCGCCGGACGCGTGCGGCGCGTTCCTGCTGACGTAGAGACGGTGACTCGTGGCAACTTTCGACCTGAGCGTGGAGCGACACTGGGGCTGTCCCAACTGTGACTACACGCGCGTCACCTACAAGTCCGGACCGCAGGCGGTCATTCACCGTTGTCGGGGCCTGAGGGGCCTGATCGCTCCGCTGGTCGAGGACGGCGTACGCGCCAAGGTCTACGCGCGCGAGCGTGATGACTACGTCGGCGAGAACGTCGTGCAGGTCGACGGCGAGGGACGTCCGATCATGTCGATCGTGACCGAGCGTGCTGACGGACAGGACTGTCGCGTGCTGGCACCGCTGGCCGCCGTCTCCGGCGTGACACGGGGCGGTGCGTAGTGGCCTGGTCGACCTCCAAGATCTTTCGTGCCTTCCTAGCAGATGTCCTCGGCAACGTCGCGGCGTTTGACCTAGACGCCGACTCGTTCAAGGTCGCGCTCTATGACAACGACATCACGCCGGACTCGAACGTGACCTCGGCTAACACGGCGTACAACGCCGGCCAGTGGACCAGCGCGGGCAACGAGGTCTTCGAGGCGGGACAGTGGGCGCAGGGAGGCGTCGCGCTGACCGGTCAGACGCTGAACAGCGCCACGGCGGACGTGGTTTTCTTCGACGCGAGCGACACGGTGTCCGGTTCGGCGGCGGACCTGGCGAACGTCTTCGGCTGCCTAGTCTACGACGACACGTTGGCCGCGCCCGTGGCCGACCAGGGAGTCTGCTACAACTACTTCGGCGGCTCAAACTCGGTCGTCAACGGCACGTTTACCGTAGCCTGGCACGCGAACGGCATCCTGCGCTACACTCACACGTAGCGAGGTGGTGCCGTGGCCGACACCATCTACACGGGACAGACGCCCGTCGTTCAGAACGACTTCGACGGAAACAACCACGGCTGGGGTGCGGAGTTCACCGTCTCCAGCGACTCCACGTGTACCAGCGGTCGTGCGTGGGTTCCGTTAGCGGGTCGCCCGACGACGTTCTTCTGGCAGCTGTGGCGGATCAGCGACTCGGCGCTCGTCGCCGAGTCTAACCTCAACGCAGCCGGACACGGCACACCGACCAGCGGCACGTGGATGTCATTTACGAGCGCGCTGTTCACGACACCGGGAAACGTGACGCTGAGCGCGGCCGATGACTACGTCGTCAACGTCTACTTCCAGGGTGGTAACGGCGTCTACACCGATGACGGCAGCGAGACGTTTCCCGTCGGCTCGGGCGGACTGGTCGTCTCGACGACGGGCCGGTTCAACAACGGCGCCGGTCAAGCTGCGATTCCCGCTACGTCGTACGAGGCGTACTTCTTTGCGGACGTCGACGTCGAGGCGGCGGGCACCACCGCCTCCGCTGGCTCGGCGACCGGCACCGGTGCGGTAACTAGCGCCAGCGGCGCGGTCAGTTCACCAGCGGGTGCTACGGCTGGCTCCGGCGCCGCGCTGGGAGCAACCTCCGCGGTGCAGGTCTCGCCGACGACGGTCGCGGGCGGCGGCGTCTCGCCGGACGCGGACGCCTTCGGCACGCTGGTGGTAGCCGGGGGACTCGCGGCAGGCGCCGGAGACGTCACGGAAGCTACAGTTAACGTTACGGTGACGGCGACGACCGCCGCCGGTAGCGGACAGGCTCCGCAGCCCTCCGCGACAGAGGAGGGTGACGTGCACCTGTACAAGTTCGGACCCTGTGAGCCGTGGGACGCGGTCTGGCCCGGCGGCGAGTGTGACGTGCGGCTGCTGACGGGCGCGGCGGCCGTCACCGGCGCGGCGCTGGAGGCCGCCTCAGAGATCCTGTACCAGCTGACGGCGCAGCGCTTCGGCCTGTGCCGCGTGACGCTGCGCCCGTGTCGCCAGTCGTGCTCGGCGACGTTTCCGTGGCACCAGTGGTGGGAGTACGGCACGTACCCGCAGCCGTACTGGTGGTCCGGCACGTGGTACAACCTGGCGTGCGGCTCGTGTCCGAACGACTCGTGCTCGTGCGTCGCGCTGGAGGAGACGACGCTACCGGGTCCCGTTTACGACATCATCGAGGTCAAGGTTGACGGCGTCGCTCTGATCAAGAACGTCGACTACCGGATAGACGACTACCGCAAGCTGGTCAGGCTCGGCGGCCAGCTGTGGCCGTTCTGCCAGAACATGAACCTGGCGGACACTGAGGTCGACACATGGGCCGTTACCGTCGACTACGGTGAGGTCGTTCCGACGCTCGGTAACATCGCCGTCGGTGAGCTGGCGGCCGAGATCGTCAAGTACCTGCTGTGTCTGGACTGCGCGCTGCCGCAAGGAGTCGTCGACATCAGCCGGCAGGGAATCTCGATGTCGATCGCGCGCGTCAGTGACCTGTTCAACACCGGTTTCATTCAGCTGCGCATGTGTGACCTGTTCATCAAGACCGCTAACCCGAATCACAACCAGGCCCGCTCCGCGGTCTACGACCTCGACGGACCGCAGCACCGAGCCTGGGGGACGACGCCGTGATACTTCCGCTAACCGCGGCCGCGATCGTTACCGGTGTCGGCCAGTGCGTCGTCGACGAGCTACAAACCACGCCGGAGTCGGGCGGCGTTCCTCCCAACATGCGGACTTGCCTGCTGGTACCGGGTGCGATCGCGTGGGACGGCTGTGACTGTGGTCAGCTGGCGCTGACGATCCAGGGGATCTACCCGACGTCGACGTTTCCGACGGACGCCTCGGAGACGCAGCGGATCACGAGCTGCGGACCGTTCGCGCTGGTCGTCGAGACCCTCGTGTCGATCTTGAGGTGCGTTCCCGGACTGGACCAAGCGGGAAAGCCGCCGTCGTGCGCCAAGCTGCGCGAGGCTGCGTTGATCCAACAGGCGGACGCGTGGGCGGTCCGTCGCGGCGTCGAGTGCTGCCTGCGGACGTACAAGACCGCGCGAACGATCCAGAAGTACACCGTCGGGCGAACCAACTTCGTCGGACCCGAGGGGGGCTGCGGCGGCTCAGAGCTGATCTTCAAGTTCGAGCTGATTTAACCTTGAGGTAGGAGGTGACGGTGTGCCGGTCGTCGTGACACATAAGTTCAACGACGTTCAGCTGCGAAACATGCTGCAGGGTCCGAGCGGCGCCGTGGCTAAGGACCTACTCAAGCGCGGCGCGCGCGTTCAGTCGCGCGCCCGGCGCAACCTCGGCGGAGCCACGGGCTCGGGACCGCGACGGATCAACACGGGACTGCTGCGCGCTAGCGTGGCGGTAGCGCTGGTTCCGCGCGTCAACTCCCTGGCGGTACGCGTCGGTACCGGCGTCTACTACGCGCTCTACGTGCACGACGGTACCGGACTGTACGGACCTAAGCACCGGCTGATTCGACCGCTGAGGTCACGTGTCCTCGTCTTCAAGTCGCAGGTTTACGGCGCCAAGAAGGGCAAGCTCGCCGGTAAGGTCGTAGCGCGCTACGTGCGCGGTATGAAACCTAACCCGTTTCTCAAGGACGCGCTTCCGGCCTTCAGAGACGCCTGAGTTCTTCATCGCATAGGACTTGTCCGCGGCGGGGTAGAGTCACTGGAGACTACACGGGAGAGACAGACGGGAGACGCGGGTGGCCGACGAGGTTCACTACAGAGACTTCACTAAGAAGCGCAAGCCGGTTCGTTTCAAGATCGACGATGACCACTTTCACTGCGTCGAAGCGCTGCTGCCGGACACGCTGCAGGAACTACTGAGCGCGGTGCGCACGCGCGCCGAGGACAGCGAGACGGACCGAGCGGCCGCGGTCGTCGCCAAGCTGCGGGACATCTTCAAGCTGTTTCTGCTGGACGACTCGTACGAGGTGTTTGAGGCTCGGCTCGGTAACCCGCGCAAGCCGATCGACATCCAGCAGCTACTGGAGATCATCCAGTGGATCGTTGAGGTCTACACAAAAGGCCGTTCGACGCTGTCGTCGGACTCGTCGGACTCATCAGTGAGCGTCGGCGTTGGCACATCTTCGACGGCTGGTGCGCTGCCCGTGGAGTTGATGCACTAGGACTCGAGGCGGCCAGGTTTCTCAACCTGGCACACTGGTGGCTGATCGACGATTCTATCACACAGGGAACGCTGACGAAGGAACAGGTAGCGGGTCTCGAGGACCTCAACGAGAGACTGATCGGTTACATCTCGATCTATGACGAGGCTCCGCCGCCGGTACCGAGTCACGGTATCCGACGACCGACGTGGTTTAAGCCGGGAGGCGTTACGGTCAGTGACGTCAACCGGGTGGGACTGCAGCTGAGGGGACGAAAGTGACACAACCGATCGACGTGGCGTACGTCGACATCGTGGTGCGCGATAAGTCCCTAAAGCAGGTCAAGAAGGACATCAAGGACGTTCTCGACGACGTCGACAGGGAGCTCGACAAGACCGTTAAGAACATCGATGACGGCATAGACGACGCCCTCGACAAGGTAGACGCGCACTTCAGGGACACCGCTAGGACAGCGACCAGGGCGTTCAGGGACATCGACGACGCGGTCGTCACGACTACGTCACGTATCGGTCGCGGGATGCCCGACGGCTTGAACCGCCTTCAGCGAACGCTGCGCAACGCGTTCACGCGAGTGAGTGACGTCTTCGACGACCTCGGTGACCACTTCGAGCGGGGTCTCAAGAAGCTAGGAGCGGGTCTCAGCTCGACTGTCGGTCTGCTCGGCCAGCTCGCCGGAGTCCTGGGTAGCTTCGTAACGTCGAGTCCGCTGCTAGTTCTCATCCTCGCACTGGTACCTGCTATCATCGCGCTCGCTGCTGCCCTGTCTAACCTCATCGGGCTGGTCGGCATCCTGCCGTCAGGTCTCGGTGTTCTGATCGCGGCGATAGTTCCAGTCGTCGTCGCGTTTCAGAACTTCGGTGAGGCGGTCAGCGCGCTCGCCAGCGGTGACATAGACAAGATCAACGAAGCGCTCAAGAAGCTGTCACCGTCGGCGGCGCTGGTCGCTCGCGAGGTCGCGGCGCTCCTGCCGACGCTGCGCAGCTTTCAGCGGGTCACACAGGAGGCGTTCTTCTCACAGGTGAAGGGTAGCTTCACCGTTCTGGCGGGAATACTGCCGCAGATCGCGGGAAGCTTCAACGCCGTGGCGGCCGCGGTAGGTCGACTCGTTCACGACTTCGTCGGCTTCCTAGCGTCGGCGCGCAGCGTGCACGTCTTCAACGAGCTGTTCGCGGCGACGGCGCGAATCATCTCGACGCTCACCGGACCGCTAGTTCGCTTCTTCGACGCGGTCGGCTCGTCGGTTCGGGAGTCGTTGCCCTTCATCGAGCGAATCGCTACGGCGCTCGGTCACGCGCTCGACAGCTTCGCCGCGTTTCTCAACCAGGCGATCGAGTCCAACGACTTCAACACCTTCATTGAGGATGCGTTTACCACCGTTAAGGAGCTGGTTGACCTGCTGAAGGCCGTCGGCGGCCTGCTCGGCACCATCTTCGCTGGAACCGAGGACGCGGGACACGACTTAATTAAGACGCTGACCGACAGCGTCAACGAGCTCAACGCGTTCTTCAAGTCGGCCGAGGGTCAGCGCACGCTGCAGGACCTAGTACTGATCGTCAAGGCGCTGGGAGTGGCGATCGCCGGACTGGTCGCTACGTTCGAGGTCTCGCTGTTCAGCTTTCACAGGACACTCGACGTCCTCGAGCTCATAGGAACCGGAGTAACCAAGCTCGGCGCGGCGATCGGACGATTTGTTTCACAGGCGCTGGGTAAGCTGCGCGAGTTCGGAAACTTTGTCGGTACCGTTCCGGAACGCGTGGGTAACGCTCTCGAGGCGGCCGTCACGCGCGTCGGTGACTTCATCAGCGGAGTCGGTAGCCGCGTCAGCGACTTCGGCAAGTTTCTAGCGTCGATTCCGTCGCTCATCGGCGACTTCATCGGTGCCGTGTTTGACCGGGTGCTGCTCACCGTAGGCGCGTCAATCGGTCTCATTCTGTTTGCGATCCAGGTTCTTCCCGGCAAGATCGTCGAGTTTCTAGCCTCGCTGCCGGAGCGAGTCGCCGCAATCTTCGTGCGCGTCAGGGACTTCATCATCAACTTGACGCGAGCAGCCGTCACCGCGACGAGCGAGCTGTTCGTCAACGGCTTCAACGCGGTGCTTACGTTTCTCGACTCGGTACCGGGACGTGTGTCCACGGCGTTCACTCTCGTGAAGACGTTTATCGTCGACGCCGTCACCTCGGCTGTGACGACCGCGCGAGACACGATCGTCAACGGCTTCAACGCCGCGGTGGACTTCATCGCGTCGGTGCCCGACAAGATCCGCGAGCTAGTACCGATCTTCGCACGTGCCGGAAAGAACCTGATCGAGTCGTTTATGAACGGCTTTAGGTCAGTCGGTTCGTTCATCGGCGACATCGCCGGCGACATCGTCGGCTCCGTCAAGGGTTTTCTCAACCGTGCCATCGATAAGATCAACTCCGGTATCGCGTCGATCGACGCCGTCCTCCCCGGTGACCTCGGACGAATCCCACGTCTAGCGGAGGGAGCGATAGTCCCGCACCGGCCGGGCGGCGTCATTGCGAACGTCGGCGAGGGATCCGAAGACGAGGTCGTCGCGCCGCTGTCGAAGCTGATCGGCCTGATTCGCAGCGCCGTCTCCGGCGGTGCCGGCGGAGTCGTCTTTAGTCCGGGAGCGATCAACGTGAACTTCTCCGGCGCGGTACCGACGGAGAGCGAGGCCTTCAGCGTCGGCCAGGCCGTCGGCGCGGGCATCGCGGCGACGATCGCGCGTCGCGGCGTCGCCGTACGAGCGAGGGCGGTTTAGGACATGGGAAACTACAATCCACACGCGCCGTACGTCATCGGTCAAGAGTGGGTGCCGATTCGCAACGCGCACTACCTACCAGACGGCATCACCGAGCGCGGCTACACGTTCCGAATTGATCACACCGCGGTACCCGTCAGCGGCGCGTTCTACGTTAATGAGGTACCCGGTAACATCATTGCACAGACGTGTGATTTCATCTCGATCTACCCGACGGGACGCGAGCACCTGACCGGTCCGGTGAAGTCGGTTCGGATCAAGCCGTCCGCGATTACCGTCACTAACCCGGGCTCGATCGACGCGACGGAGGGCGTAGCTGCGCTCCTGAACCCAGGTGACCGTAAGTTTATCATCTTTGACCCCGACACCGGAACCTCCAGCCAGCTCCAGGTCAGCTTCGACACGGACTCCTACGCGCAGGTGCTGCTGGATAAACGGATCGTCGACGTGCGACTGCACTACGTGCTGCAGTCGCCTAACGTCAGCAACGCCGACAACATGGAATTTCGCATTCACAACCAGGCGGCGTTTAAGGGATTTGCGTTTCCCGACGTCACCGAGATCACCAACACGGCCGAGCCCGGCAACATCTCGACGCTCTCGATCACCGAGCTCAACCCTGCGTGGGACTCTACGGTCAGCTTTCGTAACCAGCGCACGGTACTTCCCTGGCGCTTCCAGGAGCTAAACAGGTTTCGTGCGAGCGCCGCGGCCGCCGAGGCCCTCACGGTGTTCATGCAGAACAACGCCACCGTCTCTACGGTGCTCCTCGGCTACCTCGAGCTTGAGGTGCTGTACTGCGAGGAGACCCGCGTGCTCTACGGTGGGTTTCGAACGTACGACAACACGTTCAGTAACTTTCCTGAGCTCCTAGCGGACTTCTACAACATCGGCGCCATCGCTGCTCGGCTGTACAGTCCCGTGACGTTCACGCAGGGAGCGACGCTCACGCCCGGTGAGTACACAGTCACGATCTATCACCGTGACATGTCGAGCCTGTCGAACCTCCAGGGCACACCGAAGATTCACGCCGTGCGCGGCTACTACGAGCTGCCGACTCACCGCGGGGTTCAGGTCAACCAGACCACGACGGAGGGAGACACGTTCACCGTCAGCGACGGTGACGACCTGGTTCTGCCGCACCTGACGCTTCACACGAGCTCGACGATCGTTACCGGAGTACACGCCTACGGTACCAGCTACGGCGCGCCGGTCTACGCGAGTCACAGTCCCATCCAAGAGATTGAAGATGATCCGGTCACCAGCGCGGCGCAGTTTCCACAGGTTCGCTTTTACGCACGGCGCTTCGGCGAGACGACCGTGCCGCTGACGCTGGTCGACGTCGCTACGGGTCTGTCCACGGTCTCGATCTCGGTGACGGACTTCGACGCGCTCGACGAGATCGTAGACGGCTGGCGTGAAGTCAACCTGCGGTTCGCGAGTCCGCCGACGTTCAGCGCGGCGGCCGGTGACGTCGACTGGCGCTGGCAGGCCGCCGGTGAGGCGGCCGGCAACCAGTGGCAGATCCTAGTCGCCGACGGACCAACCGGCTCGTGGCAGCCTAGTCCGACGGCGGCGGCTACCGGTCCCGCCACCTACTACGCGCCGCAGGGCTCGACGGTGACGCTGAGCTGGCAGTCGCCGAGCATCTCGGGAACGGCAGAGGACACGACGAGCGACGCGGTGCTCATCTTCTCACAGGACCCGCCCGCCGTCACCGGGTTCGCGCTGACGACGGCTAGCCAGCCCGTGACGGGACTGGCGACGCTCGTGTGCGCCGCACCGTTCGGCTGCATTCCGACGGGCATCGGCTACAACCAGCTGACCTGGAACGGGTTTGGCGCCTGTGACACGTTTGACCGGGTCAACGTCGACACGTGGAACAACGCCTCGACCGGTCAGGCGTGGACTAACACGGGGGGAGCTGCCGGCGACTACGACGTCGACGGAGCGGCGGGAACTCACCTGTTGACCAGCGCTAGCACGTCACGCAACTCAATCATCACAGCTCCGCACCCGGACCAGTACGTCGAGGCGCTAGGCGTTAGCTTCTCACAGGTAGCAACCGGTAATGACATGGAAGCGGGAGTCGTTCTCCGTCACCTCGATACGTCTAACCGGTACTTTATCGAGGTACACGTGAAGACTGACAACTCGGTGACGCTTCACATTCACAAGCAAGTGGCGGGTGTTATCACGGACCTAGCGGACACGACCCTGGCGAACGTCGTCAACTACGCCGGTGCGTCGTACAACGTCATAGGCCAAGTCGTCGGTACGACGCTGCGAGCGCGCGCGTGGCAGGTCGGCGGTACCGAGACGCCCACGTGGCAGCTCACCGTCACCGACGCTAGTCTGACCGCGGCCGGCAGCTACGGTGTGCGTAGTCGTCGTACTCCCGGAAACACCAACGTCGACCCGGTCGTGTCGTTTGCCGGCTTTAGAGCGCTCAACGCGGCGCTCTCCGGCGGCCAGCTCGAGGTCCAGCGGAGCGACGCGCTAACCGACTGGCAGACAATCATGCTCACAGACAGTCCGGACTGTGTCAACTCACTCAGCGACTTCGAGGCGCGGGTCGGCGTCACCAGCTGGTACCGAATCAGGACGCTGAACGCGCTGGACTTCGCGGGCCCGTGGGTGACGGGCTCGGCGACGCTGCCGTCGCCGGGAGTTCAGGGAGCGGGCGACGGCAACTCGGTACTGATCTTTACCTCGAACGCGGCGCCGAGCAGCAGCCTCGCGTACGTCATGCAGTGGGAGGGACAACCCGTCGAGCAGTTCGCCTTCCCCGAGGCGGAGGAGGTAGCGCTTCAGCAGCTGTACGGTCGTGACTTCGTCGTGGCGCTGCGTCCGCTGGAGCGTGGCGGAGAGCGGTTCCAGCGCGTCATCCTGGTGAACAACGCCGCGATCACGCTGCCGTCGCTGGCCAACTTCCGCGGGCTGCGTGACCTGGCGTGGGCGGACCTGGACTACGTCTGCGTCCGTGACGAGCTGGGCAACCGCTGGTTCGCGACGGTGGTGGTTCCCGCCGGCGACGTACGCGACAACAGGAGGCTCTACCTGGCGTCGGTCAGCGTGATCCAGGTGACAGAGACCGCGAGCGTCGTCGATCCCGCCGACCTGGGTACGTGAGATCCGTGACGCACTTAACTAAGTTTCAACACGCTGAGCTGGATATCACGGGCGCCGTCGGCCAGCGTGCGATCTCGTTTCGGTTCGACATCGTCGACGCGGTGACGGGCTACCGGCGCCAGGTTCACCCGCTGCGTAAACTCAGCGCGACCCTCGCGCACGACACACAGCGAACGATCAAGCGCACGATCAGCGGACTGCTGCTCGATCGTGAGGACACGCTGGCGTTCAACAGCGTCTCGTCACGCCTGGAGCTGTTCATGATAATTCGGGAGAGCGAGTTCTTTCTTGGGCGCTACGTGCCGTCCGACTGGGCGCGCTTCGTCAGCACCGGCGGCACGACGTCCAGCGCGTCGTTCTACGACGAGATGTTTATCATCGACCAGCAGACGTCTACGTCATTCGGCGCCAACACCGTCAACGGTGAGCTGGTCTCGTCGCTGCTCCAGCGGTTTGTGTCACGCTTTTCGGTCAGCTTTCAGGTCGAACCTACGCCGTTCATCAGCCTAGGTGCGTGGAGCGTCGGAGCGCGCGGCGGTTCAATCATCGAGCAGCTGGCGCTGGACGGCGACTACCTGAGCCCGTGGTTCGACAACGACTCGGTCCTGCGATTCAAGCGACCGGTCGATCCGAGACACGAGCTGCCGTCGTTCGACTTCGATCACCAGAACTTCGTCCTGCGCGCTGGTATCGTAGAGAGCGACAACCTGATCAACGCACCCAACCGCTTCATCGTCGTCGGCAACGGAGCGAGCTCGTTCGACGGACCGGTCGTCGGAGTCGCCGACGTGCCCTCCAGCGCGCCGCACTCGATCCAGAACCGCGGCTTCGTCGTGCCGGAGGTCAGCAACCGACAGGTGTTCTCGTCGGCGCAGGCGGGGCTGATCGCGGCTAACCTGGCGCAGGCGCAGACGCTCGTCGAGCAGGTGACGCTCACGACGCTGGCTGACCCACGTCACGACTCGTACGACGTGGTGCTGTGGCAGGGAGAGCGCTGGGTAGAGGTCGCGTGGAGCCTACCGCTCAGCGCGGGAGCACCGATGTCAAACACGCTCCGAAAGGTGTACTCGTGACGACTCCCGACTTCACCGAGCTGGTGGTAAGCGGTGTCCTCGACGCTAAGAGCGTCGAGCGGCCCAGCGCGTGGAGCCTGCGTCCCGCGACGATAGTCACAGCGAGCGCGGTTACGCCGCTGGGTAACTTCGACGGTGACGGCGTCCTCGGCCAGGCGGCGACGCCGGTGCCGCTGACGTCACTGATCGGCTACGTCGCCGTCGGCGAGCGTGTGATGGTCCTGGTCGTGCCGCCGAGCGGAAACTACGTGATCGCTTCACTGAGCGAGCAGCCCGGCTGGACTACGTACTCTCCTGTGTTTACCTCTACGGGCGTAGCTCCCGACGTCGGTGACGGCTCGGTGACGGGGCGCTGGCTGAAGGTCGGCTACCGCACGATCGCCGTCGAGGTGCTGACGCTCTGGGGCGCGGGCTCAAACCAGGGGACGGGTCGTTACCTGTGGTCGACGCCGTTCGCCGCCTCGAGCGACGGCGTCACCGCCACCGGCGCGTGCTACATGCTAGACAACGGTACCGCCAACCGGGCCGGTATCGTTAACGTGTCGTCGGGTCTGGATCAGTACTTCGTGACTAACACCCCCAACGGTGACGTCGGTGCTAACGTGCCGCACGCGTGGACAGCTACGGACCAGATCCGTTTTAGTATCGTGCACGAGATCGCATCATTCTAGGTGCTAAGCCGAGAGCCACGGTCCTCGTTCTCGCGGACTCACCGACGTGCTACGGTAGACCTCGTGACGGTGCCTAGCTACGCGATCATTCCGACGCACGACCGAACCGAGCTGGTGACGGCGCTGGTAAAGAACCTACGCGAGCAGGGCTGCACACACGTCATCGTCATCGACAACGACACCGAGCCCGTCTTGTCAGCGCTGTGGTTTCGCGCGCAGACGGGCCTGAGCGCCACGGTGATTCGCGAGGACGAGAGCCCGCCGAACCTGTACGCGCTGTGGAACCGCGGCTTCGCCGTCATCGAACAGACGGCGAGGATTCTCGGCGAGAGAGCGTGGAACGTCGTCGTGCTGAACGACGACACCGAGCTGCCTACCGGCTGGCTAGCCTACGTTTGTCACGCCCTCGAGGGTCCGGGACGTGAACGCAAGCCCGCCGTCGCCTGCACGTACGCGTACGGCAACGTGACTGAGCCGCTGCTCAAGACACGACCCGACGACAACATCATAACACGTATGTGTCCGTGGGCGTTCGTCGTTCGCGGTGAGCTCGGCCTGCGCGCTGACGAGGACTTTCGGTGGTGGTACGGAGATAATGATTTTGAATATATTGCTATTCAATCTGGCGGTGTGCTGCTGCTCCCCGGTTACACCACAAAAAATCTACTAGCCAACTCCACAACCGTCGGCGCGCTGGCTGAGCAGGCCGGACGCGACCGCGAGACGTTCACGCGAAAGTGGGGTTCGGTGCCGTGGTAGTTTACGGCTGCTGCGTGGGTTCGTGGGACAAATTTCACAGTTATGTCGAGCCCTGTGTTCCGAAGAACAGCTCAGTCGTTGTAGTGACAGATCAAGCGTCGATCGCTGAGGCTTACAACACCGTGCTCGACGCGCACTCCAGCTACCTACCCGACGCGCTAGTTCTGCTTCACGATGACCTAGAGGTTATCGATCCACGCGCTGAAGAGAAGCTTCTCGCGGCGCTGAGGCAACCGGACGTAGCGCTAGTCGGAGTTGTCGGCGGCGGTGCCAGCCAGGGACTAGCGTGGTGGAACGACTCGCCCGTCGGACACCAGCGGATCAACTCAGGGCTAATCGACTTCGGTCAGCGCACCGGTTACGTCGACCTGCTCGAGGGAAGCCTGCTAGCTTTCTCTCCGTGGGCGATCGATAACTTACGCTTCGACGAGGTGCCCGGTTTTCACGGCTACGACGAGATCGCGCTGCAGGTACGCGCCGCCGGAATGAAGTCGTACGTCGCGGACGTCGACACGTTTCATCACACCGACGTCGGTTTTAAGTCTCCGGAGAGTCACCGGGAGTGGCTGCGCGCCGACGAGCGCGTACGACGAAAGTGGGGACTAGGCACGTGAGAGCGCTGGTGTGGTTCTTGTGGAAATCGTGGTTTTTTCTCGGCTGTCACCGGGGAACGGGACGCTGGAGGGCACGACGTCGATACCTAACCGGCGTCGTACCGGCCGCGTACCGCTTTACACAATCTTGTCGAGCGGATCGAAGGATCACGTGTGAAGCGAACTAAGTGCAGCGCCTGCGGCTACGACGACTTGCGAGTCTTTCTCGACTTAGGTGCGTCGCCGATCGCCGACGCCTACACCGCTCAGGCCGGTGACGTCACCGGTTACCACCCGCTCCAGCTGGCAGTCTGTACGGGCTGCTGGCTGGTCCAGCTGCTCGAGGTTGTCGACCAGCGCACGCTGTTTGGGACGGGCTACTCGTTCTACTCGTCGGCCTCGGCACCGTTGTCCGCCTATCACGAGGACTACGCAAAGTGGATCTTGAAGTCAGACTACGCGGACTGCGCACACCGACTAGTCGTCGAGCTCGGGTGTAATGACGGTGACATGCTACGTCACTTTCACACCGAGGGCTGTCCGACGCTCGGAGTCGATCCGGCCAGCGGACCCGTCGCGGCGGCGCGCGAGCGCGGCCTGGAGGTCGTCGAGAAGCCGTTCACCGCGACGCGGGCTCGTGAGCTGGTCGGCAGCCACGGCCACGCCGGTGTCATCATAGCTAATCACGTCCTCGCCCACGTCGAGGACGTCTCTGACTTTCTGGAGGGCGTCAGCAACCTGCTAGCTGGATCGGGAGTCGCCTTCGTCGAGGTCCAGTACCTGCCGGACCTGCTGGTGTCGAACGCGTTCGACCTGGTCTACCACGAGCACCGTAACTTCTTCTCGCTGACGAGCCTCAAGCGCGCCGCGCTCCGGTGGGGGCTACACGTCGTCGGAGTTCGACTGACCGAGCGTCAGTCGGGCTCGCTGCGCGTGACGCTGCGGCACGCTCGCTCCGAGCTCAACCGGGTACAGCACGTCGAGGACTCGGAGGAGTGGTTGCGACACGAGAGTACCTATCACGGGTTCCAGGGACGCGTCGAGCGTGTCCGCCAACGGCTGAACGACCTGGTCTACGCCGAGCGGGAGGCGGGACGAATCGTCATCGGTTACGGTGCGCCGGCCAAGGCGACGACGCTGCTGAACTTCTGTGACCTCGGTTCGAACGCTCTCAGTCACGTCGTCGACACGACGGTGGCCAAGCAGGGACGCTTCATTCCGGGAACCGGGCTCGAGATCAGAGCGCCGCGAGAGCTGTACGCGAGCGTCGCGGCGCGAACGACGTACCTGCTGCTGGCGTGGAACTACGCGCAACACATTACGCGGAGCGAGCGCTCGTTCACCGACAACGGAGGCCGCTGGGTCGTACCGATTCCCGTACCTACTGCGATAGGAGGCTAGGTGCAGCTTAATCTCGGTTGCGGTGATAGGTACGTTGACGGCTGGCTCAACGTCGACCTGTGGACGATGCCGCACCGCGCGGACCAGCGAGTCGACCTGACTAGTGAGCTGCCGTGGCCGACGGGTAGCGTCGAGCGCGTCTACGCGGGACACGTCCTAGAGCACCTGACGATCGACGACGCCGAGCGACTGCTGGCGCGGCTGCGAGACTGCGTGGTTCTCAACGGTGCGATCATGCTCGTGGGGCCCGACGTCGAGCGCGGTCGCCAGCTGCTCGGCGAGACGGGTTCGGACGCCTTCGGCGCCACGCTGGACTCGCTGCGCTTCGGCGCGGGACGCTGGGCCGGAGACGTTCACCTGTGGGAGTGTACCGAGCACCGGCTGGTCGAGCTGCTGGAGAACACGGGCTGGTCGAGCGTCACTCCTATGAACATGGATGAGGTCGCGCTGCTCTGGCCGGTCGCCGACGCGCGACCGACGTGGCAGTGCGCCGTCGGCGCCCTAGCGAGAGGTTAGAGTAGGCACGTGGACAGCTTTAACGACAGCGAGGTGTCTGAGTCGTGAATGACGTGACGGTCGCGCTGCCAGCGATACCTCCGCGTGTCACGAACGGCCTGCTGCAGGCGGCCTGCGACAGCGTGCGCGCGCAGACGTCTCCGCCGAGCGGCGGCATCTCGTGCGCGCTGGACGTCGACAAGAACGGCGCGGCCGTCACTCGCCAGCGTGCGCTCAACGGAGTCCTCACCAAGTGGGTCGCCTTCCTGGATGACGACGACTACTTCTACCCAAGTCACATCGAAACGTTGCTGAGGCTCGTGTACGAGCACGAGGCTGACGTCGGATACTCGTGGTTCGACGGTAACAACCCGTTTCCGACGCACCGAGGTCGCCAGTTCAACCCAGCGGAGCCGCACCACACAACGATGACGCTGCTGGTTCGTACCGAGCTGGCACAAGAGGTAAAGTTCTGTACCGATCACCCCGAGGGCTGGACGCTGCCGCAGGAGGACTGGCGCTTCATCCTCGGCTGCTCGGCGGCGGGTGGTAAGTTCGTCGGTACTGGTGAGGTGACCTGGTTCTACAGGGGGCATGCGGGTAATACCAGCGGATTACCGACGAGGTGGTGAAGTGAGCGACTGCGTGTTTTGTCGAATCGTGACCGGTGATGAACCGGCCGAAGTCTTGTACGACGCTCACCGCGTACTGGTGATTGTACCGCTGAACCCGGTGACGAGCGGTCACGTCATAGTACTGCCTAAGAAGCACGTCATCGACTTCACGACCGACTGGCTAGCTACCATCGACGCGACGCACGCCGCGTTTCAGTACGCGCGTCGAGTCGGCGGAGACGTAAACTTAATTACGTCAAAGGGTGAGGCCGCTACTCAGTCGGTGTTTCACCTACACATTCACCTGGTACCGCGCAGAGAAAACGACGGCCTTGCGCTACCGTGGTCAGAGAGGCGGTAGCTTACGTTGGATCGCGTGACCGTCGTCATACCGCACATTCCGGTGCGGACCTTCGAGCTCGGCCGCGCGGTCGCGAGCGTCACCGCGCAGACGCTCCAGCCGGAGAACGTCGTCATCGCGTTCGACAAGCGGCACGACGGCTCAGCGATTACGCGCAACCGCGCGCTCTACCACATTTCGACGACGTGGGTTGCCTTCCTCGATGACGACGACGAGTTCTTGCCGAACCACCTCGAGACGCTAGTGCGCTACGCTCAGCGAGAGGGCGCCACGGTCGTCTACACTGGCTGCCGCGTCGTCGACGAGCGAAACAACGCAATTCCGCTGCGCGAGGAGTGGGGACGCTTCGGTCAGACGTTTGATCCCGACCTGCTGCGCCAGAGGTCGTACATCCCGGTGACGTCCCTGGTACACGCCAACATGGCCAAGCAGGCGCTGTTCGGTCCGCCGCGGCACGCGCTCGACTCGGACTACGACGACTGGGGCTTTTACCTGCGGCTGCTGGAGATCGGAGCGCGCTTCCTTCACGTGCCCGAGGTCACCTGGATCTGGCACCACGGCCAGTACAACACGTCCGGACGGGGTGACCGGTGGTAGACGTCACCGCGGTAATTCCTCACATACCGGTGCGAGCCGAGAAGCTGCAGCGGGCGATCGCGAGCGTCCTGAGCCAGACGCGACCGGTGACGGCGCTCAGCGTCGCGATCGATCACCGGCGTGAGGGTTCGGCGACGACGCGGACCCGCGCGCTGGCCGGCGCGCGAACGGAGTGGGTTGCTTTCCTAGACGACGACGACGTCTGGTACGACGATCACGTCGAGAAGCTGACGCGCGCCGCCAGCGACGCTGGCGCCGACGTCGCCTACTCGCCGTGCCGCGCTTTTAACGGTGACCAGGTGACCTGGGAATCGATCGGTCAGCCCTTTGACCCGGTGCTGCTCTACGAGCGTCCGTACATCTACGTCACCAGCCTGGTTCACACTGAGCTAGCGCAGCGCGCGGGCTTCGACGCCGACTGGGACGAGTGGGGCTTCTACCGCAGGCTGCACCGGCTGGGTGCTCGGTTTACTTTTGTTCCTGACGTCACGTGGGAGTACCGCGGCGGACAGGGTACCGCGGGCCAACCACACTTGTGGTAGTGAGGGTGATGCAGTCATAAAGGTTTACGTCTTTCCCGCTGACGCTCACGGCTGCGGATTCTATAGATTAATATGGGCGGCGCGCCAGCTAGCGCGTGACGGCTACCAGGTTGAGATCATCTGGCCCGAGGAACGCGGTCGCGCGCTGCAGGCTTCCATGAAGGGTGACCGCATGGTTGACGTCAAGGTGCCGGAGGACGCTGACGTCATTGTGTTGCAGCGAATAACACACAGGTACATGGTTCCCGCGATTAGCCTGATGCGCGCCAAGGGAATCGCGGTGGTCGTTGACATGGATGACGACCTGACGTGCATCCACCCCGCCAACCCCGCGTTTCGGGCGCTGCATCCCGCGATCAACGGCAACTCCGATCACTCGTGGCAGAACACGACGCTCGCGTGTGAGGCCGCGACGCTGGTGACGGTGTCGACGCCGGCGCTGCTGGAGGTCTACGCGCGCAAGTCTCCCGGTCGCGTGCTGTACAACTGCGTTCCTCAGCGGCTGCTCGACGTGCCACACAACGACTCGGACGTCATCGGCTGGGCGGGCTCGGTACACTCGCACCCGACTGACCTACAGGTCATGGGAGCCGCACCGGCACAGCTGCTGCGCGAGGGCCACCGCTTCAAGGTCGCGGGTCCGATCTCCGGAGTTCACGCCGCGCTCGGCGTCTCGACGAAGTTCGAGATCGCCTCGACGGGTGTCGTCAAGCTCGAGGAGTGGCCGCTGGCGGTCAGCTCGCTCGGCGTCGCCGTCACGCCGTTAGCAGATACTAAGTTTAATATATCTAAATCTTGGCTAAAGGCGGCGGAGGCCGCGGCGTGCGGCGTTCCCGTCGTCGCCTCTCCGCGCGCCGAGTACACCCGGCTACACAAGCTCGGCGTCGGCTGGCTGGCTCGGACGCCGAGCGAGTGGCGAACCAAGCTGCAGGTCCTCGCCAGCGACGCAGACCAGCGTGCCGAGCTGGCGCAGCGGGGTCGAGAAGTCATGCGTAAGTGGACGATCGAGGGTAACGCGTGGCTCTGGTGGGAGACGTGGGTAGACGCGCTCCAGCTCCAGCGTGAAAACAGCACAACTAACCCTCTCGTGCGGCGAGTCGCACCGTAGACACTCTAACGGCCACCTCCGATAGTTTGTATCGGCAGGTGGCCGTTCGGACGTCAGCGAGTGTCTCAGGATTGATATGTTGACACAGACGAGGTGATTCGCCAGGCTAGGCCGCAGCTGACACAGACTTGACTGTGATCATCGGCGTAGACGTCACTCACGCTGCAGCTGGGACAGGTTACTCGCCGTCCGCCACGACGTAGGCGAGCTCTTTTCTCGTCGGTGGTACCGCCCCAGACTCCCTCGGGGTGAGGTAGCAACGTCAGCGCGTGTGCTAGACACTGCGGACGAACGACGCAGCGCTGACAGTAGGCTAGAGCCGTCTCCTGGTTTCGCGGGTCCTCAAAGATCTCTGGGTTGGCACCGCGACAGAACGCACGGTGCACCCAGTTGGTAGTCACTCTGACTTAACCCACGTAACTAAAATCAGTGTGATCGGTGAGCAGCAGCTCAACGGTGTGATTGATCTTCTTGTGTGTCTGTCCCTCCAGCGCGTTTAGGAAGCGCGACTCCGGCGTACCGCCGGCGCGTCCCCACTCGAGGTACTCCGAGACGGCGTTGACCAGGCCCCAGCCGGTACCCGCGAAGCCGACGGCCGGCGACGTCTGCCACATGTTCATGATCGTGTTGACGCGCTCGACCCACTGGTCGTGAGTCCGCTCGGTCTTTCCCGTCCGCGGCTGCGGAATCACGATCTGGAGCAGCTCGCGCGCGCGTTCCGGCTTGACGTCCGTCTCGACGAGCTGACTGACTAGCTGAGCGTAGCGCTCGGCGTACGCTGTCAGGCGTGAGAGCGACTGCTGTGCTTCCTGAAGCTTGGCGTGCATCGTGCCGGTGTGCTTGATCGCCCAGCGGTAGCGCGCTCCCTTGGAGAACGTTCGCAGCGTCAGCTGATTCATACACCGGTTACGCAGCGGCATGACGGACACCTCGACGCCGCGGGTGCAGTCGTGACTGGTACGCAGCACCGCGTACAGCTCGTGTGGGTCCTCGCCGCCGATGACATCGAAGTCGAAGTCCGGCTTGACAACCATGAAGCCTTGACGACGCTTACGCAGGCCGCCGGCGGCCACGTACGGCGCGCCGAGCGTGTCCATGAAGTCGAACGCTTCGGCGTACTGGAGCGGCCGGTAGACGCTCGACGAGGCGAACCCCATGAAGTCGCCGTTGTCGTCCGCGACGACGGCCTTGCGGTTGGTTATGTCGTGTGAGAAGCCGTTGTCTGGGTCGAGCCACGCGACGTCACGCAGCGACACGGTGAAGTCGAGCCCCGCCAGCTTGGCGGCCTCGGCCGCGGTCGCGGGCTGCTCAACGAGGCGACCTAGCTTCAACCACGGCACCTCACGGGAGCTGAACTGCTGGTCTGGTGCCTGGTTAGTTATTTCACTCATCACTTTCTCTCCTCGCCGTCTCTGAAGAAGGTGTCCGTAGAGACGAACAGCTCATCGTTTGTGTAGTCTGGAAACAGCTCACCGTCGGCGTAGCTGAGAGCTCTCTCGACGTCGACACGCCAGTAGTACCAGGCGACCTCGCGGTCTCCTATCCAGTCGGTTCTCTGCTGCTGGTGATCTAGTTCTCGTAGCGCTCTAGTCAGCGCTGGTAGATCTATGTGTCTCTCGCTCACCTGTTCACTTCTCCTCTACGGTTGCTTTGAGCTCGTAGCGCCACACTTGACGACGTAGCTTCTCGATGCGAATCGCCGAGACGGCGTCGAACAGCTCGCGTGAGCCGTCTTCACTGTGGTGATTCACCGGTCGGTAGTGCTCGGCGAGACCGTCAAGCGTCATAATCATAATCGCTGCGAACACGCGAGCAGGAACCACGTGAACCGCGAGCCACAGCGCGAGCCGCGACAGCTGCGGAAGTCGGTACGTTCTCACTTCGTCTCCTCGCTTTCTCTCTGGGAACGTTTCCACTCTCTAAGTAAGTTTGCCACGGTAGGCTGTGAAAGCTGCGGTTCGAGCGCTACGCTGATCTTCAAGAGTGATAGACCCGACTCGCGTAGTCGCACGATCTCCGCGATCAGCTCGGCGCGCTCGCGCGAGCCGCGCGGAGGTAGCAGCACCGGTTTGTCAGCCGGCGCGAACTTGACGTCCTGGCGGTAGACCTGACTGCGACGTGTCGCGGAGAGCTCGTGGCGTAGCGACTCGGGACTCATGTGACTCTGTGTGACTACCGCGCCGGCTACGTGCCTGTTGCGCGTGCGCCAGCTTGGCTTAGGCTCGGCTCTCACCGTTTTATCCTCTTCTTAGACTCCGCGGACACCCGGTTGTGTGGCTCTCTGCCGGTGAGTCGTTGCCGTGCGAGCACGTGCAATCGCGCCGGTGCTCGTCACAGCGCGGCTCGCCGTTAGTCATAAAGACGCCTGGCATGCGACACAGCGTGCACCGCGGCGGCAGCGCGCTGCGCTGCGCAGCACGCCCGGACTTCTCGGCGTGCTGCGCACGAAACGTTCCCTTTCTACGGTACGTGGTCACTTATACGACTTCTCTAACGCTTGACCGATCGCGAGCTGAAGACACGCGGAGGCACAGGCGAAGAACTTGACTGAACCCGTACCACCGTAACTCCACTGCTCCGAGACGACGCCGGAGAACCCGATGACGTCGAGCGGGTCGGTGACGACCTGTGTACCTCCGCAGCCGTCGCAGACGTACTCTGTCACCTTGATCCTCTTGACTGGCACGACTCTCACACCTTTTTCGCGCAGACCGGGCCGATTCCGGCCTCGATCGACTTCTGAACGGTAAGCTTGCGGTGACAGACCCAGCACCAGCCTGTGTCGCGACCGAGCTGACCGACCTCGGTGACCGTCATGCGGTCGACAGCATCGAGCGTGAAGATCGCGCCCTTGTCGTAAACGAACTCGAACTTGTGCAGTTGACCCGCGACGAACGTCGGCACGTAGCGCTGGGCGTACAGGTGAGTCTTCGCCTTGTTCCAGATTACCTGGAAGACGTCACCGCTGCGTCGGTACATACCCGGCTCAGTCACCGGCGTGCGGTCGAGGACCGCGACGGCGACCTTGACCTGCGAGCAGAGGCGAACCTCAGTGACGGTCTCGTGTCGATCCCTGCAGTGAGCGCACTTAATCATTTCTCTTCTCCCTCGTCAGCGTTCGTGTGCTACAACAATCATACAACACGGTGTGACACAGTGCAAACAGCCCACCTAAGGTTTTTTAGGTGGGCTGGAGAGTTGACTACCTGGTGGACACCAAGCGACAGACGGTAACCTGTAGTCCCTCACGAATCAGCTTGTCGAAGCTGCGGGTCTGTTCACCGGGGCGGTGACCGTACGTCGGCCGCCAGCCAGCACCGGGAGTCTCGTTGAGGGTACCGAGCAGCCAGTAGCCGGAGACCTTGACGACGGCTAGGGCGCTCAGTCCCAGTGCGTCGCCGATTACAGCGATCGCCTCGTCGGCTTCGGCGGGTCGCGGCCGCGGCGGAACCTCTGTCAGGTCGATCGAGACGGCTCGACCGCTAGAGTTGCGCTTGACGTTGACGTTCACTTCTTACTCTCCCTCGTCGTCGTTTCTCTGTGTTGTGATAATCATACAACACGGTGTGACAATGTGCAAACAGTCTACCTAAGATTACTTGGTGAGACGTCTCAGTCGGACCGGGTTTCAGCCCTCAGCTAGATCCGTGCGGGCGCGGTCGACCAGTGCGCCCAGCTCGCCGGAGAGCTGGCCATACAGCGCCACCACGGCCGGTTCCGCAGGCGCCGATGCGTCGAAATGAGTGATCATTTCAGCTCCTCCGTTCCGGACGGTGCGGGGCGATAGAGCGCCATCGTGGCGTGCAGCAGCGCGAGCGCGGCGACTTCGTTGTGGGTGCGAAAACCGGTTAGCCAGCCGGTGATGACTGGCTGTCGCGCGAGGTTGGTCAGGTGTTGTGCTTCGGCATGGTGCTGTTCGGGGGTCCAGTCGTGGGTGTTCATGCTTAACACTCCGTAGTGGGTTCGGGTCCTTGGGATAGGTGGGGGAGAAAATCAGGCGGCGGGAACAGCAGCTTGAGCGCGCCAATCAGCGGCCCACATGAAGTCCACGCCTGCGATCCGGGCGCACTCTTCGTCCTCCGGTCGGTCGCCGACCATCAGAGCCATGTACGGCGGCATGGGTTACGTTATCCCATCAAAATTGTCGCTCTGTCACTCATCATTTTTTATTCGCTTACGTCTCAATCATATAATACAGTATGATGAAACGCAAACAACCCGCCTAAGGTTATCTAAGCGGGTTGTAGCACTGTGCTGTGACTTAGCGTAGGTGCTTCGGAGTTATCCACTTTCGCGCGAAGTAACCGACAACTCCTTGAACGCAAGACTTTGCTAGGCCGAGACCCAACATTAACCAGTATGTTCGGGTCCACTCTAGGTCGCTGATCACGGACACGAGAAACACCGTCCCCGCGACGGCGACGTCGAGACCTAGACCGATGAGAAACATACGTAGGCCGTGTGTACGTGCGGCCTGCCCAGTCTTGATCTCCGTCTCGTAGTCAACGTGGCTCATACCGGCTCGACTCCGCGAATCAGCACCTCGCGCAGCGCTGACACCACATCCTCGCGGGAGGCGACGTCGTTCGGCAGCGCAGCCACGAACGCGGCCACCAGCTCGTCGACTGAGCCGAGCACGCCGGCCTTGGCGCCGGCCTCGGCCGCCGCTTTGACTTCGGCCAGCTCCTCAACGGACAGACCCAGCTGGCCGGCGATCTTCTCGAGCAGCGCCAGCGCCGCCGAGGAGGCGTTCATGGCCTGGAACGCGTAGTTGTTGGCGAACCTCAGGTAGTCCGCCGCCGAGGCGTCAGTTCCGGGTGCGCCGGGGTTTTCGAACCTATCGGCCCAACTCATAGCATCTCCTGTGACTAGGGTACGCAGCTCGTCCAGCGTGCCGCGGAAGGCGTTGGCGTCGCAGATCGTCTGCGCGCCGATCGTCGTACGGGATCCGTACTGGAGGATCGTCGGCGTGATGCCCGAGTAGGCCGCCCACCGGCTCGACCCGTCACCCGGGTACGCTTGCCGGTAGGGTAGGTCCGGGTTGGTACCGTAGCTGGACGCCCACAGCGGGTAGCGTAGGCCGGCGAGCGTGTCACCGTAGACCCACTTCGGTGCGTACACGATCGGTGTCCACCGGCCGTCGGTGCGCTGCACGAAGTAGTCACACCAGGCGTGGATCTCGGAGAGCGACGGCTCGTAGGCGTAGACGCCGTCCTTGTTCGACCAGCGTTCACAGTCGAGCTGAATGATGAACGGTCCGTCACGCCACCACGGCGCACCGGCGTCCAGTCGCTGGAGAAACCAGTCGACCTGCGACACCTGGTCACCGCGTCTGTTGACGCAGTAGCCGCCGGAGAGCGGCAGCGTGTAGCGGGCCCGAGCGGCGAAGTCGTCGAACAGCGGATCGGCGTACGTGCTGCCCTCGCTGACCTTGTGAGTGGCGAAGGTGACGCCGTCGGCGACCGCCGCCTGGAGGTCTACTAAACCACGATCCCAGTCGTAGTGAGACACGTCCCACCCAAATACCGTCACGCGACACTACCTCTCGTCGTCGTCGTCGTCGTCCTCAGTCGTGTCCTCCTCGTCGTCAGTGTTTTCACGCGCCTCGGCGCGCCCAGCTTCCTCGTCTACCAGCTCGAACTGCGGCTCGTCATCTTCGATCGGCACCTTACCTCACCTCGCTCTCACTACCGTGTTACGGCGTTGATGATTGCTATGACTAGCACCCCGAGGCCGGTCAAGATCGTAATGGCGGTTATGACCGTCTTGGGTTCGACGTAGCGTCGCTGCTCGAGGGCAAAGACGCGCGCCGGCTCGATCGACTTCTGCTCGAGCGTGCGAATTCGCAGCTCGTGATCACTTGACGTGGTCAGCTGCGTCTCACGAATGTGCTTGATGTCGTTAGTTAGGGCCTCGTGACGCATCGTCTGTACCTGCGCCAGCGTGTCAAACTTGGCCTCGAGCCGCGCGAGCGTCACCTGAGTAAAGTCACCACCGTCACCGCTCACGTATCCTCGACGACCGGCCACAGGCCGGTCGTCCGGGTCACCGCCGGAGAGCGCCACCAGTCGCTCCGTCGGTCCCGCTACTCCGCCGGCGTCTCACCGGTACGAAGCCACAGGTGAGTTCCACCCTCACGCTTGCGCTCGATCCTGCCCGCGCGGTGAAGCCGCCAGATGCTCAGGTAGACGGCCTTCGGATCAAACGGAGTACCCGCTTCGGCGAGCCTAGCGGTCAGCGCGGCGCGCGACAGCGGCTCGGTCAGCGCGTTGAAGACTACCTCATCACGCTCCAGCGTCTCCGACGGACGCGGGCGACCGCGGAGAGCGGTCTCAGTCGTCTCGGTCGAAGCTTCGGTCGTTGGTTCGGTCGTTGGTTCGGTCACAAAACTTTCCTCTCGCTTAGCGGCAGCTCTCTGTGTTTGTGTGCCGAGTCTGACTGTAACATAGACGTCCCGCCAGGCGTGAGTGACGTCGATCAGACGCTCACGGTCTCCGATCAGCTCACCGGTCAGCGAGCCGGGTTCACCGTCGAGGGCTCGCTTGACCCAGGAGGCGATCCAGCGGCCGCAGTGAACGCTGATTCCCTTGCCCCACGTGAGAAACAGTCCGGGGACTCCGCGCAGCGGCTCGATCAGCCACTCGTCCGGAAAGCCGAGGACTCGGGCAGCCTCACGGTGAGTGAACATGCGTCGCTCGGCCCAGTGAATCGCGTGAAGCAGCGCGCCGCCGGTGACGACCCGCGCGTGGTGCTCCGGGTGCCACATGATCGGCGTGTTGAAGCCCTGGAAGAAGTCGCGACCCTTGAGCTTGTCCGTCAGGTGCTGCCACGACGGCGGCAGCTCACCGTGCTCGTCGAAGTGTCGGCGAGTCACCTGCTGGATGTGCTCATTTGGTTGCCACTCGGTCCGCTCGAGCAGCTCGAGCGTCCGACGCGTGTGTGGCGTGTCGACGCTGACGTGACCGTCTACGGCGCGGCTCGCGTCGCGGAACTGGACGGAGTACCACGACGGCTTGCGAACGTAGCGCTGCGGCTCCCAAGCCTGGCGTAGGTCACGCAGGTCACCGATGACGTCTTCCAAGTTGGGAACCTCGACGAGACGTGGCCACTCGATTCCGAACGGCACGCGGGAGGCCACCCAGAAGTAGCGCTTGCGCATCGCGGGACCGCCGACGGACAGCGCGTTGTGTAGCACGTGATACAGGTTCCACTTGTCGCCAGTCAGCTCCTCCAGGCGAGCGCGCAGCGCACGCATCAGGTCGCCACCCTGCGAGTACGCTAGCTGAACGGACTCGAAGACGGCGACCTGCGGCCGGACGCGCGCGGCGTACTCGACGAAGTCCCACATGCACTTGTTTATCGTGGAGTCGGGACCGCGAAACGCTTTAGCACTTAACACACTGAAGCCACTGCAGGGTGGGTTACCTAGAGTAAAGTGTACTTCACTTTCTGGTACTGTCCACTCGGTGGCGTTACACGCTTCCGCTCGCCACGCGTCGCCGAGAAGGTGTCGATTTCTCTCACAGTTCTGAACGCCGAAGCCGCCCTTGAGCTCACGCTTACCGACGAGCTCGAAGCCCGCTTGAACGGCGCCGAGAGTGAAACCTCCCGCAAATCCCATGACATCGACAGCTTTGTACACGTTCTCGCCTTCTCGTCGTCTACCGCGCAAGTACACCGTATCCGACGACGAGACTTATCCGTCGACGTTAGCGTCGAACTCGCTAGTCTTGACTCCTGCGACGAAGGTGTTCCACTCGACGTGCGTGAAGCGCAGCTCTCCGCCGGCCGGGTTCTTGGAGTCTCGCACCGCTACGCTGTCCGAGGTTAGAGCTACCTCGACACACTCACCGCTGCCGGCGCTGCGTGTGCTCTTTCGCCAAGACACTTCAGAGCTGTTCACTCGCTGTCTCTCCCTAGCTCTTAACGTAGTTGACGTCGACGTTTTCTTGGCTGCAGAACCCCTGGTCACCGCGGCGCCAGCACGCTACGGCCGGATCATCGAGCGCGCGCTTACAGCTGTGACACTTGGTGGAGGACCCGTCGTAGCCGTCGGCTTGGCGCTGGACGTTGACGCGGTGCTTGAGCGCGTAGCGCGTGAAGACCTCGTCCGCGACCTCGGTCGGCGTCGCGTCACCTGAGACGGCGAGCACCATGTTGACCCAGAAGTGCAGCACGTCGATCAGCTCGCCGACGAACGCGTCGCGGTTGATCCGGCGACCGTGAGCGGGACTGACCGGCTGGGCCCACGGTTTCCACTCGACCTCGTCGAGCGCCTCGACCAGCTCGACGACGATCGCCTGGTGCTGGTCACGAATGTACCGGATCCGCTCGTCTGGCGTCATCGTAGCGAAGTCGAAGCCGAACGTCCGCGTCTGCAGGTCACGCTGCAGCCGGATGAGGTGCTCGAGCTTGTCGATCACGTCAGCACCACACCTTCGCAATGATGTAGACGACGGCAACCACTGCGGCCATAAAGCCCAACATTACCGTCGCGATCGGCCAGTCTGTCCTGTTTTCGTCCCTCTTGTTGTCACTCACCTGTGTGTCTCCTACTCTTTTGTCGTTTTCACTCATATTGACGTAGGACGTCGTTCTCAACGTACCACGTGTCCCCGCTGGGACAGACGCGTCGACCGACGCCGGTACGCTCGGTGACGCTGAAGCTGACGTCGTGGCGCGGACACCTGTCGAGTCGACGCAGTCGCAGGTACTCGGCGTAGGCCTCCAGCGTACCGACGTCCTCCGTCTCGACGGTCACTAGCTCGGCGTTCGGTACCAGCTGACCGAGGTTGGGACCGATCAGCGCCTCATCTCCGCTCAGGTACGCGCGCGTGACGACGTCGAGCGTGGCACGGTACACCGCGGCGCGCGACCCAACGAACGGACCCACCCAGCACGCCAGGCTCACGTCATCGACGGCGACGGGAACCTTCTGGACCCAACGTCCGGCCTCGAAGCGCGCGAAGCGTGCGGCCTTGGACCTGTCGAAGCGCTGGACGCCGACGGCTACCTCGTGCGCGGTGACGGCCTGGACGTCGGCGAGCGTCGTCGTGTTGTCACTGAGCAGCACGAGCACTCGCTCGTCCGTCTCGTGTGCTTCACTGCCTCTCGGCTTAACTAGGAGTCCGGTCAGCAGCGCGTGCGCGTCGCCGAGCGGCTCACGTTGAACAATCAGGTTTGCCTCAAACCCGGTCAGTGCGTCGTGAATGGCTTCGGTGTTCGCTGGTGCCGTTACGACGATCGGTATCGTGTCGCTAGTCTCGTGTGCGACGCGGACCGCCCGGCGAACCAGCGGTTCGCCGTCGACCTCCAGCAGCGGCTTGAAGAACGGGCCCGTCAGACCCGCGACCCGCTCGCCGCGACCTCCCGCCAAGATTATCGCGTCCACTACAGCTCCAGCCTCTCCTCGATCAGCCTGAGCCAGCGTAGCTCGGCGACGGCACGCTCGAAGTGCTCACGCTGGAGCTTGACGGCCCACCGCCACGTCTCGCGGTCTCGTGACACCGTTCGGACGCGCTCCGCGAGCTCCGCGGCCGAGCCGACGCGCAGGAAAGCGCGCAGCTCCGGCGGCGCGTCACCGAGGATGTGATCCTGGTCGTCATACGCGTTGTGAAAGAAGCAGACGACGCCCGCGGCGAACGCTTCCCACGGCTTGGCGGTCGCCCAGCCGGAGCCTGATGACGGCGTCGTCAGCGTGCAGCGCGCCGTCTGGAGCAAGCTTAGGTAGTTAACCACAGGAACTGGAGTGATCTCGACACCCAGCTCGCGCTGTGACTGGTCGGACCACTTGCCGCGGATGAAGGCGGGCTCCAGCGGTAGTACCCAGTCACGTAAGATCTGACGACGAGTCTTGCCGAGCGCGCCCTCACGTCGGGTCTCGTTGATGACGAGACCGAGGTCGTGCGGTCGCTCGAAGTCGTCATCGAACTTGACGGTGTCGCCGAACGGCGTACCGGGAACCAGCGCCGAGATCTCTAGGCGCGAGTAGACGCTGCGGACCTTCGACCGCCAGAGCTCGTTCTCGTCTCGACCGGGTTCGACGTCGACGTCGTCACCTAGAACGAGGTGCCACCACTCGAAGCCCGTAGCGTCGCCGTAGCGCTCGTGCTTGATCGTGTTAACGACGTCGTACTGCGCGAGAACGGGATGACGCAGCGGCCACTTCGTGTCACGGTACTTCGGGTAGTTACGCGGGTCCGCGTTCAGCAGCACCTCCTCACGTCTCAGCGGGTCCGCGTCACGCCAGGCGTTGACTCCCCACAGCAGGTACGAGCAGTAGAGCGACGACCAGTCGTACGGTTTGGTCAGCCTCGAGCGTTCCTGGATCGACGGTAGCGGCGTGTTGGTCGTGCCGTGCTGGCCGAGCCACGACACGAGGCCGTCGAGCGACTCGAACGTCGCGCGCGTGTGCGCCTCGAGGATCTCACGGACACGAACGTGCTCGTCGATCGTCAAATTTCCGTGATTGAGACCCGCCGCGTTGAGCTCGGCGCGGATCAGCGGCTGCCAGGTGACCCAGGGGTTGGAGACGTTAGTCGGCAGGCCGACGGCCGCGGGAAGCTCGCCGGTGTTGCGGCCGACTAGGATGAAGTCGACGTCCGGGTGACGCTCAGCGAGCAGCTTCAGCGTCGGAATCATCTCGACGTCTCCGCCCGCGGTGCCGCACCTGGCAAGCGAGAGGGGCATCGATCGACCTAACTTAGCGTATCCTACACGTTTTCGCACTTCACTCCTCTGTGAGAGAGCGGTGGACTCATCGTCCACCACTCTACTACGTAGTCATGTATCATCGTAGCCTAGAAGGGCAGCTCAGGAGCGGGAGTCGACGGTTCGCTAGAGGTAACTTCGGAGACCGCGGGCGTAGTTGCCGCCGACACCGAAGGGCCCGAGACCGGTGACTGCGCGGCTTTTGGGGCCGGCGAGACGCCCGCTGACGGCGCGACGGGCGTTCCGCCGAGCGAACTACCGCCTCCGCCGGTAAGACCGCCCAGAACGCCCAGGGAGGTACCGCCTCCCGGTCCGCCGAGCGCGGGCTTCCACGCCTTGACCTCCTCACGTTCGGTACCGTTCCACGAGCGGGTGCCGACCTCGGCGACCGCCTTGCGGCCGACCAGCGCCTGCGCGATCACCGCGACGGGCGCGTGCTGGTTGGCCGCAAAGAAGGCGCCGTCCAGTCCGAGGACGGCCAGGTGAGAGAACAGGATGCGCATCGCGCCGGGCGACTCGGGAGAGATCGTGAAGTTGCCCCACAACGGCCGTCCCGCGTACGGACCGGACTCGACCTTGGCCTTCCACTTAATCATATCTTTCGACTGGTCGTTAGTCTTGGTCGCCGTCGCCTCCACGATGACGACGGGAAACTCCCCCTCCAGCGTCGTCGTGCTGTCCTGGTGTAGGCTGGCCCAGTCGATGGTGTTCTCGCTCACTCGCTCTCCTTAAAGTCGGGATACACCTTAGCTAGCATATCCGCGATGCTTGGGTTGTCGATGATGTCCGGCAGGCGTCCCTGGACGCGCTCGCCCGCCAGGTAGCCAGGGTTGACTCCGGCGCCGATCAGCAGGCGCTTGACCTTGTCCTGCTTGTCGCCGTTCGGGCGCAGCTCGGTGAATAGGTAGCCGCAGATGTCGACGAAATACGGAATCGTGTCGCGTATCTGACCCTGCATGTACGGGCGCCACTTGCCGTCCTTCATCACCGTCTCCGAGATGAAGTTGACGACGCGAATCGGATTAGGTAGCAGCGTCAGGTCGCGAAAGCCGCGGATCAGGCCGTCCATCTGGTCGAGCAGCTGGCCCCACTGCTGGGTCTGCATCTGCTCGGTGCCAGTGCGGATGTTCTTCTTGCACCGACGCTGAGCCTCGGTGATCGAGTCGAGCGTCACCGAGACGAAGTCGTGCTCGGCCTGTGACAGCCAGCGGTACGTCGCCGCCAGAACGTCCCACGAGTGAACGTTGACTCGCACGAGGTTCCAGTCTCCGTCCGTCTGGCGCGGGACAGGTTCAGTCAGCGGGTTCCACGCCAGCTTGCTCAGCCGCTTTCCCGAGCGGTAGCCGACCTCGTCGATGAACTTCCACGAACCCTCCGCGTCCAGCACCAGGTGCGGCGTCGGTGACGTACTGGCTACCGTCGTCTTACCCTCCTTGGAGTCCGCGTGGATCAGTGTGGAGAGGACGGCCTCCGTCTCAGACTTACTCACTTGACTCCTTGTCGTGAGTCACTGTCACGGTTTCGACGTTGTCGAGCAGCGCTCGCGTCCGAGCGAGCAGCTTCTCCTCGTACTCGGCGCGAACCTGACGCAGCGCCGTCGCGTAGTCGCAGCCGAGCTGCTCCCGGCGCTCACGGGCGAGCCGCTTCTCTCTGCGGTTACCGGTCACCTGTCTTCCTCCTCGGTCGGTGTCACTTCCGTCCACCGGAAACGCGCGTCACGCGCTTCCCGCGGGTCCCAGCCGCGCACTACCAGGTAGCCGCCGAGCCTGGTCACACGCTTGATCGCGGCGGTAAGCTCGGCCTGTGTTCCGGTGAGCACGAGCCGCTGGTAGTCGTTCCACTGACGCAGGACACAGGTTCGCCGGCGCCAGACGCCCGAGGCGCGAGTGATCGGCGTGCCGACCTCGATCCGGTTGCCGCAGTCGTCCGGGCAGCTCTGTGCGTAGCCCGCGGCCACGACGTTCCACGTCGCCGGGTCCGTGTCGAGCCAACTAATCACTCCTCTACTCTCCTTCTCTACTGCTACCGTAGTAGGTCAGCGGGTCCCTGACCTCATAGAGATCGGTCAGCGCGTCCTCGGAGCGTGAGCCGTCGTTGAGCAGGCGGCACACACCGACGAACTGGCACCTCCAGCCGCAGTCACGGCCCGGCGTCGGGTACGCCGCCGCGTGGTGCGAGACGCCCGCGGCGAGCCGACGCTCGACGTCTATCATATCACGAATTGTACCTGCCAGCTGTGCCGAGTACGCCTGAAGCTCGTGCTTGTTGTGATCGATCTGAACACGCGCGTAGAACGGCGGCCGCGCCGCGGCGGTGCGCTTGACCTTGCGGAGCATGTTGTACAGCGCGCCGGTCGTCGGTCCCCAGCCGAGCAGCGTGCCGATGAGCTCGTAGTGCAGCATCTGCTGGTTGAGGCCGAGCAGCGGGTCGAAGAGCGTCGAGACGGTTTTATGGTCTATGAACCTAAGCTGACCGGTGACCCGGCTGCGCACCCGCGCGTCGAGCTTGCCGATCAGCTTGACGGGACCGCAGTCCTCGACCTCGATGACGGTCTCGACGTACTGCTCAGAGCCGATGATCTCCCACTCGGCGTCGGCTCCCGTCTCGGCGAGCCACTCCAGGTAGCCCTCGATCACCCGCTGCTCGAGGACGAAGTCGCTCTCGAGGCGCTTACCCTCGCTCAGCGTCAGCGCCCGCTCGTTCTCGTCGCCGAGCGGCTGGTCCGGACCGAAGGCGCGACCGACGTGCAGCGCCAGGTCACGCTGCTGCGCGGCGCGCAGCGTCACCAGCGGGTCGGCCGCCGGCTGGTCGTCGGGAACGTAGTAGCCGGCTAGCGCCTCGTGGATCCGCGTACCGGTCGCCGCTGCGCCGGTGACGCTCTCGCCGGCGCGCGGCGTCAGCCCGCGGTACCAGGCCAGCCACCAGTGGCGGCGACACCACTTAAACGCTTGGAGCTCAGAGTTACTCACGACGCGGACGCCGTCGACGATCGTCACGACCACACCGTCCCGAGGATACAGAGGAACACCAGCGCCGTCTGCACGACGTACGCCGCGTCGATCGCCCAGTCTCTGCCGATCACTTGAACGAGTCCTTAAAGTACCAGAACAGCCACGCGTACCCGGCGACGCCGGTGACCAGCGCGCCGAGGACTAGACCGAACAAAAAGCTCACGCGTCTCCTTCCTTAGGTTGAGAGACCTCACCGAGGTTGAGAGCCTCGAGCCGCGCGAGCTCGGCGTCGAGCTCGTCGGTAACTCGGCGTTCCAGCTGAAGCCGCGCCCGGTCACGGTTGATCTCCTCGAGGCGCTCGGTCTTCTCCCACAGGCGCTCCAGCTGGACCTCCTCGACGGTTCCCCTAGCAACGACGTCGACGTAGTGAATCGATGAGTGGATCTCCGAGCCGATGCGGTGATTTCGGTCCTCCGCTTGTAGGTTCTCGATCAGTGACCACGAGCGCTGGAGCCTGACCTGCGTGTCGGCCGCGGTCAGCGTCAGGCCTGTGCCGCCCGCGGCTAGCGTGAACAGCAGGACGCGCAGCTTGCCGGCCTGGAAGTCACGCAGCGTCGCCTGGCGCTCGAAGGCCTGCTGACCGCCGACGAGTAAACCGTGTTGAATCTTCAGCTTGTCGAGCCGCGCCGCCGCTAGGTTGATCAGCTGGCGGTGAGCCGCCGAGACCAGGACCGGCTTGTCACCGAGCTCCTCCAGGATGTCCACCAGCGCGTCTACCTTCGATGACGGGTCGCACATTCGGTACGTCGGCCTGGGATGAAAGCCGGTCTCGCGAACGTACGCCAGCTCGGCCGCGGTAAACAGCTCACCCTTGCCGCCGGCGCGGTGTGCCTGGTTCAGCTGGAGGGCGCGCTCGTAGTCCAGCGGCACAAAGGTGCGTTCCATGGTTCCCGAGGCGAACTGAAGCAGGCGGACCTGCGCCTCTAGGTCGTTGCTGGCGACCAGCACGTTACCGTCGGGCAGCCGCGTTACCAGGCCCGTCTCGAGCTCGTCATACGCTTTCCGCTGCTTCGGCGTCAGCTCGACGAAGCGGGTCGAGCGGACCTTCGGCGGCAGCTGTGAGAGGACTAGGTCCTTCGGCATTCGGCGAAAGCGCGGGTCGATGACACGGTAGAACTCCTCACGGGTCGCGGGGTGCAGGCCCTTGACGTCGAGGCCGCCCCACGCGTTGAAGGCCTGGACGCAGTACCTGTCGACGAACTTGGTCTTGGTTGGGTGCTCGTCCGGTGCCAGAAAGTGTAGGATCGACCACAGGTCGGACGGGTCACCCGAGATCGCGGTGCCCGTCAGCGCGTAGCGACGCGTCACCGTCTTGCCCTGGCCGATGGCCCAGGCGGCGCGAGTCTGCTTCGAGTGACAGTCCTTACAGCGGTGAGCCTCGTCTAGTATGACTGTCTTGAAGGGAATGACGTTGAGCTCGCGCGGGTGAACCTCACACTTAGTATGTGTCACCTTCGGGTCGCTGCCGCCGCACTCGGGACAGCGCGCCAGCGCGATCGAGCCGTAGCCCGCTAGGCGGGAGTGGCCGCGCAGCGCTTCATAGTTGATGATGACGAGCGCGCTCGGGTCCTGCGAGGCCGCACTGAGCAGCTTCTTGCGCGCCGCGGCTGTGCCGTCGACGACGTACGGCTTGGCGGACGGTAACCACCTCTCGGCCTCCAGCGCCCACGTGAACTTCATCGAGTTCGGTGATACGACGAGCGCGGGCAGCCCGTCTACTCGTTCGATCGTCTTTAGAGCTGCAGGTCCCTTACCAAGACCCATGTCATTACCGAGGAGCGCACTGCCTGCGACTTCAAGAAACGCTACGTCAGCTCGCTGATAATCGAACAGTTCATAAGTCTTAGTCATGATTTAATTCCGTCAAGTTGCGCAGCTCGAGCGCACGACCGACGCGTCCGGCGTGCTCCTCGGCCGCCCAGCGGGTCAGCTCGGGTCCGACGGTCAGCGTCTGGCCGAAGATTCCGCGCAGCTGGAGACACGCGGGCCACGTCAGCGGCACCGTCCACAGCTTGCGGTCGTTGTCCCACGACGAGCCGGGAACCAGCTTGATCATTTCTTTTTCGCTCCAGACCGTCTGGACGAAGATCCGGCGCTTAGCCGTGTCGAGGATGTCAGCGTGCGCCATCGCCACCGCTCTCCTCGATCCGGTCCAGCGTCACCAAACCGCGCTTACCGTCGACGCGCCTCGTGGCACGGCGACCGGCGCCCCAGTGGCCGCACGGGCACCACCGCTCGGCGACGCAGTAGTGGCCGTTAAAGGCGTACGGACGCCAGTCGGGGTGGTTGAGCGGCGGTGTCTTGAGGTAGAAGTCGTCACTCACCGGTTCACTCCTCTCAGTTTCGCTCGTCTCGTGTCTCGTGTCTCGTGTCTATCCTACTACAAGCCAACAAGTTCGGCGTATGTCTCGGGATAAAAGGTAGCTAGGCAGTGTAGCACGTTACCGGTCGCCGCGTTCGCGTGGCCGTCCTTGGACTTAACGAACCAGCCGAGCTGGCGCAGCAGCTCGGGACGACCGGTCTTCTGTGTCGGTGACGGCGACTGGTAGACGCAGCGGACAGTCAGCTCGTCACACAGCGCCTTGACGGCGCCGATCACCTCGTAGGCGTGCGGTTGGTGAGTCTTACGTCCCGTCTGGCGGTAGCGCTCGACGGCCACCAGAGTTGGTCGCCGACCGTCGAGCATTCGGCGTAGGACCGGCGTAACGTGTGAAGCGGTTACCTCCGCGGTATCCAGCGGACCGCGGTTAGCGGCCGCCGAGTCGTATGACTCCGGCGACCACCAGACCGCGAGACCGGTGACCTTGCCGGGATCAACGCCTACTAGGATCACGCTGGTACCTCACCGCTAGGTCAGTCCAGTTGCGGCCCCAGCCGCAGCGTAGGCACCAGACGGTTAAGTCGTGGTGGTGTAGACCCTCCGGTCCACCTCGCTGAGCGCCGCAGTTCGGACAACCCGCGTCCACGAAGCGCCACTTCCAGTCGACAGTCACCTAATCACTCACTTCCTCAAGTCTTGTCATCGTATCCGACGAAACGTGACGACTCGGCGCTGCCGTCATAGCCGTACTTGTCGCTGAACGGCCTCTTACCGAGCCACTCGCTCTGGCGGCGAGCTCCCCTGATCGCACGTCGTGCTTTTTCTATCGGCGTTTGTTGACGTGTGATGATACGCCACCAGGTTGACGCTGTCTTTAAAACTCTTAGTTTTCTTGTTTTCATCAACATCTCACTAATACAAAGAGGCAGCCGCTGAAACACACGAGAACGACTCCTAACAGCAGCGTGGTGTGGTGCTTAGTCCACGTTGTCACAGCTCACCGTCTCGCAGCTCACGCTTCTCTCCCCAGCGCTCGCCGACGGCGACGCTGGCGGAGATCGGGACGGCGAACGACTCGTCGTCGTTCATCACCTTGCGCAGCGTGTGAATGACGTCGCGCAGCTGCGTGTTTTCAACCTCGAGGATGATTTCATCATGTACGGGAAGTATCATGAAATCACCGAGGCCCGCGGCGTCGGCCTCCAGCAGCTTGGTCTTGAACAGGGAGGCGGCCCACCCTTGGATTGCGTAGTTGACTAGGGCGTACTCCTTGCCGCGGTCAGCGACGTGACGACGACCCGTCAGCGGACACGGAACGTACGGAGTTCCCTGTGAGTGCAGGTTCTGCATCGCTTCGGTGAAGACGCTCTGCGTGAACTCGGGAACCCTCGGGTACGTCGCGTCGAACATCTGCTTGGTCCAGGCGGCCTGCTGCTGCGTGATTCCGGCGGTCTGAGCGAGCTTGGAAACTCCGGCTCCGTAGATGGTGGCGTAGCCGGTATTCTTGATCACTTGCCGCCGCGGGTCCGACTTCTCGATGCTCGAGTCCTGGTAGACGGTTCGCGCCAGGTTGACGAAGAAGTCCTCCGGCGAGCGGAAGGCGGCGATCAGGCCCGGGTCACCTGACATGATCGCCAGGCCGCGCATCTCGACCTGGTCGAAGTCGGAGAAGACCAGGGTGTGACCGGGACGGGCCCGGACGCAGTTGCGTACCACCTTGATCGCGGGGTTGCCGCCGCGCACCGGCAGGTTCTGGAAGTTCGGTTCGGCCATCGACATGCGGCTCGTGCGCGCTCCGAGGGTGTTGATCGACGGGTGAATGCGCGCCTCGGCGTCCGCGTTGTCGACGTAGAACCTCAGGTACGTCGAGGCGATCTTCTGGAGCTGGCGCCGGCGCAGGACGGCCTGGGCCAGCGGGTGGTCGATGCCCTCCAGGACGTCCTTGTCCAGCGCGACGGCGCCGGACTTGGTGGCCTTCGAGAACTCGAAGCCCGCCCTGGACAGGACGTCGATCACCGCGGCGTTGCTGCCCGGCTTGACGGCGTACTCGGCCTGACACCAGCGCTCGACCTCGGCGCAGTAGGCCGTGAACTTGTCGTAGTGCTGGCTGGCGTAGTCGACGTCGACGGGAGTGCCGAGCGTCTCCATGGTGAGGGCGACCCACTGGAAGGCGTTCTCCAGCTCGTAGGCCGCCGGCGCCTGCTCCTGGACCAGCGGCCAGTGGTGCTGCGCCAGCAGCACCGTCAGGACGGGATCCAACGCTGCGTAGGACCAATAGGGCTGAAAGTCGTACGGCACTGTAGCCCACGTCCAGCCGCCGTGCGCGCCGAGGGCCTCGTCGAGCTTGTACTGCAGCGCGTTGGCCGCGGGATCGACGTGCCGCTTGGCCTGGTTCTTGAGCGCGCGCGACAGGTGCGGCTCGAGAACGTGAGACATGACGCCGACGTCGCGAACGCGAGACTTGTCCAGCTCGACGCCGGCCTTGCGCAGAAAGGCGTAGTCGAACTTCGAGTTCATCATCTCAATCGGTCCGGTGTGAACCTTCAGGAAGGCTTCGAACAGGCCGGACCACCTGTCCCAGCGCAGGCACCAGCCGTCCGTCTCGTCACCGACCTGAACGGTGCGAACGTAGTCGTCACGGTGCCAGTAGAAGCCCGTCGACTCGGTGTCGACGCCGACGGGCTTGCTCCGGACCGCCCACGCCCAGTCGAGAAAGCTCTGGACGTCGTCGAAGTCATCGACGCGGTGAAGCTGGACTCCGGCTAGCTTGCTCACAGGTCGTGGTTTCCGTCGCTAACGACGGCGAGAAAGCTACGCCACTCAGTCTCGGTGAACCTAAGAGTTGGACCAGTCGGATCACTAGAGCTGCGCACGAGCACGAAACGCGGTTCGTCGACGGTTAGCTTCTCTCGCGACGGCTCGAACCACACCTCGACACAGTGCGTTGACTCACCGCAGCGGCTCGACCTCTGCCAGGTGCTCACTTCTTCTCCCACCTCTCACCGTTGACGGTGACGTAGAGTCCACAATAAACGAGAAAATCATATGACACGGCGCTGGAGCGGTGCGCGTGCTCCTCACCGGTTGTGACGTAGACGTATCTTAAGCCTGAGTTGGCGATCAGCTTGGCACAGCTAAAGCAGACGTGACTGGTGACGTAGATCGTGCCACCGGCGCGCAGCGAGCGGTCCGACATCATGAGACAGTTGGCCTCACCGTGAAGCGAGGGACAGTCGTCGTACGTAGGGTGCAACTCACTGACTGAGCCGAGGTGCGCCGTCAGCACCGGCGCTCGCTGCGCTCGCTGGCACCACTCGAGGCACCGCCGCTGGTCGTGAAAGAAGCCGCGCGGCGGTCCGTTGTGACCCTCACCGATGACCTTGTTGTCACGGTCAACGATGATAGCGCCGACCTGATCACGGGAGCACAGGCTGCGCCGGGCGACGGCGCGCGCCATCTCGAGGCGCGTCTCGTGCCACGAGGGACGCGCTACGGCGTCAACGTGTCGAGCTGAGGACGTCAAGGTACCACTTCTCGCTCTCCGTCGGATCTGTCAGCTTCTCGGGCTCCAGCGCCAGAGCGTGGGCTCGCTGGCGTACCTCAGCGAGCGTGTCGTACTCGCGGCCGACGCCCGTCACGTGATCGAGACGCACAGTTCGCGTCACGGCGTTGTCCGTCACGTCATACGAGGCGTCCAGGTTAGCGTGGTAGAGGTGCGCCGACCACGCGGTGTGAGTGTACGTGCCGGGCTCCAGCGCCAGGACGTTGCAGAGCGTCAGCTGGAGCTGTGTGAACATATTAATGTCGTAGGGGAGCCCGAGCCAGCAGTCGTTGCTCCTCATTAGGACTTGCAGGCTCAGCTTCTGGCGGTGCTTGCCGGTGCGCCGGAAGTTCAGCGCCACGGTGCACGGGTAGTCCAGGTGGTCGTCACTGACCGCGTCGAGCGCCGGGTCCCACAGGGTCACGACGGCCTGGCGCGTGCTCGGCGACTCGCGCAGCCGGCGAACGACCGTCTCGAGCTGCGGCCAGCGCGTGATTCGGTTGCCGTAGGCGCCGTGAAACCACGGCACTGGCTCGAGACGAGAAGGTCGGTCAGGTGACGGTGAGATGTCGACGTTGAAGTCCTCGCGAAAGCGCTTGAACTGCGGCGCGATGCGGCACAGCCACGCGGGATCGGAGAAGCCACCGACTAGCTGGAGCGCCTCAGCCGCGGCGATGCGCGGGCTGAGCTTGCGTCCGCAGCCCAACGGCAGCGCGTTCAGCGGCGACTCGAGCTCGATCGTCAGGTTAGCTAGGTCGTAGACGGGACCGTTACGTGAGTCACAGGACTCACCTCGGCGACGGACCAAGTTGATGACCTCTGGGTAGGCGTCGGCGCCGTAGGTCGCGTAGACTTCAACCACCGTGAACAGTCTCCGTTCGTCTCGAGGGCCTCCAGCAACGCGGCGCGGTAGACGTCACGCTCCTTGTTGTGGAACCGTTTCATATACTGCGGGTGGGAAGCTTGTCCGTGTCGCAGCTCGGCGTACGCCGCCACCTCACGGTGAGCGTTGCGGCCGAGCGTGACGGTCCGCGGCTTACCGAGGTCACGCCACAGCTGGTAGACGTCGTCGACGTCGCAAGCGTTGGCCAGCGCGACGCCGGAACGCAGCTCGGGGTCAGTGACGAACGTCTCGAGCAGCCAGTGCCCCGACGTCTGGCGGTACGGCACGAAGGCGGGACGGCGGTCCGTCCGTGTCACCAGCTGCGTCACGCGGTCGACCTTGTGACGAACGTCACCGAGCAGCAGGTAGCTCGGCCGAGTCGCTCCGACCAGCGTCACGTACTTAGCTAGGGGAGTCACGGTCTGCTCACACCGGCGCGCCAGGTCCAGCAGATCCGTGAGACTTCCCCGCGTTCGCTGGTTCACCTCGTCGCTCCAGTCATAGGTCACTTGTGGCACCGGCGAGGCGGCAGCCACCTCGGCGAACAGCTCGAGCGTCCGCGCGTAGTCCGCCAGCAGCTCGGACTCGCCGCGCTGGCGGTAGACGCGCTCGACGTCGTCACGCGGCAGCCTCGTCGAGACGACGACTCCGCCCAGTCGGCGAACGTACTGGTTCAGGTACCACAGGATTGGCTCGTCGAGCTGCGTCACGCGGCCGTACAGGTGCGGGTAGACGTACTCACCCCACGCCCACCTGTCGAAGAGCAGGTGCTTACCCGCTCCCGGTCGGTAGTCCAGCAGCGGCGTCAGGTACTCGTCCAGCGGGTGACCGGTCGGTCTCTTACAGTGGATTACGCTGACCTCAGCGGCGGGCTCGCGCTCGCGCAGCGACGCGCTGAGCTCGGCGACGAGCGTCGACTTGCCGGTACCGTCCGGACCATCGATGATACATAACACGACCTGAGCTCCGTTCCGTTCGCAGCTTATGAACAGAGAAAGCGGTGGCTGGGTGCCGGCGGGTGGCGCGCCTCACCCAGCCGGCGCGCGGACTCGAGCGCCAGCGCGACCCACGACACGAACGTGTCGCCGTCGCGAAAGACTAAGTCACCCTCCTCGTCGCGCGGCTCGCGGGCGCGCAGCGCGGCCGCGTGAGCGAACTCGGCGCTGGAGCGCTCACGGCCGAGGACGGTGCGTGTCGTCCGGTGCAGGCCCGTCGGCGCTAGGCGGTGACGACCGACGTGACGACGCCGGCGTACCTCGGTCAGCGTCTCAGCGGTCAGCCAGGCCCAGGAGTCGCGCAGCGTGGTAACAAACCCGCGCCAGGCGGCTCTGGCCCGCGAGAGCGCGTCAGAGAGCCGCTGACGCCGTCGGACGCGCGGCGTCTGGCGACTAGCTTGAGCGAGGGTGACGGAGCGGACCGCGACGTCCGTTCCGAGCACCGGCTCGCTCCGGTCGGGCTCGTCACTCTCGCTGAGGACGTCGAAGAGGGCTGTCGGAACGTCCCACGAGTTCGGCGCGCTCTCACGCGCCTCGATGACCGCTGCGTCGCGGTCGTCGAGAAAAAAGAGGCCGCCGCTGTCCTCGGTGAGAGGAGCAACGACGGCCACACCAGCTACGGTCACGGTTTTCTTCTCTTTCTCGCTGTGTCTCAGGTGAACGATTAGGTCTTACGTGCGCGATCGAGCGCGGGGAAGGCTGCGCTCGATCGCGCGTAGAAACTAGCGTACACGTCTACGGGACGCTCGCGGGGCGCTCGCGGCCCTAGCTCAGCATAGCCTTCAGGTTGTCGAACTGCTCAGCCTTGCGCAGCGTCTCGGCGCTGGTCACCTGGAGCTCGTTGAGCTCACACTGGATCTCGGACACCTCTTGTGAGACGGCTCGCACGCCGTTCGAGATGAGCTCGAGCGCTTCGGTGATCGCCGTCACGCGCCGCTGGAGCTGCGTGACGCTCGCCCGGTCGCTCGCGGGACTCTCTGTCGGCGGCTCGCCGGACGCGGACACGGGTGAGGCGGTGGTTGTCACTGAGCTCTTCTCCCTAGGCTTCACTGGTTTTACGGGCTTCGCAACCTTCGTTGTCTTCACCGGCTTCACCGGCTCGACGTCTCGGTCTCGCAGCGACCCCGCGGTACGAGCGTGGTGAATAATGTGGGCTCGCACGCTGTTGACCGTCTCGAAGGTTCGGTGACAGGGGTTACCCGTTAGCGGCTGCGGCTTGAGGCACCGGTACAGCACACGACCGTCGGCCAGCAGCAGCTCCTCGGCGTTAGCCAGCGGAGCCGGCTGCGCCATGACTGGAGTCTGCGTCTTGGCGGGTGCGACGGCGACGATCGCGACGCCGTCGACCTGACCTAGGCCGAGCTCGCTCCGCGGCTCGGCCGTCGCGGGAAACGGCGCCGCGTCGGAGGTGACCGGCGCGACGAACACGGGAGGTGTCACCCGGCTCTCGACGTGACCGTTGGACGTCCTGTCGACCTCGATGCGTGTCAGCCTGTCACGCTCGGCGGCCAGCCTCTGGTCGGCCTCGAGCTGCTCGAGGCCGGCGCGCTTGGCCTGTCCCAGCACGTTTAGCATCGTACGCCGGTCGCTCGGCGTCCCGGAGTACGTCAGCAGCAGCTGGCCGGACCGGCTGAACACCTTGTTGTGGTTCGACTTGGACGTCTCGACGCGCCAGCCGACGGCCTGGCAGCGTAGCTTAAAGTTGTCCTGCCACTTCTGGTCACTCATGAATCATCACTTCTCACTCTCTGCTCTTCGTCTCTCGCGCTAGCGTCACGCGGCTCTTGTCTGTGATCCTACAACGAGGTCAGTCGCTCGTGCAAGTCGACGCCGAGCTAGCGCTCGCTCAGCTCGGTCAGAAGCTCGTGTCCCGCGGCCAGCGCCTGAATCGCGTTCGAGTAGCGCTGGACCTCGCTGCAGTGCTGTCGGTACTCGCTGAGCGCGTCGTTAAGGTCGTAGTCGACCTTGACCTTGGCACGCAGCTGCTCCTCGGTCAGGTTCTGGTACAGGACTCGAACCTGACCGAGCCGCCGTTGGACGCGCTCGTCCGCGGCGCGCGCCGCTGCCATGTGCTTGAGTAAGCCGTGCAGCCACGAGTCGACGGTCTCGCGCAGGGACTGCGCGGACGCTCGAGCGGTCTCGAGCGGTTTTACTAGTTTCACTCGTCTCTCCTCTGTGTTTTTTGAACTGGGTTACCACCTCGGCGTGGGCGGTCCAGCGGCTTCGTTCCGCGTACACCACTCTGGCGTCTAGCGTGTAGTTTGTTCGTCGTTGTTCGTCGTTGTTCGGCGCAGTCTGTGCGCTCTGTGCGGTTTGTCTACACAGCTGTCACGCTAGAGCCGCGACGGCGCAGGTACGACTGTCGAGCCCTCACGCTCGAGTCTTGGCCGTCCTTCCCCGGTGAAGGTATAGGTGGAGCCGGGGTTGACGCCGTCGCGGTCCTAAGCGAGCTACAGGTCGAACTCGCCGTCACGCGCGCCGGCGACGAAGGCGTTCCACTCGCCGGCGGTGAAGGTCAGCACCGGTCCGCCGGGACTCTTCGAGTCACGAACCAAGACGGTACGTTCGCCGACGGCAGCGGTGAAACCGCCGCCGTCGTCGTCGGCGAAAGCTACCTCGACGCAGTTGTCTCCGTAGGCGCCGGAGCGGCTGCTCTTGCGCCACTCGACGCTCGTTAAGTCGATCACCAGTCGTTCTCCTCGTGTGTTACGAAGGGTTGTACCTCAGCGCTACCTACTATATCACGTGTGCGCGGTGACGGTACGCGCGCTCTCGGCGCTCGCACGCCGGCGAGCCAGCCACTCGGCGCGCGGCAGCTGGCCGCGCGCCCGGCGGTAGCGCTCGCACTGGGTCCGGTCACGCAGCGCGTAGAACTTCCGCACCTCGGCGTAGGTCAGCCCGGCGAGCAGGGGGTGAAGCGAGCCGGCGAACCGGCGTCCGGCCATCAGGTCGGCGACTCGGCGGTTGACGCTCGTCGGGTACGTCCGCCGGTTGGCCTCGGCGACGGCGTCCAGGTACGGAGCCGGTAGGTCACACACGCGACCTCCCATGGCGTAGGCGTACTCCAGCACCGTCTCGCTCACGAGCGGTACCCGGTAGTCCGCCAGCCGGCTACGACGCGCCGCCCAGGAGTTGTCCGCGCGGCTCACGTCGGCCGCCGCTCACACGTCTCGGTCAGCTCAGCCGGCCGGACGGGTGCGAACGGTGAGCGCCGCTCGACGGGCTCGGCCTCGTCGCCGAGCCAGCGGTAGCCGTCGTCTACCCGGTCGCGCGTCAGCAGCGTCGCCACGACGACTACGCCTAGGACGACGAGAACGCTGCCCAGGACGTAGCCGAGCCACGCCGTCTCGTTGATGAACTCGGTGAAGGTCACAGCTCTCCCCTCGGCCAGCCGTCCTCGCACGCTTCGGCCTCGGACAAGCCCGCGGCTAGCGCTTCGGCGTAGCGACGCAACGCCCGGCGTTCACGCGCGCGAGCCAGGCGCTGAGCGTCGGTGGGCGGTACGAAGGAATGCCATCCTACGTGAATGTCATAACGTTGTGCGTGATCACGTTCTATGACTTCGTCCCAGCGGCAGCCGTTCAGCCGGACTACGCTCGCTTCGACCAGCGCGCCGGCGTGCAGTTCAGCTAGCTTCACAGCTTCTCTCCTCTCTCAGTGATCATACTATACTATGGCCCTATTCACGTAAGCGTCGTGAACGTCGTCGTCCAGCGCGGCGGCCAGCGCCAGGACGCGGGCGGACTGCTGCGCGATGAACGGCTGGCCGTCGCGCGGCCGAACGGTTAGGATCTCGATGACGTCGTACGCGGACGGCGTGTACGAGACGCGGCTACGCCGGCTCTCGCCGGGAACCACGGTGCCGCCGACGGTGTGAACGACGTAGTCGTACGTCGTCGGTGCGTCCGCGGTCCGCGCACGTCGCCGGTACAGCGCGACCTCGAACCAGCGGCAGGCGGAGCACTTCTCGCCGCGGTCCGCGAAGTCGCCGGGGTGCGCGTGGTGGTCCGCGCGGCTCGTGCTGCGCCCGAGCAGCACGCCGGTGAAGCTGTGCGGCTCGCCGTCGCGGCCCTCCAGGCGGACGTCTTCATAGGTAAGAGCTGTCTGACTAGACAAGGTCGACTTCCTCTCTTCTCGCTCAGGTGTGATGCGTTACGTGGTGTCTCGCGGTGTCTCGCGGTGCGCGGTGTTCCTCGTAGGTCTACTGTAGCCGACGACGAGCCCACCGGTAACCGGGCACGCTCGCTGAGGTAGCCGGAGCCGGGTGAGGTGTTGTAAGATTAGTTAACGTTAAGTATTAACTTGTGTTGGGAGCTTACACGTGACCGTAACGACGGTGACCGACGCCGAGCTGACCGTCCGGATGCGTCGGCTGGCCGCGGCCGCCGGCAGCTTCAAGCGCTGGGGTAACACCGAGCGCGAGGCCGAGACCCTGGCCGAGATCCGGCGGCTGGCGGCGGTTCGCGCCCGCCTGCGGGCGGACAGCGCTCGCCTACAGGCGGACCTGCGCCTGGCCTCGGTCGGCGTTCGCTACGAGGACTACGTCGCGGTAGCCGAAGCCGGAGCCGGGGACAGCGACGTGACCGGCGACGGCTAGCGCACAGACGAAGGGACCGTACCCGGCCAGGGGACGGTCCCTCGTCGTCTGGTTCCAGCGGACCGGTGACCGGCCGGTCGGCTTCGCTAACAGCTTCACAGTAAGAGGGCCACGCAGCACCGCTCACGGTGATGATCACACTACTTTTCACAAGTAAGGATCACATATTGACTACTGTACCAGGTCCCTACGATCACAAGCTAGAGCTGTCCGCCGAGCTGCGTGCCAGGCCCGCCGGCTGGAGCGAAAAGTGGTACCAGTTCGCCGTCTCGCGCCGGACACAGACCAGGCCGCGGGCGCCGCTGGTCTCGCGCCAGCGCAACCCGCGCTACTGGCGGGGCTACCGGCTAGCCTGGGAGGAGTGGCTGGCGACCGTCGAGGTCCAGGGCCTAGACGTGGCGTTCATCCCGGCGCTGAACGACGTCGTCGTCCTGGACTGTGACGTCAAGTCGTACGCCGGCGAGCTGGTCGTTCACTCGGACAACCCGAACCTGGTCAGCGTGAGCCAGCCCGTCGCCAGGCGGGGGATAGACGACCTGGTGGCGCTGGCGCGAGAGCTCGGTCACGACCCAGCGGAGCTGGCGACGTACTGCGTGGCTACCAAGTCCGGCGGCGTTCACCTGTACTACGACCTGACAGGACGTCCGCGGCCGCGCAACAGGCACCACCGGCACGAGTGGCGGATCGACGTCGTCAGCTCGGCCAACTCCTGGGTCGCGGCGCCGCCGACGCCCGGCTACCGCGCGGCGCGAGACCTGGCGCTCGCGCCGGTGCCGGACTGGCTGTACGAGGCGATCGGCCGACTGGACCGGCTGCGGCGGCCGCTCGGCGCCGGCCAGCGCAGCGAGCTGGAGCGCCAGCGGCGCCGGCTGCGCGACGCGGCCGGCTGGCGCTTTACCCCGGTCAGCCAGCGAGACTCGGGCCTGTTCGGCCGGTACCTGGCCACGCTGGCCGAGCTGGTCAGGCTGGCCAACCGGGTGGGGGGCTGGAACTCGACGATCTTCGAGGTCTCGTGTGACCTGTTCGCGCTCGGGCTGGCTCCGGCTCAGGTGGAGGAGCTCGTCCTGGGGGCCGCCGAGCCCTGGGACGAGCGCCAGCGCGCCGCGGCCACGGCCACGATCGCTTCGGCGCGCGCGTACAAGCTAGACGCCGCCGGGGTGAGCGAGACGCTCGGTACGCGCCTCGAGTCACGAACTACGACGACAGCTAAGACAGCCGTCGAGGCACGGGGAGGCGTCAGGTGACCGGCGAGCCGTTCACGAGCCGAGAGCTCACGGACCAGGACCGGGTCGTCGGCGGTAGTGAGCGTGACGACGGGAGCGACGGCCAAGCTGACGACTACGGCGAGGGTCAGCTCGGACCGGTGGAGCTGGCCTGCGTCTCGGCGCGAGCGGCGCGCCAGAACCTGGCTGCGCTGCGCGCCAAGACCTGTGAGCAGCTGCGCGACACGGACGGCGGCAACGGCGACAGGTTCGCGCTGCGCTTCGGGCACCGCGTCCTGGCTCACGTGGACGAGCGCGGAAACAGGACGTACTACGTCGCGGACGAGACTAACCTATGGGACAGGGACCGGACGGGCGTCGTGGCGCGCGCCGCGGACCAGGTCATAGCTGAGCTCTACGAGCGGGCCGACGTCCTGGAGCGTGACGCGCAGGTCGTAGAGGCGGAGACAGACAGCGGCGCAGCCAGCGGCGCAGCCAGCGGTGCCTCGTGTGACGAGGCGGTTCGCCTGCGCGAGCGAGCGACGGCGCTGCGCGCGTGGGCCAGGCGCTCGGACACGCTGCGCGGGCGGGCGGCCGCCGCGATCATCGGCACGGACCGCTACGGGCTGCGCGTCGGCGGTGTGACGGACTTCGACGACCGGAAGAACCTGGTCGCCGTCGGCGACGGGCGTGTCCTAGAGCTGGGTCAAGAGGACGGGACGGGCTGGGACGTCACGTGTCGGCGACGCGAGCTGGACGACATGTGTCACAGCGTCGCGGCGGCCGCCTGGCGGCCGGAGATCCTAGAGTCACCGCCGGAGCTGGCCAAGCAGTTCGTCGAGACCTTCCTGCCGGAGCCGGGCAAGCTAGAGCTGATCTTCAAGCTGCTCGGCCACGCGCTGGCGGCGGGCAACCCGCACCGGTACTTCGTCATCCTGCGCGGCGGTACCACCAGCGGCAAGACGCAGCTCGTGGCCGCGCTGTCACGGCTGCTGGGCCGCTACGCGGCCACCAGCCCGGCGTCGATCTTCTACCAGAGCAAGGGTGACAGGCCGCGCCCGGACGTGATCCGGTTGTACGGCAAGCGCCTGGTCTTCCTGCCGGAGGCCTCGCGCAGGTGGGAGCTGCACGCCAGCCGGATCAAACAGTTCACGGGAGGTGACCAGGATCCGCAGCGCGCGATGCGCTCGGACGTCTTCGTCGAGCAGACGCCGGTGTGCCTGCCGGTCGTCTACGCGAACGAGCTGCCGCGAATCGTCGGCGCCGACGAGGCGACGCGCCGGCGGCTGCTGGTTCCGCGCATGGACCAGACGCTACCCAAGTCCCTAGAGGATACCGAGATCAAGGAGCGCTTCGTCAGAGACCGGGTCGTCGCCGAGTGGCTGCTGGCGCTGCTGGTGCGCGGGTTCGTCGAGGCCAGGCGCGACGGGACGGCCGACGTCGAGGCCGCCTTCAGCGCTTCCGGCGCGCCGCAAGCGGCCAGGGCAACCGGTCTGACGGGAGCGGAAACTACGTCCGACGTGACGGACGAGCTCTACCACCTCGGTGACTTTCTGCGCTGGGCCAGGGACTCGGGGCGGCTGACGTGGGTGCCTCAGGACGAGCGCGCCTACGGGACGGCCAGCACGTACGTGCCTCAGGAGACGCTGTACAGCACGTACACCAGCTGGTGCAAGGTCTACGGCGATCGCTACGACAGGGTAGAACAGCTCGGACTGCGGGGCTTCAACGCGGAGCTGCGCGCCAATCACGGGTTTACCGACTGCAAGTCGGGAGTTCGCCGGTGGGAGGGCTGGCGCCTACAGGAGGTCTCTCTCGCTGAGCTGCGCGCCAGCTTGGCCGCTGAGCAGAACTAAGCTTGTGAATCTGCTGGTGCGGTGAAACGTCACAGATGTTGATCAATGATTGAGTCCAAGTTGCTCTGGAGAGAAGTGTCCAACTCACTTGTGACTTAAATTTTTCAACACGGTGATGTGTTTGAGCTAGTTGGACAGCTTTTTCGGAGAGTTGGACAGCTAGCTGGACCACGAAGTGTCCAAGTTTTTGATCTTATGATGTGAGATGTTTTATATAGTAGAGATTATATTCTTATTTATTATTATAGCTGGACTAAGCCAGTTGGACAGTTGGACAGAAAAAAACAAGTTAGCAGCTAGACGTATACGCAGGGGTACGCTTGGGTACGTACGTGGGCCTGAAGCTGAATTCCGCACTTTTCCGTCCAACTGTCCAACTCCTAAGATCTTGAATATGCTGTGCAGAAGTTAGCGACGAGAGAGTTACAAGATCTTAAATATAAAGTCAGCGGTGAGAGAAGAAACTAGGAGCAGAACGATGATTGGTTCAATCATTAGTCGTAGGAAAGCGATCTCCGAGCTCGCAGCACAGCTGGCGGACCAGACGTCGTTCGTAGTCGTCGTAGAACCCCGGTTCGTAGCAGCGGCGTTCGACAGGTTTAAGAACATACCTACCTGGGTAGGATACATCGACAACGGTCAGCTCGGCGTCTGGCAAGCCAGAGCGAAGGGAGACCTCACGGCCGCTAGCGCGGTTGCTAGCGCGGTCGTGAGAATGATCACCTACGCGGAGTCGCTGGGGGCTGAGTTCGTCGCGGTAATCACGGTACCTAAGACCGTTCCCGCGGCTGAGCTCACAGCCGCGCTCGGGGCTGAGCTTCCCACGGACGGCTCGGCGGACATCTTTCCGCTGTGGTCGGAGGGTGAACAGGTAACCTGGCCGACGCTGTTCGTCGACGCGTTAGGAAAGATCGATCCGAGAGCGGCCGCTGAGATACGCGTCAGCGACGCTCGAGACCTGTCGTGAGTTGAGACTTACCACGTGTCGAGTACCGCGCTTACTCAACACGGTGAAAACCGTATCAACCTGGCTACACCGGTTAGCGTAGGAGGTGAACGGTGCGAGCTGACACGTCTCACGAGCTTGAAGCTCGTCCGGAGCTGTACGCCGCGGCGCGAGCCGCCTGGACTAGGCAACGTGCGGGGGGAGGAGCCCTGGTAGATCCCGAGACGTTGACGTGGGCCGGCGAGGACCAGACTAGGAAACAGCTGGAGCGAGACCCGGACGTCTCGCTGTGCTTTGCTAAGATTGTGACGGGACCGCTGCGCGGTGAGCTGTGTGGCAGGCCGGCGGGAACGGGAACGTCTCACCCCGGCGTGGGACGGTGTCGCAGGCACGGCGGCGAGACGGAGGACGGGGTCAGGGAGGGAGCGTGGGTCGTGGCACACGCGTTCGCGCAGGCGCTGGACGTCAGCCCGTGGGACGGGCTGCTGCTGGCCGTCCGGATCGCGGCCGGTCGCGTGGCCTTCTGTGAGGCCAAGCTGGGCTCGGCCTACTCGGACCGCCAGCTGGAGCCGCCCGGCGAGGACTCAGGACGGGCGGGTAAGGTCGGTGAGGACGGTGACAACCTGAACTTCTGGGTCAAGCAGGCCGAGTTCTGGCACGACCGGCTGGCTAGGATCTCGAAGCTGGCCATCGACGCGGGGGTCGCCGAGCGGCTCGTGCGCCAGCTGGAGGTCGAGGCGCAGGCTATGATTCTGGCCGCGAACGCGGGCCTGGACGCCGCCGGCGTCACGGGAAGCGCGCGTGAGGCGGCGCTGCGGGCCATGTCCGCTAAGCTGCTCGAGCTGGAGCAGGCCGCCGGCCGGGACACGCTGGACGGCGAGCTGGCCTAGCGCGTGCCGGAGACGGGCACGAGAGCGCCTCCAGAGGCACGAGAGCGTGCCAGCGAGCGCCTGGTGCTAGATACGCTGGGGCGGCGACGAGAGAGGACGAGAGAGGGCGAGAGAGCACGGGAGCGCGAGAGCGCGAAAACGGCCTCCGGCGGTTCGCGGGACGCGCGAACCTGATATAATAGGATCTAGTTCAGCTCGCGCCGCTGAGCGCGAGACGAAGCGAGTGACGAAACGTGAAACGAAGTGAGGAGAGAACGTGACGACCGCACTGGTAACTGCGATCCTGACCGACGACGTGATCCGAGTCGAGGCACCGGACCACCCGCTGATCCACGACAGGCTGTTCGAGGCGACCGACTGGGACGAGGACGTCGCGGACGGCACGTACGCTACGATGGTGACGTACGACCTGGTTCCGAGCTACGCGGGTCGTCCCGCTGGCCTGATCGTTCGGTTCGACCAAGATCCGGTACGCGTACCGAGCTAAGCTTGAGAGCCCAGCGCCGACGACCGGCGCTGGGCTCACCGCTTGTGATAGGATAGTTTGTGACAACGAGACGAGTGAGGCGAACGAGAGGAAAGAGAAAGAGTGAAACTAGAGCTCACGCTGAGGAGCGGCGCACGAGTCACGGCCGACGTCGAGGAGCTCAGCTTCGGTCACAGTCAGCTCAGTCACCAGCCGGTTGAGCTCAGCTGGCGGACACCGGTTGAGTGGACGCGCAAGCTCGAGTTCATCAACTTAGCCGAGGTCGTGGCCGCCGTCGTGGTTCGTGACTCGTCGACCTCGTTCGACGACTAGAGTGCGGCTAGAGACGGCCTCAGAGGTGCGAGAGCGTGCGAACAGCCGCCGCTCCGTAGTTTGTACGGCGACGAGAGTCTACGTGCCAGAGAGCGGCTACGGCGCCGGAGAGGTAGGGACAACGTGACGAGCGAGACGGTGAGACACGGCTACACCAACCACGGTCACCGGTGCTGCGGCGAGGCCAAGGTCGGTGACAGGCCGCGAAACGTGGCACGGTGCGGCGGTACTAGGATGTGTGATACGTGTCGGCTGAACGCTGACCTGATTCACACGGCGACAGCGAGCGACGTCGTCGAGCCGCACCTGGTTCCGACGAGTCACAAGCTTCTCCGCATGCCCGTGATTCCAGGCACCCACCCGGGCGGCGTCGTTAGTGTCCGTGAGTCAGCGGACGTCACACCGTGCGTCCGTATCTTCGTGGCCGTGCCGGAGGACGCCGACGTGCCCGACGGTCCGCGAGACTCAGCGGACGTTCAGCTGAGCGTCGAGGACGCTCTGCGCCTGGCAGACCAGCTCGTCTTCCTGGCGCGCAACCACCGTCGGCTGCGTTCTGGCGATCCGGTTAGGTCGCCGGCGACCTCTCGCTCCGAGACCGTGAGGTTTGGCTGTGAGCTAGCTGAGCTCGTCGAGGTCTGTCCGGAGTGTGAGCGAGCGAACGCCGAGCTGGAGGTCGAAGCCTGCACGAACTCGTGGCACTTCGGCGACCGGATGTGATACAATAAAAACTAGGTTTTAACGAGCGAGGAGAGAGCGAGGAGACTGAGGTGGGACTAGATCACGGACTGGTGTACGGTGACAGTCACCGCGAGTACAGGAACGAGCGTGAGCTGATTACGTGGCGCAAGGTCAACGCGCTGCACGCCTGGTTCGTTCGCAACGTCCAGGACGGACGGGACGACTGCGGTGACTACCTGGTCACGCGAGCGCAGCTGGCGAGCTTGCTGGACGACTGTGAGACCGTCCTGGCCGGCAGTGAGCTGGTCGCGGGTGAGATAAACTGCGGTCAAAAATGGACCAACGCCACCGGCTGGCGCGACATAATCGAACCAGGTCTAGTGATTCGCGACACGACGATCGCCGAGCGGCTGTTGCCGACGCAGAGCGGGTTCTTCTTCGGTTCGACGCAGTACGACGAGGGATACCTGGACGACCTGCGCCGGACGCACGAAGCGCTCAAGTCGGCGCTCGCCGCGGCGAGCGACGGTGACGTGTTCACGTACTGGTCCGGCTGGTAAGACGCTGAAGAGAAGAGAGGACGCTGAGAAGTGAGCGTTTTTCTGGTAACCGTGAAGCTGGCGCGCCAGCCAGGACACGATCCAACTAACAAACAGGTAGGTAAGTGTCCGGTGGATCCGCGAGCGTGGTGTGATGACGTCACCGGTGAGCACCACACGCTGCTCTACGAGACCGACGACTCGAGCGTGACGACGACTAAGGTACGTGCGGCGTTCGAGGTCGACTATCACGTAACGCGCGTCGAGCGTAGTCTCTGGGACAGAGACGAGGGTTTAGCGCCGTGAGCGCCACCGAGCCGCAGCCGGGTCAGCCGTGCCACCAGGCGCGGCTGGCCGGCTGCACGTGCGACTGGCTGCGGGGCTACGGCGTCGGAGAGGTGAGAGAGGAGTGGAGTGAGAGGATTCTTAGCGCGGATCCGGCGTGCCCTGTCGCCGAACACGGGAGCGTGGCAGACCAGGAAGAGGGTGACGGCCGAACAGCTGAGTCAGGCGTTCAACACGGACTGGAGTGACCGGACGCGCGAGCAGAAGCGCCTGACGGCGCCGTACGCGCTCGGGTGGGAGGAGGGCTACGCCGCCGCCTACCGGCAGTTCGCGACGACCGGACGCGTGGTGTGGCTGGGTGAAACCTACGTGAGAGCGAGGGTCGGAGAGGTGAGCGAGGGTGAGTGAGGGTGAGTGAGGGTGAGCGACAGTTGAAGCCGCCGGAGCCGGAGTGGCTGGTGCCCCTCAGCGTGAAGAGTGGCGGTGAGCTGGTTAGTCACCGCTTTCACGACGCCGACGCCGAAGGTGTGCGCAGGTCACTGTGTAGCTTAGTCAGCGAGTACCTGGTCAACTTAACACACGTGAGCGACTCGACCTGGGTACTAGCTCAAGAGCCAACACGTCGGTGTGAGAGGTGTATAGGTCACACGCACGGCTCACAGACGCTGCGTAAGATACGCGCGGCGTACGACACGGGGGAGGCGTAGGATGGCGGTCGTCTACCTGGTAACGACGCTGGTCGCCCTGGTTACACACGAGTGCCTGGCGCAGCGTGAGCGACGTCTCGCGGCCGGAGCGACCGGTCTCGTCTTCGTCGTCGCTGTGGCGGGCTGGGCGTTCACGACGGTCTTCGGAGAGGTAGTGTGACGTGGACGAGAGACAGGCGTTCGGCTGGCTGATCGTGGGACTGATCAACGAGCACTTTCCGTATCCTAGCGAGGATGATCCGGCCGCGGATAACCCGCAGCTCGGCACCACTGGTTGTCTCAAGAACTGCGGTCTGTGCGCGGCGCTGGCGTGGTTCGACGAACCGCTCAGGCGCGGTGTCCTAGAGGACTACGTTCGTGCGACGAGCTTTCACGCCGGCGGTTGGGCGTACTGGGACGACGAGAGTGACAAGCTGCGTTGGGACTGGTTCGAGAACTTCTGGGCGAGACACAGAGCGTGCTGGGTGAGCAACGGTGAGACGGGCTGCTACGGTGCGTAGTGAACCGACGGAGATTCTGTAACGTGAAAAAAGGTTATGTGCCGTGAAAAGAGGAGAGATGAGCCGAATCTGGGACATCGAGGCGCGCACGCGCGTTCTCCAGGGTGAGCTTCGCGCGCTGCAGCGTGATCCGACGGTGATTGTGATCGGTCCCGAGTGCTTCGCCTCGCTGGACGGTGAGGTCATCAGCTGGCGCGGGCGAAACTACGTTCCGCAAGAGACTATGTGTAAAAGAGAGAACGAGACAGAGTGAGCTACACACCAGAGAAGATCGAAGTTACGACGCACTACGTCGTCGAGATCCGTGTACAGGAGGTCAAGGTCAGCGTGTCTTCGGGCGGTCAGTACCTACGAGATCACAACGTTACGTCAAAAACTACGCGTGAGGTACGCGAGCTGGGACACTATATTCACACCGAGAAGGTACTCGGTGAGGTGCTAGTGAAGGGAGCGCAGCTCCTGCGGCTCGCGGGTCCCGGAGACGTCGCCGCGGCGAGTGATGTCCGGTGACTGACACGCTAACGCTCCGAGAGGTAGCCTGCGCGTACTGTGACAGCTCTAGAGCGGATCACGGCGTACGCTACGTCCAGCTGGTCGGCTGGCACGAGTACGTGCTACCGAACGAGTGGGTACGGTCCATAAACCGGGCTGACGTCGAGTACCTAGCCGCGCTACGTGACGCGTTAGCGCGGGGAGAGACACACGTGACGGAGAGGGGAGAACGCGCGTGGAGCTAGCCAGCCAGGTAACGACACCGGCAGGCACACCGGCGGCCACACCGGCGAGGTGGGTGGCTCCGTACCGCGAGGGACGCTCCGTCTTCGCACCGACGGTACACACGCTGCGCGGCCGGCGAGACGTGCGCGGCTGGAAGCCGATTAGGACAGTTCAGAGGGTGATGTGGTTGGACTCGAAGCTGCGGATCTACAGGGACCGGGTATACACTAGTCGGCTGTGGTGGGTACGCTGTGACGCGTGCCTGGTCTCGTACCGCGGAGCGTTCTCGCTCGCGTACACGCACGTGGACGCGGTCGCGTCCGCCGTCAGGCACGCCGCGGTCGTTCACCGCGTGACGCTGTGAGAGGTAACACTACGAGAGGTAACGCTGTGAAACTAGAGCTGCGCTGCTACGGCACCAGCTACGCCGTCACCGGTAACTTCACCGAGGCGCGCCAGCTGACCTGGCAACACGTCTGGAAGTGTCCCGAGGGACCGATGTCGTGGGCTAGACCGGTTAAGTTTCAACGATTCGATGACGACGAGCGCGACGCTCACGGGTGGGTCACGTCGGCGGGAAGCGAGCGGTTAGATCACACGATTGTGGAAGTTGAAGAGTGAGGTATTCAGTGTGACACCGACGACTGAGGCTGCGACCTTCGAGATGTCGTTTACCGCGGTTCACGGCGGTCCCTGTCCGGCGTGCGGTCTTCGCGGTGAGCTGCTGCGTCACCGCGGCACGTACGGTCCGAACGGGCGACGCGTCCTCTGTCACCTCGACGGGGACGGTAACTATCACGTGTGTATCCTACCCGCGTCGGACGGGATGCTGACGGTCGTCGACGGTGAGTGGAACTACCAACCCGACCAACGGGGGGAACGCCGGTGAGAGACAGGCACTGGACCTACAAGCTGGCGGCGACGCTGGGGCTGTTCGTTCTGGTCGACTACGACGTCGGCGCGGCTATTAAGATCATCATGACCTGGTAAGATGGAGCTCGTGAGAGCGGTTGAACACGTGAGGAGAGACGAGTGAGAGACCGGGTAGGCTTGAGAACCAACGCCGCCGTCGTGGTCGTGCTAGTCGTAGCCGTGCTAGCCACAGCTACCCTGGCGGCCTGCGGGCCGCGGAGCGACGCTCCGGTGACGCGCACGTCACCGCGGCCCGAGCCACGTATCACGCTGGTCAGGTAGTGGCACGCGACCTGACGGACGCCCTCGTGACGCTGGGGCGTCCGCGCGAGCCGCGGGACGAGACGCGGCACCAGGCGGCGCTCAACCTAGCGAGAGCGGCCCGTGGTCACCCCGAGCTGGACGGCCGCGACGAGGCGGAGACGCAGCTCAACGAGGTCGAGGCGCTCAGCACGGTGCTGGGTGCGCTCGGCTACCGAACTCAGGAGCAGGTCGTCCAGGACGCTGTCCGGCGTGAGCAGGTTAACGCGCTGCGCCGGCGTCAGCGCCAGGCCGTTACCGCCGAGCCGGTCGCCGTCTCAGAGGAGCGGCTGTCGTGCGCTCGCCGGCGAGCGCTGCAGCCCAGCTGCGGCGACGACCGCGGCAGCGAGCGGGGCTACCGCAGGCACCTGTCGGCGTACTCTACGCCGTGCGGCGCCTGCCTGTCGTGGCGGACCGGCCAGCTGGACGAGCGCTGGCGTCGCCTAGGAGTCAACCCAGAGAGCGAGGTAGTACTACCGACGTGAGCGAGACAGAGGACACAAACTACGTAGCGCAGGCCGACCTCAGCGGCCCGACGCACGCGTTCGCCGAGCTCGACGCTCAGTGGCGTGAGCTCGGCGTCGACCCGGCTGACCTCGAGGTCAGCGTGACGTACGGGATCTTCAACGACCCACAGGTCTGGGAGCCGCTGTTCGCTCGCGGCGAACAGCCCGAGGCGCTGCGCCAGGCGTTGCTGGAGACGCCGCTCTACGAGGACGAGTCGGCCAGCCGCGCGCTGGCGCACGCCCGGCTGACTAACGACGACAGGCGCGCGCAGGGTAAGCTCGACCGCTACGGGATGGTGCTGGTCAAGCGCCAGGTCACCCTCAAGTCGAGGTGGATCACCGATGTGGAAGACTAGTCTCGTTAAGACGCACCGACTGGTTCAGGTCTGTAAAGACTGCGGCCAGAGCTGGCCGTGTGACAGCGAGCGTGAGTCCGTAGAGCGCCGGCGTCAGCTCGCCGAAGCCGCCGAAGCGTTCGTTGAGACGCTGAGAAGGAGACGAGAAAGGTGACTGAGAACCTAACACGTCAGGAGATCACCAAGCACGTTCACCGGTACTTTGAGATGCTGTACGGTGATTCTTGGCGCTACCAGGCACCAGAGACGTTTGAGAACATGTTAGAGCGCTGGCTGTGGGCTGTCGCGGCCGACTCCTCGGAGCTCGCGGAGGAGTGTATGACTAAGATGGAAGAGCACTGGAGGTTGATTCGTGACTGAGTCACCGGCGGTGACGATCGTCCAACGCCTAGTCGTCGAGGACGACCGGGTCATCACGCGCGGCAACCTGGGTCGTGACGTCGTCCTAGACGTAACTGCGACGCACCAGGCCGGAGTCGCGGAGCTCGAGGCGGCCTTCGAGCGCGTCTACGGTACGAGTCACAACGACTGGCACCTGGCCGCGGAGAGCTACGACCAGGGCGTCTACGCGATGGCGGTAATTCGCCGGCGCGCGGACGACGAGCTGTTTGGCTACCGCTACTGGACGCCGATCGCCAAGAACGCGACGGCGTACGTCGAAGCCAACGGTGACGAGCACGGCTTCACCGACCAGTGGGACGCCGGAGCGCCGGGGCGCGCCATTAACCGC